AGTTTACATTGTGTTTTTGTGAACACATACTTATCTTTTGGATCATCAATCAAAAGGTTGTCACGGACAATTTCATCAAACACCACCAAAAGAGGTTCAATTCGTTTGTTGATCGTATTGATTGCTCGGGGGACATTATATTCTCCCACCTTATCGGGGTTGTTTTCAATATCTTGTGGATCTAAACGATAACAGTTAATAGTCAACTCATCCTTTTTCTTTTGGACATCTCCGTGAGATTGACGGGTTCCGTTATTTACGTAATAAATTACATCACCAAGATCTACCTTCAGGTTTTCTTTAATCGCAAGTTCCATATGTGCCATCCGTGACATCGGATTTCCTGCGGTGGTTTTCATTCCACACCTTTTGATATAATCTTCAATAGATAGTTTTACTTTTGCTCTGTTTGCAATTTTTAACAAAGGAATTTGACGGTTATAAATCCGATCTATGTATTCGTAGTAATACGCAACGAAACCTTCACCATCACCTGCGAGAAGCATTGTCAATCCCTTGTCAATAAATTCCTCAATATAGATCGGAAGTTTTTTTGATTTAATGGTATTTCCCACAAGTTTAATTTTTCCTTTTGCCGTTACAAGAGCATAGTTCTTTCTTGCCACATTGATACAAGAAGGCCAAACCCCGTCGGTATCCAAAGCCATCTCTCCCCTCATATAGATGTCATTATACTCGGCTACGTGAGCTTCAGTACCCTTATATACCTTTCCCTTCTGAACTTTCCAATTCAATCCCTTTCCGATATATTCATAATCTTCTACATCGGATGGAGAAGAGAAGTTAACACCATCAGTATCCATAACGAGTGGGTCAAATCCCTTGTCCATAAAGAACTTGATCATCTGACGCAAATATTGTCTTCCCGTACAAGTGATCTGTTCGCCCATATACATATCACCCCAATGGAATACTTGAGGGGCGGACAACGCACCGAACATAGAGTTAATAAAGATCTTAATCGGAAGCTGTTTTCTGTTATATTGTGATGACAACTTAGGATTGGTGGAATAATGCTCTTCGGCAAGTTCTTTATATTGAATCCTTGCGTCACGGAAAAACTTAAGCATACCCTTCATCGCATTGGTCACATCACATTCAGGAAAAACATCGTGAACAAGTTGAATGGAAGGATAAAGAGAAGAGAAGTCAAGTTTCAAAACATTTTCAGAATAACCCACCTTAATTAGTCGTGACAATCCTCCCACGAAGTTGGTTTTTTCTTCTTTTGCGGGAATGGCAAGTTTATGTTTATAAGACCATGCGAGCATAAGCATCTTCCACAGGGTTGCCGTTCCCATCGTTGAAACCCTTTCATAGGTGGTGGGAAGCATGGATGCAAGAAGGAATGATGCTTGGTTATATTCTTCATCCACAACCATCGTTTCCTCCAAGTCACCATCAAGGTATTTCTCCACAAGTTCCATACCCGTCACCTTTTGGTAAATACCGGGAAACCGAACATCCAAATCCTTAAACTCTTCCTTATCTTTTCTCCAATTTCCGTTTTGGATATTTAACCAAAAGTTTTCATTATCCCGATAAAAAGGACCGATGTCTGTGTGATCAATATAAACACGATTTTCCTTGTTTGCTCCGATATATTTGGTGATATACTTAAGACCCGCCGATTTAATATCGGAGTTGATGGCTTGGGCTCTCCTCACCGCATGGATAATATCAATCACATTATAACCCCAAATGGAGGTTTGAACATATTTCTCCACCTCGTTGGCGAGTTTCAACATATTTTCCCTTTGAGAAATCTTTCTCTCAGGATTAAGGGATATACAGATTTGTTTGATATCCAATCCCAAGATTTTGCACCTTTCAAAGATCCAAAACCAGTCAAAGTTGAATCCGTTATATGATCCAATGATGGAGGGTTTGAGTTCATTGATTACCTTGAAGAATTCAATAATACCATTCTTCTCGGTTTCATCGTCATGACATTCAATAACCCGATGATAACCTTTGTTGGTTTTCATACCGATCATAAAGATACGACCGTCCTTTGGTTCCAAAGAGGTCGTCTCCAAGTCAAATACAAAACGGGTGATCTCATTATATTCAGAAAAACCTTTGAACAACCTTTTTTCCCTTTGAATAAGATATTGTTCAACAGGTGGAAGGATCATAATCTTATCCTTTCCCTTTTCACCATAAGGATCAATCCCCCCGTCACGGAAGAATTTAATCAAACTACGATAACCGTTGAGACACTTAACCATAAAGGTCAAACCCTTCTCCAATCGCTCGTTGTCGTGGGTTTCAAGTTTTTCAATAACGATTTTGTGTTCACTGATGGCCTTTTGTTGGAGTTCTTTGGATCCATTATAGAACTTCAGAGTTCTCAAATCTCCAACCCAAGCGAAGGGAATAAATGTGTCCCTTTGGATTGTTTTACCTTTACCAGGAATTTCTTTGATTTTATATATACAATCGTTTACGAAATCAAATTCAACGGAAACGATATGTTCTTCAGGGTCACTTCCCTCAAGGAACGACTTAATAACGTCGGGTGATGGTGCTTCTTTCATAGTTTTTCAAATGGTTTATTAGCTGTCGGGTCATCCGACATTTACCTTTTGAAAAACATAAAACAATTAGATCGTTAAATCAATTGAGTCCTTGACATTAATATACAAAGGTTCACGGATTGGAGTTTTTAACACACCTTTTCCAGGTATTGAAATAAAAAATTCACCTTCATATCTTCCAACCCTGTTTGTATCCTGAGATCTGAATTTATAAAAAATATAATATTCGGTATTTGTTTCAGGTTCAGAAAATTCTTTTGCCGTTATAAATGCTCTTTGATTTACGACTTTCTTGGTTCCCGTAGCAACATCATTCATAGAAAAAAAGATGGTCGCCTTTTCAAGATCATCCATAAAGTCAGTAAACATCGTTACCCCATCCTTAGTAAGTTCTACTTTAAGGAGGGGTAACGTGCTTTTTTTACTGATATTAAATTCCATTTACTTTTATTATTGACAATCTTGACAACTTTGTTGTGATGATAAATAAGTATATGATACATTACCTGGATTAGTAACTACCGCTTGTACGGTCCAACACTGTCCATTAGTGGTACGAACTACCTGACCTATATTCAACCCTGATGGTCCGATCATTGCCGAGGTAGTTAAATCACCACACAAACCAATTCTGTAATAAGTATCTAAAATTACATCATCACAACAAGTCCCTTCATATTCTATGTTCAAATTTTGACTTGGTAATAGTTGACTTGTTGGGACAATTGATCCCTCAATAACACATCTAGCCAATGAAACCGATTCACCCTGTTGTAGAGTAACAGTGTTACCCGAGCTACCATCTTCACAACTTGTATAGGATATAGTAATAGAAGGTGGACATAATTGACCCGAAACACATGCGTAACTTATTTGTGATCCATAATAACATTCACATTGTGGTGATGGTGTAGGTTCAGGAGCACATTGTTCATACGCATAACCACTTGCGAATGCTTGTTGACATGAGGTATAGATTCCGTTTGTACCTGTTGATTGACTTGGTGTATAACTAGCCGATCCTAATTGCGGTCCTTGAATCTGATAAACAACTCCATCCAAAATAGCATAAGATCCATCAACCCACGAATTAAAACCACCCAGAAGATTAGCTTCTGTGTATATAGTAACACTCTCAGGATATCCAAATTCACAACACTGATTCAGTAACTTCCATTTGTAGACCGGTGTGTTTGTAGGTGTAACTGTAGGTGTTGGTGTTGGTGTTGATTGACAAGGATACTCTTGAGTACACGCGTCACAATCACCAATACTTGCGGTAGAGTAACCGCTAAATGCAATGGTCTGTGGTTGATTTATCGATGCAACACCTAGTTGATAACATTGTCCATCAACACCCACAACCATAGTTCCAACAGGATCACCCCCTAACATAGTCATATATTCAAATTGACCTGTAAAATTACAACAAGGTGTTACTCTTCTAACAACAGCCCCATCTGTTGGTGTGTTGCTTGGTGAAGGAGTGACAGTTGCAGTAACAGTCTTAGTTGGTGTAACTGTTGGTGTTACTGTCTGTGTCGGAGTAGGTGTGACACATTGTGTAACAGTGGTACAATCAGTACATGAAGAGTATACTGTTGAAATAGTTGCAAGTGGTGTACCGGCAATTGATCCATTCAATGCGGTTACAATATAACACTGAGCGGGATTCTGTTGGTTACCCGCCCAATAAAATGTTGATCCTATATTGATGGTATTAGTGTCAAAATCAAACAATGTACTAATGGAGTGGTCAATACAACATCCTGAAATAGTAACCCAAAGAACTCTTTGTGTTGGAGTAACCGTAGGAGTTACGGTGTTTGTTGGTGTAATAGTGGGTGTTTGAGTAGGTGATAAATTAGGTGTTGGTGTTATAGTTGAAGTAACTGTTTGTGTTGGTGTAATAGTATTTGTTATCGTAGGTGTTTGAGTAGAGGTTCTAGTAACTGTAGGTGTTACAGTTTTTGTTGGTGTAATAGTAGGAGTTACCGTATTCGTAGGTGTTATAGTTGGTGTAACCGTACTTGTCGGTGTTGGTGTTGGAGTAATAGTACTCACAGTTCCTTCACATACACATCCTGTGTCCCCTGAAATAACGTAACAATATTGGCCATCATAATTAATATATAATGAACTATCAAATGTATACGGAAAATCATTGAATGTAATTCCAGTTACATAAACATATTCACTAAGACAATCAGATATATAAACATCATAATTTGTTACTCCGATCGTTTCATTTTCTAAACCTACGACTATATTTGGCATTTTAGTATTTTTTTTAATTATTAATTATCCCTGTAAATCTATGAATCCATACATCGGGAAGGTTGGGTAATTTGTAATGTTTGTTCCATTTACAGAATAAGCAACATAATACAAATCAAGATTTCCGTAATCACTATTTGGTGTAAATGTGATCGTTCCAAGATCAATATTATTACTAGCTATTACCGAAGGATCTACAATCGGTAATGCACCGTCTCCATCTAAGAAACCTGGTCTACCTTCACAAATTGCAAATCTATAACCTTCAGCACAAATGTGGAATCTATATGTTTGACCTCTAGTAAGTGTTACTGTTGGATTAATCGTGACATTGAAATTCGCAAAATTCCAATAACTACTTTGAACATTAGTAATACTATAATCTCTAGTTGTTGAAGCGGGTCCTGTACAACAGTTAATTAACAGAGCCTTCATGGGTGTTGAAGCAACTGGGTTAGTATTACCCACAAAACCGGCAACAAATTGATATATACAATCATTCAATGAGAAATACATTGTGTTGAGAGACGGAGAAGGATACTGTTGAATTTGTCCCAACATACCATAAGTCAATGGTACATAACTACCGGCACTGAAAACATAAATTTGTGAATCATCTCCAGCAACAGTTGGTCTAGGATCATTAGATCTAAAACAAATGTTAGTAGTGATATAGTTTGAATTTGATTTGAAGCTTTCAATATCTTCACAATTCAAAAAGTCACAAATATGAATTTCTTCATCATTCGGTTCACCATAAACTGAAGAAAACGCGTTAGCGATAAATCCAACAAACTGATTATATTTACTTTCAGCACTAAAACAAGTGAACCCTAGTGGTGATACCGTTGGTGTTACCGTTCTTGTTGGTGTAACTGTAGGTGTTTTTGTTGGTGTAGAGGTCTTTGTAAGAGTTGGTGTTGGTGTAAGTGTATTGTTAGGTGTTTGTGTGACAGTGGGTGTTGTTGTATTCGTTGGTGTTTGAGTTGGTGTTACCGGTGCCCCACAACAAATCTCATCTCGAAGATCAATATTTAATATACCATCACCTGATGGTGTTGCTTGACTGATAAGGATACTATTCAAATAAACACAACCAAGAATTTCATAAGGTTCGTTTAGTCCCAAACTTACCTCCGTAGAAGTTTGATCACATAAAGTATAATTTACTTTTATAGTGTCAGGACAAAATGATCCAAACTGTACATCAGGACAATTATATAATAGTTCAATATCTTCATAACACAAACACTGTCCACTTGGTGTTACTGTAGGTGTTGTTGTTTTTGTTGGTGTTGTTGTTTTTGTTGGTGTTATTGTTGGTGTTACAGTATTGGTAGGTGTTGGTGTTGGCGTTACAGTACCAACAACATTTTCACAGATACATCCAGTATCTGCTGAAATTATGTATTCATAACATGTTACATTCGGTAAACCAATCTCGTCAGAACTAAGGTCTACGTAAATTGGAAAGTCGGATGAAGTGATATCGTTGGCAACCAAAATGTTACCACCACCTGTACAGTTACTAACATATACATCATATAAAGTAGCTCCTACGGCCGCTTCAGTTAAATTTATTTCAATTGTTGTTGGCATCTCTTTTATTTTTTATTCTAAAACATATGTTGTGTTTATGTTATTAAAGGTAGCTGGATCTCCACTATATACCAAAACTGTTACTGGTTCGGGAATGAATCGTTCGACTTTAAACCAATCAGGATTATTTTCATCAATTAAACTTACTCTATGTGTGGCATAGTTTTTATAATACATTTGATTGGATGTTGTTCCTGTAGGTGTTAATGTTGTGTAAATATTAGGACAAGTAACAGAACTATATTCAGGGAAAAGTTGACTTGTGTTATTATAATTACGTGGGACCACTTCATTCAATTTCTTATGTGTCACCCAATAATGAGATACCAAATTAAAAATATTTGGGAGAAGAGTATAACCATCAGAAATAAACGGTATTGTTACCCTTGAACCGGTTGTTGAACTTGCGTTCAAGGTCAAAGTTAATCCATTGTTTATACTGTTTATTCTATTTTGAATACATTGGTAAAAACAACTACTTGGTAAAATTCCGTTAGATAAATTATTATAGCTAATTTGTAAAGTATACCCATTTGTCTGTGTTAGACCGGTTGTAATTAAGGACTGCTTTGGTAAAACATATTGTTTCAACGGTGTGTTATCACCACAAGGTACTGCGGGGTTACTTTCACTAAATCTTATTGAGAATGTATAGGTTTCATAATAAGTCTGTAAAGAAGAATCAGTGAAATTTGGATTAAACGAATTCCGAGCACTTATATATGACTGATAATAGAAATCGAATAACTCGAAATTACTAAAAGTCATTAAAATTGTTGAACTTAAATTTCCCGAGTTATATGTTTTCGAAAAAGTTGTGGTACCCGTCATAGGATTTGCGCAACTGGTATTGGGAAGTTGTCCTAAAGGTGTTGAATTACATGAACCCGAAAAAGTTAAACTCGGAGGAAAAGTTTGTAAATTCCAACTATTGAATGGTGGTTGCCCAATAATAGAATTTGTATTATTGATTGTTGGTCTAAAATTAAACGAATAACTCGATGATCCACCTGAAAATATAAAATTCAAAGGTTGGGGGCTTGTCCTCAACTCGGATGTATTAAAATAAGTTAATATATCATCATTCAATATTTCAGATAGAGAACATCCTGTCAAATTAAATGTAAGACCTTTTTTAGGTGAACATCCTGTATTATTTGTTGTTTGAGTAACGCTAGATAAAATAATTTTTGTTTGAGCTGATAAGTAACAAGACTCACAATCAAAATCTTCCAAACAAGTAAAGTTCAAATACCAATCAGTGTTAAAGTTTGATTGATTAGGTATAATTTCGAAAATTATGTGATCATTTGCATAATCAATATTAGTAAATCCTGTCATACAGATGACCTTTTTAAACGTGCGACTTTTAAAATTATCGTAATATAGAGTATTATCCAAGGGTACAGGATCTATCAATATAGGAAGTGTTGTAAAATTAGATGATGGTGAGTTATTTGTACCCACTTTAAACCAATCCAATAAAAACGCGTTGTCATAATTCACACCAGAGTAAACAACTTTTATGTCATCGACAACGTCAACCCCGTTGAATGAGAATGCGATATAATTAGTACTTGGAGTAAGTTCCAACCAAACTTGTTGTACTTCGGGTATTGATTGAATATTACTTGCCGCTCCGGAAAATACCAAACAATGAGTATATGCGGTCGCATATGGAGGACAATCTCCTGTTCCACCATCGTCACACGCATAAGCCTCAACCAACACCTCAATTGCTGGTAAACAATCTAACAAAGACACTACCTGTACGCCATACAATTCATCGTCACTTGTAAATGTTATACCACTCAGAGAAATTGAATTAATTACAGGATAGTAAATTCCCGGTGGAACGAATATACCCGCAGCACCAAGTGCTGGTTGTTGATATTCGTAATCAAAAACAGGTGAACCAATTCCTGAAGTGAATTGAATTTCACCATTTTCATTATACCAATCAATTGTGTAACCTGTTAAGTTGTTTTCACAAGATGCAGACAAAAGGCCAACATAAAGTCTACCTATACTTTGAGCGGAATATTGTGTAAACCCAAAAGAACAATTTTCACACAAATCGCTACTTTGAACCGGAAGATAAGTACACACATCTTCATCAGTATTAATGATGTAAAGTTGTGTGGTTCCATCAGGGACACCCACCAATGTAAATGGGCAACCATCTCCCGTCATATAAGAGATCAGTATTGGTTCCGTATTGATAGGATTGGCATATCCGTCTACGTTAGAATAAACATTAACTAAATCAGAAGTTGAAAAATCTCCTAAATCTGTTAAACAAAATTGTCCGATGAATGGCATATCTTAATTATTTTTTTTTATTATTGTGGTGAATCAAACGAATAACCTTCAACATCAGGATCCAAACAAGGTAAAGTGGTTGGAGTGACAGTTGGCGTCGGAGTTTGAGTCGGTGTAAGACTTATTGTTGGAGTAATTGTCGGTGTGACACTTGGACTTGGAGTCGGAGTTGCCTCTGCAATATATGAATAACAACCCATCGCTTCAGCACAATCTATGAAGTCTGATGTACAATCAGAACATGGGATTGTTGGTGTTGATGTTGGAGTTGGAGTTTGAGTACTTGTTCTTGTAACAGTCGGTGTTGGTGTTGGTGTTGTGGTACATGCGGGACATATAGAGTCACTACACAACAAAGCGTCAGGTCCTGAATAGAAACCATTTAGACCGTCACCACCTGGACCAAATGGTCTATAACAATTTCCTTCATATAAAATTATACCACCATTAGCAACCCAACCACCTTGTTGTGTTGCAGTCAATGGTACTTGAATTCCAATGTTGGGTAATCCATCACAACAAGGTCTGTAAATCCACAATGCATTTGGTATTACACTACCTTCAAATTTAACAATACCATATCTGTCAACAACAAATGGTATACCATCAGAAACAAAGTTTGAAATTACTGAGTAATTCTTTTCTACATCAGAATAATTTTTGGTCGGTAACCTTAAACTTGTTGATCCTGAGGTAAATCCTGCTGGTATACTTATGTTTGCGTATAAATCAAACTCAGTTCCCGCGGTTGATTTGAGCGTATTAACAAATTCAAAATAAGTATCACCCGTAACAACACTATTACTATAAATTGTATAAATAGCATTTGTTGATCCTGACGTATATTCAGATCTAAGAGTTAGAGTAAGACCTGTAGTTACACTACTTGGTGTTGGTGTATTTGTTGGTGCCGGTGTTCTTGTTGGTGTTGAAGTTTGAGTAGGTGTTGGTGTAGGTGTTGTAATATAAACTTGTCCTGTACATTGTGCTAATGTCGTTGGCTCTTCAACCAAATATTCAAAACAATCAACAGATCCACTAAGTACCTGTTCAACATTGAAGAAATATGGAAAACCACTATAGGGTATTGTGTCAATCGGAGACCCCCAACTTCCTGAACCACACTCTCGGACGTAAATCTCAAAATTGTAAGATCCACCCGATAGGTTTGTGTTGGTTATAGATATTTGTCCTTGTGTTGCCATTTAATTTTTTTTTATAAATAGATTAATTTAGGTAAAATTTTGATTAATTTAAAAATTTATCTACGAGGAGTTGGTGTTGGGGTTGTAGTTGGTGTTACAGTGATTTTATCAGATGAACTAGATACCGACGGAGTTGGTGTTTTTGTTCTAGTGACTGTAGGTGTGGGAGTTTTGGTTTTAGTAACAGTTGGAGTAACTGTGCTGGTAATTGTTGGAGTTACCGTTTGTGTTGGTGTAACAGTTGAAGTCGTTGTTGGTGTTGGTGTCAAATATTGGAATCCACCAGAACATTCAATAATATATTCTTGGAATGAAGATTCACACTCTAAGAAATATGGTGTTGTATTTGACTCACACTCCAAATAAAAATTTTGAGTGGTAACTTCACATTCAATAATAAATTCTTCAGTAGAACCCTCGCATTCTAAAAAGAAAGTTTGTGATGTACCCGAACAAGTCAAAAAATAATCAGATGTTGTACCAACACAGTCTATGAAAAATTCTGAAACAGTAGATGAACACTCCAAAAAGTTAGGATTTGTAATAGATGGTGTTATTGTATTGGTAACCGTAGGCGTAATCGTACTTGTGAGTGTAGGTGTTGGAGTTGATGTTTTGGTTGGTGTTGTTGTTGGAGTTGGTGTTGGTGGAATATAACATGAACAAAATCTTTGTTCAGTACAATCACCAAAAAAGTCAGCACCGTATCTTAATCCAATGTAGGTAGATGTAATAGGTCCTTGGATTGGTGAATAACAGGTTCCTTCATAAACAATACCTCCACCCAAAGAATGCCATTCAAACGTAGTAACTTCTACCTCAATGTAATCAGGACCTGGATCACTTCTATCACAACATTTTTCAAAATATACAAATCCTGTTATTGGTGTATAATCTTCAAAACTAACCTTAACATATTTGTTGAAACTAGTGTTTGGTCTTGTTGATTCTACATTTACAAATGATGTAGATCCCTTCTCAATTTCGGTATTATAATCCACATCCCTCAAAAGAACTTCAGTTCGACCCGTAAGTGAACCGGCATTTATAGTAACACCTGTTGAAACTACAATTTGCTGGTCTGTTTGTTTATTATAAAGAATATTATCAAATGTAACTGTTATATTTACATCAGATATTGATGATGCGGTAAAAGTATAAATAATTCTTGTTGATCCGGAACCATAATCTGAACCAAAATCTATTGTTATCTCACTTAATGGCGTTGATGAAGGTGTTGTTGTTGGTGTTAATGTATTCGTAGGTGTTATAGTATTTGTAGGTGTAACACTATTCGTGAGTGTTGTTGTTGGTGTTAATGTATTCGTAGGTGTAACAGTACTTGTTGGTGTGACAGTACTTGTTGGTGTGACAGTATTTGTTGGTGTTAATGTATTCGTAGGTGTAACAGTATTCGTTGATGTTGTCGTTGGTGTTACACTTGGTGAAAGGCCTGGTGTAACAGTATTTGTTGGTGTTATTGTAACAGTATTTGTTGGTGTAACAGTATTTGTTGGTGTTATTGTAACAGTATTTGTTGGTGTCCTTGTAACGGTATTACTAGGTGTATTTGTAGGTGTTTTTGTATTTGTGGGTGTAATAGTTGGTGTAACACTACTCGTTGGAGTTATTGTAGGTGTGACCGTTCTTGTTGGAGTGTTAGTTGGGGTAGTGGTTGGAGTAGTTGTTGGTGTTCTTGTAGGTGTTCTTGTTGGTAATGGTGTTCTTGTTGGTAATGGTGTTGCTGTACTTGTTGGTGTAAGAGTTGGAGTTTGTGATGGTATTATTACAATCGGATTATCTGTGGAACAACAATCAACAGAAGATTGATCATAAATCGATTCAATTATACCTATCTTTATTTTTTCCGTAATAGGGAGAATTTGTAATCCGTAATCACTAGATATATTAAATTGTCCGAGATAAGATCCTATTTTTTTTGTGTAATGTGAAGTAAATTGGTAAGATAGTATAATTTTTGAATCAGTTATTTCATAACTGGCAACATCTTTCAAAATTCTTTTAACACCTGTGTTTTCCTCTTCCATTGAAAAGAAAATGGTAGAACCTGTAATATTGGTTAATAAACCGTTATACAGATTTCTACCATCAACAAGTAATTCAACCTTGAGAATTGGTAAACTAGAGGATTTTTTTATAAAAAAATTTATCATAATATATTATAAATATACTATGATTCTTTTCTTAATTTTCCGTCGTAATGATCAAATCGATTATGTTCTGTTGGTGTCAAAAGGAGGATTCCCGGTGTAATTCTGTCTTTAAGAGTTTCTTGGTAAATGTAAGACATCCATGTTTGCTCATGAGGATGCGCCCAAGTAGTTTCTAAAAACATTTTTTTATTTCCTTCTCTCGTCACAATTTGTGGCCAATTTGAATAATAAATTTCTCCGCTGGCATACGGTATACCTTTGTAACTCTTGATGTTTTTGAATGAAGTTTTGGGTGCATTTGGATCTAAACCATGAGTAGGTAATTTATTATATTCGGGCCATTTTTGGTTTCTAAAGTCTTGAGGTACATTATACCAAGACCACTGTGTTGAATTATCTCCGTAAAATTCCGTAAAGTTGAGTTTTAAGAAATCAAATCCTTCATTTTTTGTAATTTCCAATGATTTGGAATATATTTGTGAAACTTTCCTACCAAAACCATTTTTACAAAAATCCTCTACACCACCATAAAAAAACATATCATCTTCAAAGAAAAACATAAAATCTGAATCACTCTCTTCAAAATGTTCAGCAATATATTGTCTTCCCCCACAAATACCTAAGTTTTCAGGAAATTTAATTTGTGTAAACTCATACTCTTCACAAAGTTCATCATAATAATTATCAGTGCTTCTATCTGTCGAGTTATTCAATAAATATTTTTTTGGTTTTTCAATGAAATCGTCATCATAATGAATAAATGAATTTATTAATTTTTCAAATTGTTTTGGACTATTGAAGGTAATAACGTAAACTGAAGTTTTATTTAAGTCTAAACTTATATTCTTATTTAATATTGTTGTTTCGTTTTTCACTTTGAGACTGGAATTTTTTAAATCCTCAAAAAATTTACTTAGTAATCCATTTGATTCAATTTCAAAATAATCAAACTGGTGAGGGTGTTTGTAAACCATTATTGAAAAAATACTCTCTTCAGTACCCATGAAACCTCTACTAAGTGTGTCATTGGTAAGACCATAGTAAATGTTCATAGCTTCAGATATTTGATCTTTCGGACCTCCAAAAAACCCACCTCGACCAACTTTATTGACATGACTTCCTGATATTTTACAAATTTCTTCGAAATTAAATCCGTGAATTTCACCCTCTGCGTGATATGGGAAACAAACAAAAGAAAATTTGTTTATATATTTTTGTAATTTTTCTAAAACTTTGTCATGCGTAAAATAACCAAGGTGAACAGTATTAGTAATGCCGGCATCTAACCAAAACATATATTTCGAATCAAACTGATCCATTATTTTGGCGTCATTTAATAAAAACATTTTTTGCATAACCAAAGGATTATACATTTCCAATTTAGCTTGAGTAGATTCACTTAACCACCCTTTTTGATTGAACCAGTTAGGATCCGTTCTGATTGATTGTATTTTTTCATAAAAATTACCTTTGAACCAATCCAAGTTTCTTTCAATAAATTGAATTTCGTTATGTGTTTTGTGTACATTAACAAACTCCCTCAACTCTGAATCACCAAATATGATCAAATTGGTAGGTATTTTGAGAATATCCTTGAACTTACTCAAATAGTGTGATTCAAAATCACGTCCCCATCCTTCAGATAAAGCACCTCTACCTAAATCCCATAAACCTGTTACTAAAGTTACGTTACTCATCATTCTTTAACTTTACAAACCCAAGCTGCTTTTTTAAATAAATCATAATCATAGAAAGACAGATTGTTTTTTTGAGATTTACTTACTATGTCAGATTCTTTAATTTCACACCAATTCCAAATTTTATTTTTCATTTCATTTTCAAATACCTCGTCATTTAAGCAAAAATCATGTGCCAATATAAAGTCACCGACCTTTAAAAAATCAGATAATAAATTAAATTCTCCGATTTTATACCCTCCGTCACAAAGTACTATAGTTATACCATCTTCCCTTATGAAGTCAATGACCTCCTGATTAACATTAGTCCAATCATCTGAAAAAATGTTTTCAACACGAACGTCAATACCTTTTTCAATCATTTCTCTATACCAAGGTCTTTCGGAAATATCATATGATAGTATTTTGACATCTAATTTGAGTTCTTTAGTAATTATATCTAAAAATTCAGTGAAACCACCCAAAGCAGTTCCTATTTCTAAAATCCTCTTGGGTTTTACTCTTGAAATAAAGTCATAGAATACTTGGTACGCCTCGTGAGTTTGTTGTGCCGAATGATAGTCAAAGGCCGATAGACTGTCATTATCTATCAAGTTTGTAAATTTAGTAATTCTTGTTTGTATATTCATATTTAAAACTTTTTATGTAAGTTATTAGATTTATCATAAAATTTAAAACAATTTGGTAACAAGTATCTAAAAGCTTCGTAATCCCATTTCATATCAGACTCCAAAGCAGAAACACCTATTTCGAATCCGTCAGGGTAATTCCTTATATTATTTTTTATAGAGTACCACAAAAACTCCTCCCATCTCCTAACGAAAAATCTGAATTTCCAATTATTTTTAAACACTAAAAATTGTTCATTAACTACATGAGCTTCATCCCATTTATTATGATCGAAGACGTTATAATCAAATAATTTCCTGTCAAAAAAACAATTTTGTAAATCTTTTTTGTGGTCACCAATTTTGGCAGGTCTTTCAAATAATAAATCTAAATTATTTTTTTCCATATAATTGAACATGTTAATAATTTTTTGTTCACTAAAACCTTCCGAAGTCATCCAATCGGCGTCGTTAAAAATGATGTAGTCAAATTCCTTATCTAAACAATATTTGAGGGATAATACTTTTAAATTCAAGTAAAATGAAAATCCAGCACCGTCATCGTGATATTTGTCTAACTTAAATAAATCTAAATTGATTCTATCACTTACATCCATCGATTCGTTTGTTGTAATATTAAAACTTGCTGAACATTTTTCACTTAATTGATTATAACAATTGATTGCATTTTCCAAGTACGAATTACCAACAGCCAACGTTGTAAAAATGTATTTCATGATTCAACAATTTTCTCTAGAAAATTAAGTGTGTAATCAAAATCATAGTAAATTGGTAATTCATTATTCAAAAAAATAGGGGCTTCAATATATTTTTTATACAAATTGTCGTCATTATCTATTCTCTTGATTAACACCAAAAAATCATTCAAATCCGAAAAATTATGCAAATTTACGAAACTATCAGGGTTAAATCCCTCCTCTAAAATATATTGATTCCCGTAGAAAATAGGAATAGCACCCGAAAAAAAAGCATGATATAACTTTTCCTGCAATATATAATCAGTATTTGTGTAGTGTATTGCGATATTAAATTTATACTTTTGAAAAAACTGTATTTTTTCTCTGTAAGTCAATCCATCGTTTCTTCCAATATAAACTTGATTCAACCATTGATATTTGTTCAGTTCATCTTTTGGATCTATATTTTGTCTCCAAGGGCCTGATGACGTAACCATCTTATATTCATTTAATTTGTCAAAGACTAAACCTCTAAATTTATTATCTGATGCCTGTGTTATTGAACAAAATCCTGTGTTTCTATTCTTAATTTGATCAATATTCCTCTTTTGAGTCAACCAAGATAATGGACTATCAACCAATCTTGATTCGTCATATAATGTCCACACATCGAACACACCAGATGGTTGTCTCAAATATCTTTCGTGTTCAAATTTATTGTAACCTATCGCCCACTGATTGTCATTTGCAAATATAGGTCCTGAAAAATCGGCGACTTCACCTGAAACATAAATAAATTTTTTATTCTTATCATTCTGTCTATATTCTGTAGGTAAATGATTGGTATATGTATCGATTTGTTCTCTATTATAGTGTAGATCCGAGTGTATTATAATGTCAGGATTAATTGGATCAATAAGTACATTATATTTTTTGGATAGTACAAATTTAAAGTAACTCATCCAACTGTGTTGACCGTGATTTGGAAACCCTTGTCTAGTTATTCTGATAGTTTTCATTAATAAATTGAGTTAATTTTATGGTATTATCGTTGAAGGGTCCATTATCATGAATTATAAACGCATTTAAATTTAACAATGTTACTTTATTATTTTCGATTTCTACATAGTCTTTATTATCTAACGTACTGAAAAAGAAGTTTTTTTCTTGATCGATGATAATATCATCATTCAATAGATATTGAATTGTCCATCTTCCTTGATCATCAATACCCGTTTGATATTCTTTAGTAATAATATCCTCTAAATGATAGATTATTTTTTCAGTGTATCCGAAATATGTACCTGAGTTAAGATATTTGGAATCGTTTATAGACCTTTTTTTTTCATATAAGTGAGTATAGTTAGTCGGTGGCCACAAACCCTTCTCAGCTCCCATAACTATACTACAATTCAATGAATGAAAATCTTCAACTATATTTTTTGGTGAACCGATAAAATTTGTGTCCGTGGCATCTATAAATAGTATATATTTATACTTCCCAAGAATTTGAGATTTAATGTATTCTAAAAGATTTACTATTTTATAGTAATACAGTTTGTCATAGTAAGATCCATTCTTAACCAAACCAGAATTTCTGACTATGTGAATATCCTCAGATGAAAAATATTTCAACGCGTTTTTATAAAAAGATGGCTCGTAATAATCAGGATAGTCAAATAATACTGTAATCAGGCAAATTTTTTCATTTTCCATATTAATTATCCAATTGTCTATAGTATTCATTAATTAAGTTACTATCTGATTGAAACGGTATACCATTTCCGAATACTTTTATAGGTATTTCCTTTTCCCAAAAAAAAGAAATTTCCTTACCTTTATTTTTCATCAAGATTTCATCACTTCTAACATCATTTTCAATCCAAGAAAATTTTGGAAAAATAACAACTTCATTGTTAATAATTTCTAAAAATTGTTTATGATGGGCATTACCACGATATTTATTTTGGTATAAAAACGAAAATTCATCATATTTTGATGGTGACGCAATAAACCCCGCAAGTGATATTTTAGTCAACAAGTCTGTTAATTCCAAAGGATTAAATACATCTTCAATTGTGTGTGAGCAAATAGAGAAATCAAATTTTCCATAGGTTTCGACATATGATAATATCTCACCCCATGTGGTTTTATCTTCCAAATTCAAATTAAAAAAAGTAACATCATCCTTATTGACAACAATCGAATCGGCAACAAATTTACACTCAGGATAAGACCAAAACATGTAAGATGCACCAACATCAACTGTTTTCAAATTGTTGTCGGATATATATTTTTTTATGTCTTCCCTTTTACCACCGGTGGTGTTATATGTCCAACTTTTTATCATCTTTAATCAAAAAAAACAACACCAGTCCCTGATACATGACCCAAGTTGGTGATTTCCATTTTATCTTCATTTATTGTCTCCCAAAACTGAGACATTTCATTATTCAAACGTATGTCGTCTAATATCAATATTCCATTATAATTAATTTTTTTCAAATAGTTCAAAAAAATAAGTTCAAAATCTCCTGTATGGAAAGTATCTAACAGAATTATTTTGGAATCTAATATGATTTCTTTGTATTTATCACTCATTACGTCATCGACTATAAACTCAACATTTTGCGGTTTTTCTTTCAATTGTAATTGATCTGTCAAATTAAATGAGTAAACTTTATTTGTTTTATTTGCGGCCAAAGCCAATGCTGAACAACCTAATAAAGTACCGACATCAACAAATGATACACCATCAAAATAATTGGATAAAAAAGTTAGTAGTCGATAGTGTTCCTGAGATGATTTTTGTAAAAAATAATTCTGATATTCTTCATTATTGATTAAAGAATAAGATTCCATTTTCAACTCATCCAAGTCTTCATTTTTTAAATTGAGAAATAAATCTTTCATTTTTTCATAAATTTCCTGTCATTCTTTCACCCCACCCCTTAGATTCAGAGTGTGGCCAAACAACCCAATATGCTGGTTTTTCTTCAGCATTGAAAGTTCTCCAAACTTTACAATACCCGTCAGGATCTCTAAAAAACCCTTGAATTTCGTGTTTATCCGCGTCCTTACGGTATATTGTTTCATCCTTGTGATCATGGAATGCAACAACCCAAAAATCATAATCTCTTTCGGGAACCTGATCATAAGCCACATCAATACAATGTTTGAATTGTTTTGTGAATGAGTTGATCCAGTCTTCCTCCGTTTCGTAATTATTTGGATTTGGTGGATATTCCTTATCTAAAGTGTATTTTTGAACCGCTCTTTTACTGAAAAGAAGCCCTGAATACTTTTCATAATCCCTCAAAGTTCTGACGGGACCAAATCCAAACTGACCTAAGTCAACCATTTCTTCACCATCCATACCGAAGAGTTGTCTGTTTCTTTTATGTGAATGATTGTTCTTTTCAACCCACTTCTTATCGTCATCCCACTGTTTGGTTCGTCCTTTTCTGGTGTATTCGTGATATACAACTACCTTGTGAGGGTGGAATAAATCATATCCATGAGTGTATGCTCTTGCCGCGATACTGATTTCTTCTCCGTGAAAATAATATTCAGGATCGTGTTGAACTTCTTTTGAGAATATCCCGAGGGTAAAACAAAAATGTGCTGAGTAGAATCTCGCAGGAACTGGTTTTGTTAATTCAGACCAACCAGGTATTGTTTCAGGTAGGAAGAAAACTGCACCTTCGGGAATAAATCTGTCGAATGCCATTCTCCAAGGATCCCTTGCTCTTCCAGCAGGATCATTATCGGGATCAAATGAACTTACATATCCTGTTAGAAGTGGTTTTTCATGTCCATCTTCTTGGAGTTGATCAATCATATCAATCAAAGTGGTGTCCCACCCCTTTTCAAATCTCATATGTGAATCGATTTGCAGGGTGTAGGTTTCGTTTTTATAAAGTTGTTGGATAAGGTGTCTCGCCCAACAAGCTCCGTTGGATTCTGTGTGAGGAATATCTAAAATTCTGAATCTGTCGTCTCCTCTGAATTCTTGTAATTTATCAAAACCATCCTCTTCACTGTATTGTTTTGCAATACCGAATCTTAATTTTTCTGGCCTGTCGGCATTTGCGATCATGTCTCGAACTGTATTCTCTAATTCGGGATCTCTGTATGAAGCTATTTGGACAAATATGGTCACTTTGATTATGTTTGAAAATTTATTTTATTCAAATCATAAATTAAGTTTTGAAGAGGTAAATATTAACTATTAACTAATCCAGATTGCCAATAAGTAGAACCATCAACAGTTATTGTGTTGCTGGAGTTGAAACCTTGAACTTGATATGTACTGAAATTATTCAGGTCTATAAAATTCAATTGAGATCCATCCCACGCTTCAATTCCCATTAAGGTCGCAACTCTATCGATTCTATTGAATATTCCTATATCAATGCCAGAACTCATAGTTCCACCGGCAAAGTTCAGACCAACAACTTTCCAAGTTCCTCCAAAATTTCCAAAAACCGCGGAACCCGAATCACCGGGTATTGATGGGTCAGGACAATCTTGATCTACTCTAGTATAGGCAATTTGATTTGCAAATCTCTTACCCCAAACGTATCCGTCGTTGTTTTTTTTATATCCATTAACCATAGATGAATAATTTACATATAATGCTTTTAGTCCACACAATGAACCTTCTTTCGGTCCTGATGATCTACCTGAGGCGGCTAAAGGAATATTATTTGTTAAAATAGAATCAAGCTCAGCGGTTGTTGCAAATACAGGAGGTGTTGTGAAACTTAAACCATATTGTTTGAAAGATTCACTATTTGACAATACACTTTCTTTCAACGCTACTAAACAACAATCAATTTCAGCCGAACCACTATTATAAAGTAAAGTACAATACATAACACGGCCTAAGTTATAAAAATCTGTTTCGTAAGATGAACTTTCTCCTGGTTGATAAATTTGTTCAATTAGGGAGTTATAATCAAACGTACAAGGTGGTTCTTTACAAAGGTCATTTGCATTAAAATGTACTTTTAGTGCAACGTGTAAATTAGTAACACCAACCAACGCACCTGTTTCAGTGTGTTTGGCCAAAAAACCAAGAGTTCCAATACCATCAGTTGTTTTTCTTATTGAAATACCACCCTTTATTGGTCTTATATAAGATCTATTTGGTACTGGATTAAAGATACAGGTTGAATTAAATTCTGTTGGACAAGGATGAACGTTCAGTGTTGTACTTTCGACAACATCGGTCTTCAAAATAGTCCCACCAACATTTATTCTCGATGGTATTAGATCACTTTGAGTTAAATTTTCTATTGGTTTTTTTTCGTCAACAAAAAAAACTATAGATAATTCATCAGTAACCACACCATTTTTGATTTTTTTTCCCAAACAAATTGAATCATTGTTATATTCTATCTTCAAATTTTCAATTGATTGGAGTAAATTGTTCGTTTCCATTTTTACAGCGTATTAAATCTAACAAAGACAGTTCTTATACCTGAAGCGGTAGGTGTTTCTGAAATAGAAGGCGTAATTGATGGTGTTATAGTAGTTGTCGGTGATACGGTTGGAGTTTGAGTCTGAGTTGAAGTTTGAGTTGGTGTTGGAGTAGTTGTCACCGTTGGTGTCGTCGTAACTGTTGGTGTCTGTGTTGGAGTTTGAGTGGGGGTTACACTTGGTGTTTGTGTTGGAGTAAGTCCGGGTGTAACTGTTTGACTTGGAGTTAAAGATATTGTTGGTGTGATACTCGGAGTAATAGATGGTGTAGGGGTTTGTGTAGGTGTTTCTGTGGGTGTTACTGTTGCCGTGGGTGTAGGTGTTTCTGTGGGTGTGGGAGTAATTGTTTGAGTAGGTGTTATTGTTTGGGTAATTGAAGGTGTAAGTGTTGGTGTTACTGTTGGCGTATTTGTTGGAGTTTTGGTTACCGTTGGTGTAACTGTAGGTGTTGGGGTTGGTGATGGTGTTGGTAAAGGTTCGAAATTTTCACAATCCAAACAGAAATAATCAAAGAGATCATAAGTATTTCTTAAAATTCTGTTATTGTGTTGAACTTGTCCACCATTCAATGGTTCGGCATAGAATCTAAATTCTGAAATTGCACCATCAAAAGTTCCCCCAAAGTACTTTTCTAATAAAATACCCGTCTCTAATTGCGAAAGTGATGTTCCTGACAAAACTGTATCGGGAAATAACTCAGGATCCTGTTGGTAAGTGGTTCCTGTACAACTATTAAATGTTAGATTTTCCCTTAATCCTTGAGTACCACCACCCCACGACATTGAATAACTAACACCGATTTGTTTTTCTTTTTCGGTATTCAAAGGTCTTGGAATAATTTCCTCGAAGTTTTCTACGATCATAAACAAATAACCATTGAGATATACTTTCAAAGATCCAAGTCTCTTATCTTTTGAGTCAATGAAATCTCTATTCATAACAACTCTTTGGACGGGGTATTCTTTTTCTTGGTCGTGAGTATAAGGTGGTTGAATTAAACTTAAAGTGTCACCTCTTTCAGTTGCAGGGTAAATCAAGGAACTCATTTCCCCAATTCCACCTTCATAGAATAAGTCACACCCCTCGTAGAAAGTATATCGTTTGAATACCACATCAACCTGTAACCATTTTTCTGTGTTTAAGAAGTCGGTCTGATTGGTACTTCCCGAACAAAAATCGTAAATTCCAATATCGGAATAAATGTTGTTGATTGTATATCCTGTTAAGTAATATTCGTGTGTTTCACAATCCGCAGTTGTTTGACATGCTCCCGTGATGGTAATTGTTCTAATATTAATTTTTGGGTTTTTTGGGTCACCCGATAATCGTATGGCAAATGAATTTGATAATACATCTATCGTTGGATCTTTGGGTGGTATGGCAACCACTTTGTGTTCACAAGCATTTCCACATACAGTACAATCCGTTCCTTGATAGGTATCACCTGATATTGGATAAACATTGTAACAATCTGAAGTGAATGCAGTCAAAGTACAAGAACAAGTTTTCAAACAACTTAATTCTTCGGTTACTCGTGTGTACGCTGTGTAACTTTCAGGATGACCTGTAGCATAATGATAGAATTTATCTTCCGCCCTTGTCCCCATATAGAAGAAAATTCCTGCGTTATTTGGATAAATTTCGTTTAGAGTGGTCTCACCAGCACCCGGTTCAAATTCATCATATATTCTTGGTTTTATTACCGTCTCCATAGACCATCCAAGCTCATATCTTTCTGGTAATATTTCCCAATCATATTCGTATAGTTTGTAAAAACCTTGATAAAAACCACCATATAATTCTTGGTAGTATCCTATACCCGCCTCTTGTTTTGAAACTATATTATATAGGGTGTTTGCCGTTATACCTGAAAATCTTGAGTTGGGTGATCTTACATTTGATGTGACCGAAATTAATTTAAGATGTCTATCGTATGTTAATCTGTCAAATTTGTTAATTGAATCTAATAATCCTCTTGTGTAATAGAGTGTTTCACCACTCATTCTGTCTGTGAGTCCATTGTCAATTCCTGTTAATCCAACATCACAAATTCCACTCAACGAGTAACAAGATGCGTCAACCAAATCAGGGAAGGGATAAAATTTATCTGATATTATATTGTTGTCACTTTCAAAATCATCGTAATATAATTCAAATTGGGGTGAACAATCGGGATCCCACAATCTTATATTAACAGGTAATACATTTCCGTCATCAAAACCGATTAAATTTGTGGAAAATACGGTCTCCTGATCGTACTCAATCTCATCGTTAGACAGATAAAAATCATAGTACTCAGAAGTATCCAATCTCAATTTAATGGAGTTGTTGGAATGATTTCGGATATTTTGTATTCCCACGGCTTCTTTTTTAAAATAAATACATCTCACCTTGTATTTATAGATAAAAAAACTTAATGAAACTTAAGGGATATAAGTCAGTAACAACAGCCGAAAAAAAGGCAAAAGAACTCGGTTGTGAAGGAACTCACAAACACGGTGAGGTCTTTATGCCTTGCAAAAGTCACAAACAATATGTTTCAAAATCGAAGGAACCCAAAAAAGAATTGGATGAATTAATTGATTTTGATGGAACTATGAACAGTTCCAAAATACCATTTGGACTGAACCCAAAACTTCATCCAAGAAAAACGATGGATCAAACCATCCCAAGTGCAAGGATTACCAACGATCCTTTATCAAGAGGTTTCAGAGCGTTTGGAGCTTATTTTTCACCTTCATTGAATGAAGTAAATTTTGAAGATGCGTTCGGTTATGAAGAAACAAAGTTTATGAATGCTAAAGAAACTATCGAATACTTAAAAAATGAACTTGGAATGGAGGAGGAGGACGCTAAGGAAAGAGCAGAACAATTCGGTAAAAAAGAACCTATGGATAAAAAATCACCATACAAAGACGATAAAAATTTTGTATCAAGAAGTGTTTTAAAAGAAAGAGAAATTCAAGAAGAACAAAGACAAAAGGCGATAAAGATGGTGGAAGATATCTTGGTTAAAAAATCATCAAAAGATAATGATGTTAATGATAAAGAACCAAAAACATCAAAAATCTTACAAAGAAATATAAAATCCATCAAAAAATTGGCAGACAAAGAAGGATTAACAATGTCTGAATTATTGAAATTAATAAAGAACCTATGAATAGTTCACTCTACGGAAAACAAATAAAGGTTCCACAAGAACTTATAAGTCTTCTAAAAGAGAAACAAAAACTCGGTGCGGGAAAATCCAAAGAGGAATTATCTCAAACTCAAGGGTGGAAAAGAAATTTGGACTTGGTAAAGAAGGGTATGTTGACATTTCAAAACTTGGAGAGAATTCAAAATTGGTTCAAAACAAACCCGAAAGAAGGATTATCTTATGAACTTCACGGAGGAAAAGATATGGAGAGGTGGGTTATTGATACACTTCAGTCTATGAGAAAAAAAGATAAGAAGTCATCCGATATTCAAAAAGATACAAGACCCGATACCGATCTTAATCCTGAGATTGGAAATGCATCTGACAATACCCATCAGAGTATTTCAAAACAACTTGGTCCGGCCAAAATAAATGAGGAAATAAACAGAATAAAAAAATTAATAAATTATGGAAGCTAACGATAGATTAGATTTTGCACAACCAGCAAATGAATTGAGTAAAATCGCTGAACAACAAAGAGGTATATTATTCCCAAGAAATGATTTCTCACCTCGTTCACAGAGTTATTCATCCGTTCACCCTGATGCTCTTGCTGATGGTGATGATATCGGAAGAGGAACTGGATTTTATTTGGATGTTTATAATGTTCAAGCAGGTACTTCATTAGACACTGCTGAAAGAACAAATAACATCAAGATCAATAAGTATAACAAGGACAAAGGTTATACTATTCCTGAATAATGAAGTTATTAGAGATATTAAAAAAACAAATTATTCTTGAGGTCGCGTCCCAAAAAGACCTTATGGACGCAATACGCAATAAAAATATTATTGTCATCAACTATGATGGTGATGAACCGGGAGGTAAAGGATTGAGAGAACTTGAACCGGTATGTTTAGGAATATCAAAAAAAGGAAATTTGGTGTTGAGAGCTTGGGAAAGAGAAGGTGCGTCACATACATCTACAATAGGTAAACAGCCCTTACCAGGTTGGCGTTTATTTCTTGTACCTAAAACATTTTCTTTTAATCTAACCGGTGATAAATTTACTGAGGCTCGTCCAGGTTATAACCCAAACGGGGACAAATCTATGACGAGAGTATATATAAATGCGAAATTTTAATTAAGATGTCAAACGATATGAATTCCCTGATGCAGAAATTGGCTGTTTCCAAAAAAATAATGGAGAGACACGACAATATGGGTCGTGGTGAGGTTAGACAATCTCCAAACATCAATATTCCTTCAGAATATCAGGAACCTGTATATAACATTCCTGCACAATCTCAGGTATCTGCACCACAGATCAACGAACAAAGAATTATGAGTTCAAATCTTCCCGATGAAATCAAAAGATTGATGATTGAAAATCCTATCGCAAAACCTGACTCATATAGTGCCACATTACCCAACGAAGTTATTGAAGGCGCGGCAAAGTTAATTCAAAGTCAATCAGGTGTTCAACCCAAAAAACAATCATCACAAAGTCCAATTGTTGATGAAAGTTTCAAGACCATGATCAGAAATTTAGTAAGAGACACTGTTAGAGATGTCATTAAAGAAGAATTTGGTGATATTAAAGGAATGATCTCTGAATCCAAAGCAACCAACGAAACAATGAAGCTTTCGGTAGGTAAACATATTTTTGAAGGTAAGATTACAAGTATTAAAAAACTTAAGTAACCCTTTTTTTATTGAGAGTTTTTAATTATACTTTCAATAAAAAAATATGTCAAAAAAACGAATTTTAGTATTACCGAGTGACAGAACAGGTGTTGGTAAGTTTCGTTCTGTTCAACCCCACACTTATCTACAACAACAATATCCCGACGAATTTCATATTGATATTATGTATGATATCAATATTGATGATTTGAATTTCTTCAAGAATTATGATATTGTATCATTTCATAGGTCACTTAACACAAACTATGAAAAATCGATAGAAGTAATTGGAAAACTCAAACAGATGGGTATTAAAACTGTCTGTGATATTGATGACTATTGGATGCCAGGTATGGAACATCCTGCACATGCGATGGTTGTGGAAAGAAAGTTTGATAAGATTATTATTAACAACCTACGAGCTGCCGAATGGGTAACTACAACTACAGATATTTTTGCCAAAGAAATCAAAAAAAATGTCAACAAGAATGTTCACGTCATCCCAAACGGAATTGATCCTGAAGAACCCCAATTCAAAGAAAAAACAATTCCATCCGATAAAGTCAGATTTGGATGGTTGGGTGGGTCATCTCACTTACATGACCTCATGATTTTGGATGGTACATTTGATAAAATTTCTGACTTGAAAGACAAATATCGTCTATACATTTGTGGTTTTGATACTCGTGGAACAGTAACTGAGATTGATAAAGCAACGGGTACACAAAAACAAAGACCCATCCTTCCCGAAGAAACTGTTTGGGCTAAATATGAAAAGATTTTTACATCAAACTACAAATATGTTTCTGAAAAACAAAAAGAATTTTTGATGAAATGGAAACAGGAAGAATATATGGATGAACCCGATCCTTTCTATACAAGGGTTTGGACCGCACCTGTCACTTCATATGCCAAGAACTACAGTAAATTTGACGTATCACTTGCACCGATTAAGAATACGATGTTCAATCGGATGAAGTCACAACTCAAAGTCATTGAAGCGGGGTTCTACAAGAAGGCAATTATCGCATCCAATATCGGTCCTTATACAATTGACATTAAACACGGATTGAATAACGGTGAATTTGTCAAAGGCGCAAATGGACTCTTGGTTGATGAATACAAGAACCACAAAGATTGGAGTAAGTTCATGAAAAAACTGATCGAAAATCCGAGTTGGGTTGAGGATTTGGGTGAGCAACTCTATGAAACTGTAAATGAAAAATATCATTTGAAAGTACTTTCCGAAAACAGAAGAAATTTCTATAATTCATTATGACATTAGATAAACCACTTGACAAGATCCTGTTTTTTGATATTGAAACAGTATCTGAATTTGAAACTTTGGCCGAGTTAAAGAAACAAAAACCAAAGTTACATAAAGTTTTTTTGGATTATATTGATTTCTTCAAACGAAGGTACCCTGAAGATGGCGATATTTCACCCGAAGAAACCTACTTCAAACGTGCAGCCCTTGTTCCTGAATTTTCAAGAGTTGTTGCGGCCTCTTTTTGTTTTTACGATACTAAAAAAGAACTTCACAGAACAACCTTTACTAACCACAACGAGGTTGAACTGTTGACTGAAATTAGAAATCTTTTTAATCGTATTGAAAGATTGGATTTTTACATGTGTGGTCATAATATCAAACTTTTTGATATCCCAACACTTGGTAAAAGATTCGTAATAAACGATATGAAACCACCAAAAATATTTCCAATTTACAATACGAAGCCGTGGGAAGTAAAAGCAATAGATACTAAAGATTTGTGGAATTATAACAATCCTTATTCGATTGGTTCTTTGGATCTTTTGTGTGTAAGTATGGGAATTGAATCTCCTAAAGACAGTGAAGTAACGGGTGAAAACCTTAATGAATATTATTACAAAACCAAAAATCTTGAAACGATTGGAGAATATTGTGAAAAAGATACAGTGGCACTTGCTCACATAATTAAAAAAATATTCGATTTAAAATGATTAAAGAAATTAAAAATTTTACAAACACAATGTCGGCACTCAAAGAGTTGATGGAAATGTCTGCCGATCAGTCAAAAATGCAAGAAACTATGTCCTTGTTGGAACAACAGATAAAGGATTACAAACCTAAAATCGCTTTGTCTTTTGTAAATAAATCAGAAAACCCTGACCCTTTTTACAATTATGGAAGTGATTCAGGTTTTGATCTACTATCAAATGTTGAAGTAACCATATCTGCCAAATCGTGGTCTATTGTTCCAACAGGACTATATTTTGATATTCCTTATGGATATGAAATTCAAGTAAGGTCCAAAAGTGGTCTTGCCCTTAATAAAGGTATTTCCGTCTTAAATTCTCCAGGAACCGTCGATTCTGGTTACAATGGTGAAATAAAGGTTATATTAATGAATAACAGTACAATGGACATTACAATACACAAAGGAATGAAAGTTGCTCAAGCAGTAATGGCACCTGTATTGAATGGTGATTCAGTTAATCTAACTAAGATTAACGAAATAAACGACAAAGATAGAAATGCTAATGGATTCGGGTCAACAGGAGTATAAAAAAACAAGAACACAAAGAAAAAAAGAAGATACTAAACCAAGAGAGGTTTATGTAAACAAGAAAGAATTAATAAATTCTATAGTCACTAAAAGACCGAGAAAAAAGTTTTTGACTGATTCACAAAAAGATTATTATGATATTCTTTGTAACAATCAGATCACGATTTGTTCAGGTCCGGCTGGAGTTGGGAAATCTTTTGTTGCTATGAGAGCGGCTATTGATTTACTTTGTGACCCTGAAAATGGTTATGAGAAAATTATAATAGTAAGACCAGCTGTTGAAGCGGAAGAAAAATTGGGATCACTACCTGGTAATGTAGAGGAAAAACTCGATCCATACATCTTTCCGAGTTATTACTTAATGAATAAGATCATTGGTAAAGAAGCTAGAGAAAAATTGAAAGAAGTAGAGGTAATTGAGGTCTTTGCCTTGGCGTACATGAGGGGTATGAATATTGACAACTCAATTTTGATTTTTGAGGAGGGTCAAAACGCAACACCAAAACAAATGAAACTTCTTTTAACTCGTATTGGATTTAATAGTAAGTTCTTCATTTCAGGGGATTTGGAACAAACAGATAGATATAAAGATAAAACTCATTCAGGTTTATACGACGCATTGGTAAAATTTAAGGACGTGGAAGACATAGGAGTGTTTAGTTTTGACAATAAAGATATTATTCGTAATCCTCTCATCAATAAAATTTTGGACAAGTACGAACAATGAGAATTGCTTTTGAGGTGAATGGTGTTCTTCGGGACACCATTAAAAAATTGGAGTCCACATATGAGAAATATTTGATTGATGAATTGGAAGTTGGTGAGGAAGAAGAACAATTTCAATATGAAATAGTAAGACCTATTGATACGGAAATCATTAAAGATCATTTCAGGTTTCAATCCGATGATGAACTCTATGAATTCATCTATATCGAAAATCCTATGACCATCTTCGGTCATGCACCCTCAACTGAAATGAATACATTTCAAGTTCTGAATCAAATATATAAAGACCTAAGAGATGACAATCAAATAATTATTGTTTCAGATGAAATTGGAAGATCAAAGCCTTCCACTTTATTTTTCCTTTCAAAATTTGGATGTGAAATAGAGGAGATATTATTTTATAATGATAAAACTATCGATCGTATTTTGAAGGATGTTGATGTGTTGGTAACTTGTAATACTTCACTAATAAAGGACTATAAAAACTGGATTCCGAATGTAGTTTTATTTAGTAACGAACAAAACTCATCTTATGATTACGATAAAAGGATTTACTCTTTAGAGGAATTTATAAATTTTTATAAAAATAATATAATTAATGTTTAAAATTTTTGGAGATGAATGGTATTTAGATTTAAATCATCTGGATGCTAAACTTCGTATTGACACAAAACCAACACAAGTCATTACAGAAGAAGACGGAGTTGATGTTGATGAAAAAATTTCAATAAATGTTGTAAGTTATGAAGTTTACAAATTTTTGATTGAAGTTTTGTTAACAGAAAAAGAAGATATTGATGAAAATATGGGAATGAGAGGAAGTGATGTCCCCCTAGATTTTAAATTAGCATTTAATACCTTAGTTAAAGATAATATATTGAAAAAAACAGAAGACGATGACAGATAATATAGTAAAAATAGAAAAAACTATTTTATCACTTAAGAATGGAACCAATAAGTTTTATTTTTTTGTGCAAGATACAAAAGGAAACCCCAAAGCATCAATAAAATACATTTATGATTTGGCAAATGCTTTGAAACAAAATGGAAAAAACGCAATCATTTTGTTTGAAGAAAAAGGATATACCTCACACAAAACATGGTTGGGTGAAGGATATGAGGATCTCGAAGAGAATTATGTAAATGGTCAGAATTTACAGGTTGGAGTTGAAGATTTTTTGATCATTCCAGAACTCCTTGGATATATCATCGAACAGGTTCAAAACCTACCTTGTGGAAAAATTATTTTAACACAAGCATATGATCATGTATTTGAAACACTTAAACCAGGTCAAAGTTGGAATGGATTTGGTGTTTATAAATGCGTAACAACATCTGAAATTTTAGCCGAAAAGGTTAGAGATATTTTCAGGAGCGTTTCCGTTGATGTTTTACCTATCCCTCTTTCAAAATACGCAACCGAAAAGGATAAACCAGCAAAACCAATTATTGCAATTCATTCAAGAGAACAGAGGGATTCATTGAATTTGATTAAAATTTTCTATCAGAAATATCCTCAATATCGTTGGTTTACATTCCGTGATATGAGATCCATGAACCAAGATGAATTTTATGAACCTCTTAAAGACGCATGTGTTTCGGTTTGGATAGATGAGAAATCATCTTTCGGAACATTCCCATTGGAATCCATGGCGGCGGGAACACCTGTGATTGGAAGAATTCCATACATCGAACCTGAATGGATTAATGAAAAGAATGGTATTTGGACCACAAATAACTTTGAGTTGGTTGATATTTTGGCCGAGTATATTAAAAATTGGTTAGAAGATAATGTATCCGAAACTTTAATTCAAGAGGGTTTGGATACCGTAAAGAAATATCAAAATAACCAAGAGTTTGTAACTCTTTCAAATCAATTGTTTGAAGAATATGTTTCTAATCGAGTTGAATCATTGGAACAACAATTAGATAAACTTAAACCAGTAGAAGCTGAACTATGATCACATCAAATACAACAATAATTTTACCAATTAAATCATCAAAGTCTTTGGATTTTTCGGATTTTTTTTCTAAACTAATCGAATCAATTCAAAAACAAAAAGTATTACCAACAGAATTAATCATTGTACCTACCGCCGAAGAATCACTTCAGCTATTCTTGACAGATTATGATTTTGGTGATTTACAAAATATAGTTAAAATTGATACTTACGAAGGAGAACCTTCGTTTCAATCCCAAGTAAACTATGGTGTATCAAAAGCAACCAACGAGTGGGTTTCTTTTTGTGAATTTGATGATGAATACTCAGCTATTTGGTTCAAAAATGTAGAAATCTATAAACAAGCGTATCCCGACTCTCAGGCGTTTTTACCTGTAGTTGTTGATGTTGATGATAAAAACCAATTTGCAGGTTTCACCAACGAAGCAACCTTTGCTGCAAACTTCAACTTGGATTATGGTATAGTTACAAACGAGTTACTTGCTCGTTTTCAGAATTTCCAAAGTAGTGGAATGGTTATCAAGAAAGAAACATTCTTAGACTATGGAGGTTTTAAAGAGTCAATGAAGTTAACATTTGTGTATGAATTCTTAATGAGAATGACATATAATTCCGCAATTATAAGAACCATCCCTAAGATTGGTTACAAACATACGAATATGAGGTTAGGATCCATTTTTTGGAATTATAAGTTCGGTGAAAGTCCTTTAAGTCCTGATGAGGCTAAGTTTTGGTTAGAAGTAGCTAAAAAAGAATATTTCTTTATTCAGGATAGGGAAATAAAATACGAACCTGAATTAGTGGATGAATCCAACATCAGCAGTAACGGAAACTGAAAAAGTTAAGAAGGGACGTAAACCCAAAGAAAAAAATTATTTCGCCGAGAGGGAGGAACATGCAGTTCGTATGTTCCTTCAGGCCGAAACGTGGGGTGAAAAAAACAAAATCTATGATGAGTTTCTCCACGCACCATTGGATAAGATGATTTCATCAATCATAAGAAGATACAAGTTATATAGAAAAGATATGGATTTTAATGATATTCATAGTGATACACATTCTTTTTTATTAACCAAAGTAGATAAATTTCAACCTGAAAAAAACAAAAAAGCATATTCATATTTCGGAACTATATGTAAAAACTATTTGATGGGTCAGATTATAAAAGACCAAAAAGATCAGAATAGAAGAATTTCATATGAGGATATTTCAAGTAATTTAGAAAATAGACCAGACTTGGTGTATTATTTGGAATATGAGAACGTGGAAACGACTGAACTTATTGATATGTATGTTGAAAAACTTGAGGATTTTATCGAAAAGTCAGATTTGAATACAAACGAAATAAAGTTGGGATATGCTCTTGTTGAATTATTAAAAAACTATGAGAGAGTTTTTTTGGGTAATGATAACAACAAATTCAATAAAAATGTTATACTCCTTTCAATAAGAGAAATGACAAATATGTCAACCAAGGAAGTGAGGAGTTCAATCAAAAAATACCGTCATCTATACTATGAATTTTTAAATAAATTAAATTCTGAATAATTATAGATATGACAAAACCACGCAGAAAAGAAATCAAATTATCTAAAGATTCAATCTTGGGTTTGATGCAGGAAATTTACAACGAGTTGGTTGAACAAAGAAATACCGCAGTGAGACTTCAAAACAAGATGGCATCCATGATGAAGGATCCTGAAGATTTGACGGTATTAGGTCCTATTATCAAAGAACAACAAAAAATAATAAATGATACCATTGAGAAAAAATTAAGTTTGTCAAAACTTCAATCTCAGATTTGGGAAAAATCTAATAACCAAAGTGAAGAAAATTTCAGTTTGAGTGAAATTGATGATGATGTTCTTCAAAATTTGATCGGAAAAGACATTGACAAACTTGATGATGGTAAATATCATCTTAAGTAATGGCTCTTGATTTAAATAGTGAATTTAGTGAGATCCAACAAAAGATCAAGAGTGGTCAGACCTACAAAAAGATATCCAAACAAATAAAGGATATTGAAAAAAAGGCTGGAGATGCTGAGACTGCGAGTAATAAATTTTTCTCAGAAACATTAAATTCAGCTAAAGATAAGGCAACACAAAAATTTAACTCATCTCAAGTAAAAAATCAGTATGATCAATTATTAGATTTAGTAAGAAATCCTGAAACTGGTAATGAAACAATAGATATTTTACTAAAGGCAATGCTAAACGCTTCTAGAGAAGTTAAAAATCAACTCCCTACCCTTCTCACAGATTCTACAATCAAAGCCTTAGGATGTGATCAAGAACAACAGTATGTTCCCAACGAAAAAATATACATCAAACTTGATTCGATTGATCTTTTAGATTATTTGAAGTATTCTCCCGACAATAATAAAACCAAAATATTATACGAAAAAGATCCACTTTCTGTTCAAAATAATCCATTCTCTATGAACAGAGAATTATATAATCGGACTTTAAGTAATCAAAGTTATTCTGAACAATATGGTCAGTTTTATAGAGGAAATTCGGGACAAGATCTTTTTGATATCAAGTATGTTACTCAAGATCTAAATACCGGTAATTTTGGTGATTTTTACGAAATAACACTTCAACCAAAACTTAATTCACCTACTACCGTTTCTGACTTTTTAGTGGATTACTATCAAAGTGTGACAATATTTGAATTTTCAGATATCTCTAAAAATATTATGAATTTACTTACGGGTAGTGTTGATATGTCTTTGGATGTAGGTCAAAAAAAGTTGGAGGATATCTCGGTTTCGTTAAAAATAATACAAAGAATTTTGGGACTTTGTTTTGATAATACTCAAGAAATTGAGGTGGGTGGAACATCAAAAGTGTCTGTCTTAGAAGAAATTGATGACTCATTTTTTGAGTTATCTGAATTTGAACTACGAGATGTTGAAAATGAGGTAAATAATGTTATAAATCGAGTTTCAGAATTTGAGGGATGTGATAGTATCAAATTACCTGTAGACTACAATCAAATTATTAATAATGTCTCTAAAATATGGGAAAATCCGTCAAACAAAACGGACGATCAACTACAAGAGGAGCTTGTAGAATACATAAAGGAAACTTCACAAAATCCTGAATGGTCACCAACTCTTCCAACAATTGATTTCAATACGGTTTTAAATTTAGAAGTATTAAAGCAACTTCCTAAAACAATAGTTATGTCTTTGATCAGTCCAAAAATCTTATTACCGATCTTCATAATGTTTAAAGCTTTAAAACAAAACTTCGTTGATTTGGTTGAAGATTTCCAAAGTTTCTTGAAACATATGAGGAATATTATGGTAACTCTGATTGCTGAAATTCAAGCCAAGTTCAAGGAAGTTTTGGTTGACATCATAAAAAAACAGATCTACAAGATCATAGTATCTTTAAACAAAGATATTAGTGAAAAAACAAAAAGTACTTATATACTGATAGTTACAAAATTACTTTCAATAGCATTTGTTTTGGTAAATTTAATTCGTGACTATAAAAGATGTCGAAGTATAGTGGATGAATTATTAACTTTATTGAGGTTATTGGGTCCCAAGTTAAAAATACCACTTCCCGCATTGGCATTTTCTTCCTTATTGGAAGGTTTTTCTACAGTAAGAGCATTCAACAATCACGTTGAAACTTTAGATAAACTGGGTTTTCCCACTGGTGATTTACCTGACGGATCTCCCAATTTGGGATTAATTTCCAATTTCTCTTTGATTTCGGCATATAAAAAGGAGTTAGATGAAAATTCTAAACTTCAGATTTCAACAGTGGATCTCGGAAGTCAACAACCCTTAATTCCTTTGGCAGGACCATTTTTGGGACCTGGCGTAATGTATGGTAAATTAACATGATTACAGAAAATGAACAAAAATTTATCAAACAGGTAATTTCTGATTTTGATAATACACCAAACAAAAAAATCACAGAGGTTTTGGATATCCTCCGTAGAGATTTTGACGACTCAAAAAAAATCATCGAAAGAGTTTCAGAGCATATGAAAATAACTGAAACTGTTTATAATGAACTTTTGGTAAAATATAAAAATAGAACAAATTCATAACGAATGATTGATGCAAGTAGTTCGAGTACAAAGATAATTCATCCTGGTGTATGTATATCGGTTGATGACCCTTTGGTCATTGGTAGAATTCGTGCCCATCCGTCCACACGATATATCAATGATATTGTCAAAGCAAGTTTTCCAAATGAAGTGTTCGATATACCAGGTGATATCCCATCTAAATATTTTTGGACAAAAAGAGATCCATTTGTTTTTAACTCACTTATTCCTTACTTTTTTAGACAAGTCCCTCGTGTTGGTGAGTATGTTCATATCATTTATTCAAATCCAAGTTTTCAGGATGATAAGAACAAATTTTATGTTCAAGGTCCGATTTCATCACCTACTCTTCAATACAAAGATGTTGCTGCAAATGCAGAACAATTGTTAACTTTGGGTGATAGAGTAAAATCTATGCCCAACCTTAAAAATTCTGACGGTTCATATAAAAACCCCAAAACCCAATCTATTTTCCCTGACCCTAATGACGTGGCAATTTTGGGAAGATACAACACGGACATAATATTAAAGGATGAAGATGTTATATTGAGGGCTGGAAAAGCAAAATCTATTGGTTTAAAGAATGCCAACGGATCAACATTTCCTTATGAGAACCCAAGAAGATCTTTTATTCAATTAAGTAACTTAGAAACTACGACTTCAGAAAAAACAATCAAGAAAGTTTTTAAAGCCGAGCAAACAGATGCTAATTTAACATACTTGGTTGAATGGGATATAATAAATCTTAATAGTGGTGCTAATTTTACGGGTTCAATTTATTTTTATAGAATTGATGCTGGTCAAAATACAAAAACAAAAGATGTTTTACCTGACACCGTTATTGAAGGAAAAACTTTAGCTTATAAAGAAGATTTTCAGGGTTTGTCTATGAGTGCAGCAACTGAATTTATCAATACCACAATGGCTAAGTTTAAAAATTCTACCCTTACCATTTCCCCCTCTTTAGGGAATGTTTTTCCTTTTTATTATAGACCTAGTCAAAATGTTTTAAATACCACAACTCAAACCTCAGATCCCCTTTCTTTGGTCAATGCGTTGTCTTTTCAAAGTCAGATAGGTTTATCTTTGAGTTCAACAGAATCATCAGGTTTTGGGGGGTTCGGTTTAATCTTCTCGAAAGATAAAAAAGGTAATCCAATTCAAATTAAACAGATTAATTTGGAGGACAGTAAAACCTCATCCGATAATTCTACAGTTCAAATATTTGGTGCAGATAAATTCTACTTTATATCACATCAATCTACAATACCCGGAAAAAAGAAAATCAATTTAGAAGGAACCAATTATGGAGTTTCGGGTGATTTTATAAATGAAAATGTTATTGAAAACGTTTCATCTATGGTCAGAGGTGAGGAGTTATTAGAGTTATTGAATTATATCATTCAGTATTTGATAACTCACGTTCACTCATATCATGGATTACCACCAGTACCAACCACAACAAACGGATCAACAACAACTGAATTGATGAAAAAGATGATGGACGCTTACCAAAAAGTTTTGAGTCAAAACTTTAAGTTGAATTGATATTTATAGATAAAATATCAATATGTCTGACCATCGTTCGTATTTTAGTAGAAACAATACCATAGTTTTTAATTCTGAGGTAAACACGGGGAGAAACCCTGTTACAGAATTATTTTTTGGATCAAACTTTCCAGCCATAGGAACAAAATCTTTCTCAAGATTTATTTTTGATCTTGATTTAGAACCCCTCCAACAGAAAATTACTGAAGGATATCTTAATTTATCCTGTAATACAAATATCACTCACGAATTAAGAATGACCAATTCCTCGGCCTTTGAGGATCTATTGAATGAAACGAATAGTGATGGTAGAAGAAGGTCAACTTCATTTGATTTGATTCTTTTTAGAATACCAAAATCGGGTGGTGCAACAGGAACAACACAGAGTTGGGATGAAGGTGTTGGATATGATTTCAACGAAACCTCAGTAGATAATGTTGACAGTCAATATTATAGAAACATTATTGAAACTGATAAATCCTATTCATTGAGACCATCAAATTACTTTGACAGACAACTTATTTACGATTGGAGCACAAACGGAATTTATATAAATGACAATAGTGGAACAAGTGGTAAGGTCAATTATTCTGCACTCACCATTGTAGATACACAACATTTTGAGTTTGGTGATGAGGACATTTCATTTGACATGACGAGTGAAATTAACTCTATTTTAAACGGATCTTTAACCAATAATGTAGGGTGGGGTATTGCTTATGTACCACAAGTAGAAAACTTAACAGGTTTGAGTGAATCATATTTTGTAGGATTCTTCACAAGACACACTCAAACATTTTATGAACCCTACCTTTACTCCACATGGAATGATGTAATCGATGATTCAAGAACCAATTTCACCGAAGGTACATCCAATGATCTTTATCTCTACATATCAAGGAACGGATCTCCAATAAATTTGGATTCAAGTCCTACGGTGGACATCTTGGATCCAAACGGAGATGAAATTGCGGGATTGACAGGTATTTCAACCTGTAGAGTTAGTAAAGGGATATATAAGGTTTCAGTACCTGCCATTACGGGGGGAAGTTTGAATTGTTTATATACCGATAGATGGAAAAATCTTGTGTTAAATAGTGTTGCTTTATCCAATATTGATAATGAATTTGAACTCAAATCATATAGTGATAGTTTACAATATGACACCTCATTACCCGACACTCAAGAGTACGGATTTACATTCTATGGAATTCAATACGCTGAGAAAATATTGAACACCGATCAAAGAAAAATATCGGTTATACCTAAAAAAGCATATACAAAGTCACATATTGTGGAAGATATTGATGTTCAATATAGAATATATGTAAAGGAGGGTCAAACAGAGGTTCAAGTTACAGATTGGACTGAACTTAATAGAACCCCACAAGAATACTTCTTCATATTAGATCTAAAAGACAAGATTCCAAATGAATATTTTATTGATTTACAACTAAATCAAAATAACAATGTTGTCACATACAAAAACGAAATAAATTTCCAAGTCGTAAATAAAAAATGAGTAAAATTATTTTAAATAATGAAGATATGAAAGAAATCTTGAGAAGATTCCTTATTGAAGCTTACATTACCGAGAAGAAGAAAAAATCAAATAAGTTATGTTCTCGTGGTATATCAGCAGCTAAAGCAAAATATGATGTATATCCAAGTGCATATGCTAATGGATATGCGGTTCAAGTGTGTAAAGGAAGGATGCCAGGTCTTGATGGTAAGAAAAGATGTTCAGGATCCTACTGTAAAGGTAAAAAATAACCCCTTATTATTATTTACTTAACTTTCTCTTAACAACCTTCTTTTGACCTATTGTAATTATAGACGTATAATTTACAATAAATTTAAAAAAAGATGATTATGAGAAAACAAATTTTGCTGACCCTGTCACTATTTATGGGTCTTTTGACAACTAATGCTCAAGAATGGACTTGGGATTATGTAAACTACAGAGGTGCCTTCCCTGTAACTGACAACACAACAGCAACTGATTGGACTTATGGATGGACAAATTGGGATCCACAAAACACAGAATACCCAACCCCGTCTATGATCCTTTCTTCAGATATTACGGTAAATACAACCATCGGAGGTGTTGTTGAACTCCAAAACAAAGTATATGTCAAGAATGGTGCGGTTTTGACAATTCAACCAGGAACAATTATCAGAGGAGACGCATCCACACAAGCAACTTTGATTGTAACAAAAGGTTCAAAAATTATTGCACAAGGGACACAAGACCAACCCATCGTTTTTACATCCAATCAACCTGTGGGTGAGAGAGCTGAGGGTGATTGGGGAGGATTAGTTATTTTGGGTAATGCGATCAACAATCAACCTGGCGGTATTGCAAATATTGAAGGTATTCCAGCCTCTTTGGATACTGAATACGGTGGAACTGATGATAATGACAACTCAGGTATATTAGAATATGTTAGAGTAGAATTTTGTGGTATCGCTCTTGAACCAAACAAAGAAATCAACGGAATTACCTTTGGTTCTGTAGGTTCAGGAACTTATGTGAATAATCTTCAAGTATCTTATTCAGGTGATGATTCATTTGAATGGTTCGGTGGAACTGTAAATTGCAAACACCTCATCGCTTATAGTGGTATTGATGATGATTTTGATACCGACTTTGGTTACAGAGGAAAAGTTCAATTTGTTTTGTCCATCAGAAACAAATATATGTATGATGCAGTCGGTGACTCCAACGCATTTGAATCAGACAACGATGGTCAAGGATCTGCTAATGAACCCCTAACCTCACCTGTTTTTTCTAATGTAACTTTGGTTGGGCCGTTTGGTGATGATATCACCGATGACCTTCCAAACGGAGAAACTTTTGAGAAGGCTTTTAGATTAAGAAGAAACACTTCAACTTCTGTATTCAACTCTTTGGTTACAGGTTGGGAAAAAGGTGTTTCTATTGAGGGCACTTCAACCCAAGTCAATGTAACAAACGGAGATTTGGTTTTTGCTAACAATATTTTGGCAGATCTTCCTGTTGGTTCAAATTGTGTTTCAGGAACGGAAGATTTTTACAATTCATTCTTTGGTGTAAACAACAACGACTCAACAACAACAATTGAACAAATTGATTGGGTTAATTTGTTTGTTGATTTGGGTTTGACTCCTGATGCTAGACTTAGCGAAAGCAATTCACCAGCTTTGGGAGCGGATTTCACACATCCACTTTTATCTAACCCTGTTGTGATCGGTGTTGAAGATGAACCCACATCCAACTTCACAATTTACCCCAACCCAACATCTGACTTTTTGAATGTTGTTTCACCAAATAGAACTCCTATCTTCGTGATGAATCAGGTGGGTCAAAGAGTTTATGAGGATTATGCACCAACCACAATCAATCTTTCAAACTTTGAAGATGGAATTTATTTCATTCAAACATCCAACGATGTTCAGAAGTTTGTAATACAAAAGTAAAATGAAATACTTCAACTTATTTATATTTTTATTCTTACCTTTTTGTTTATTTTCACAATATAATTTATCTGGCACGGTCAACGACTCTCAATCACGGGAGTCGTTGATTGGTGCAACGGTATATATTGAGGAATTAGGTAAAGGAACGATGAGTGACCTTGATGGAAACTTCTCAATTCAAAATATTCCTTCAGGGGTTTATAATGTTAGATTCAGTTTTATCGGTTATGACACTTCGGTTCAAAGTATAAATATGGTTGGAAAAAGTGGGGTTGTTGATGTATCTCTCAACCCCGTCTTTTTGGAAATAGGTGAGGCTACAGTTGTTGCTCAAGCGAATCAACAATCAACAACACAGATGATTGCTTTACAAAAAAGATCAGCATCAGTTATTGATGGTGTTTCTTCGGAGGTTTTCAGTAAAACACCCGACGCTAAAGCATCCGATGTATTCAAAAGAGTGGGGGGTGTAACGATACAAGAAAATAAATTTGTGATTATCAGAGGTTTAAACGATAGATATAACTTCGCTTATATCAACGGAACTCCTCTTCCTTCAACCGAATCAGATAGAAGAGCATTTTCATTTGATTTGTTTCCTTCCAATATGATTGACAACTTGTATGTTAATAAATCGTCTTCACCTGATCTCTCTGGTGAATTCTCAGGTGGTTTAATTAACATCAATACAACAGATCCGAAGGAAGTGACATATCAGAATTTTCAGATCGGAACATCATTCAATACGATGACCACCTTCCAAGACTTTGGAACTTACAGAGGGAGTCCGATGGATCCAATTGGGTTGGGATCGGAATTTAGATGTTTACCCGACAATATTCCAAACACTTCTGAGTTTGTAAATTTATCCAAACAAGAAAGGTCCGAACTTGCATCGTTGATTCAAACCGATTGGTCAACATATTCAAGAAAAGCACCTGTATCTTCTACTTTTCAATATTCAGTAGGAAAAAATTATTCATTTGGAAGTAGAACCCTTCTTTTAAGTGGAGCTTATAATTATTCAAGTCAGTTCAATACTACCACTACAACAAGAAGAGATTTTGAAGAACAAAGTTTGGAAGTTGTTCAAAAGATGGAACTTAATGATTCAGTTTTTGTTCACAATATTGCAAACAGTGGTCTTCTTAATTTTTCTTTGTTATTAAATCCTAACAATACCATAAAATTAAAGAACTTTTACACCATAAATTCTGAAGATAGAGTCAATGTAAGACAAGGTGTAAGGGAAATGGATAATGACCCAAGACAATGGGAAAAATCCACAAATTTTTGGTACACACAAAATAACTTTTTATCACAACAGTTAATTGGAACTCACAACATCATAAATTCAAAGTTGAATTGGAATTTGAGTTACAACAATGTTAAAAGAGATATTCCAAACTTAAGAAGAATAGTTTATCGAAAATATTCTTTGAATGAAGATGATTCAAATACACAATATACCGCAGTTATACAATCAAATGGAACTATTCCCACCGCTGCGGGAAATATGTTTTGGTCTTATTCAGATGAAGATCTATATTCAGGAAAATTAGATTGGTCAAGAAATATAACACTCGGTTCATTTGAAAATGAAGTGAAGATAGGAGGGATATATCAACACAGAGATAGAAATTTTATCTCCCGTAACTTAGGTTATTCACAATACAAACCACAAAACGGTTATTTTGATAGTTCATTACTTCTATTGGATCCAAGTCAGATTTTTTCACAAGAAAATATGGGACTATTGGATAATGGGATGGGTGGATTCAAATTAGATGAATCAACCAACGTGGATGATAGTTATAACGCAAACTCCACATTAGGGGTGGGATATACATCATTTGATACAAAATATAGATCATTCAGATTTATATATGGGTTAAGAGTTGAAAATTACAATCAAAACTTTTTCTACACAGAATTTGGTTCAAATAAACCAATTCATATCAATAGTAATATAACTGACTTCTTACCTTCATTTAATTTTGTTTATACAATAAATGACAAGACCCAACTCAGGTCGTCCCTATATTCAAGTGTTTCAAGACCTGAATTTAGAGAACTTGCACCCTTCACCTTCTACAACTTTATTCAAGATAATATTATAACAGGAAATCCATATTTGGAGAGAACCAAAATAAATAACCAAGAAGTAAGGTTTGAGTTTTATCCCGATCTAAATGATATTTTTTCTATTTCAATATTCAACAAAAACCTGACCAATCCAATTGAATTGATTAATAGAACTGGTGTTTCAGGAGCACCAGAGATTTATTATTCAAATGTTCAAAGTGCGTTTATCAGAGGTATTGAATTTGAAGGTAAAATAAATCTGATTGACAATCTAAATCTTACATCCAATGTTTCATTGGTTCAATCTGAAGTTGATTTGAATGGATTTGAAGGATCTGAAAATGGAAGACCACTACAAGGTCAATCACCTTATGTTTATAACTTCGGTTTGTTATATAACACACAAAATAATTGGAATATTTCCGCAAGTTACAATATGGTTGGTCCGAGAATCTTCATCGTCGGAAATATTCAAGAACCATCGGTTTGGGAAAATGGAAGAAATTTGATTGATCTTCAGGTTTCCAAAAAATTCGGAAATGTTGAAATGAAGTTTAATGTTAGAGATTTACTCTCACAAGATTTGGTAATGTTCCAAGATCTTAACGGTAATGAAAAATTGGATGAGGGGGACAACAGATGGCAAGAAACAAGGATGGGGTCAAATGTCAACTTTAGTTTGAAATATAATTTCAACTGATGTAAATATTACAGATTTTTGTGTATTTATTGACAAATCCCATAACAATGAATTATCGGACCTATGAACTAATTAAGGAAGGAAAAGTTATTAACCAAACAGAGGCTCAATCTGCGGATTCAGCATTAGATTATTTTAATTTATTTCACGAAGATCTAATGTCTTCATCACACTACCAAATCAAATTTCGTAAATCTTCACAATCAAATCATTTGAACCTTTGATAATTCGGTGATAACTTTCTTTGGGGATGTTCAATACATCCCCTTTTTTCATTTCTGTTGGTAGTTGATCTTCAAATTGAAAATACCACCCGTCAGACTCCAATATCTCCACGATACGGTCGTTTCTATCACGATGCCATACCAGTTCATCACTCTCAACATTTTCTTTGAAAACACGAGTGATTATACTGTCATTTACTTCTTCCTGATAAGGATTTACCACCATGTTCCACCACCACTTAATCCTAAAGACTTTGCATATCTTGGTAAACGACAAGCCCAATAAGATGCAGTTGTTTTGTCTTTGGTTGTATGACACTTGTGTCTTGCAGCAAATGATCTCTTAGCCGCAGGATCTTTTAATTTAACGGCCAAAGATCCACCACCTCCGGCTGCACCAAAGGAAACTTTTTTTACATTACCCGTCTTTGGATCTTTTACATAAACCTTGAACTTTTTTCCACCACTACCACCTCTCATAGGTTTATTTAATTGAACCTTTTTTCCCTGATATTCAGCTTCATACAACATCGGGACATCCAAAGGAACCAATTCCCCTTCATAAAGTTCAAACAATCCGATATCAGTATTTTTGATTAACCATCTGTCCACTTGATTGGTGAAGTTTTCATAACCTAAACTTCTTGCCTCTCTAAATAAAGAGAAATATTTGTCAGATCCCATCCTAAAAACATTTTCGTGAATTGAAATATTATTATCTATATGATATTTCATTTCTTCACTCAAAACAATCTTATTTTCGTTGAGAGTTTTCCACTCAAAAATTGGCTTTTTATCCATAACTGATTCTTTTTTGTATCCTTTTATTTGAATTCTTGTTGGTTTTTGTCCCTTCCCTGATTGAGGATCTTTCTTTTCTTTTGCTCTTTTTCTTGCACAAGCGGATTTCTTTTCTTCTTCACTCATTTTGGAAGCCACAGATCTAGCCCTACATACAGGATAACCTTTTGTTTCACCCTCATCTCTTCCACAGGGGGGATGACCACCACCTTCCTTTTTTTTACATATATTTACCCACGGACCTTGTGGTTGTTTTGATCCTTTAGATTTTTTCTTTTTACCAAACCAAACCGCTAAATCTTCTTTTAACTGAGACATCTTTTTTATTGATAAATATAACGAAAAATTGTATTTTTTACCTATGGAAAATCAAGAAGAACAAAAACCACTCGGTATTTTATTCAATACTCTGAATTATTACACAATTGATGATTTGAATAAGTTTATAGATAATCTTACTGTTGAACAATCCATGTTCTGTTTGATGTGGTGCTGTGAATACGCACAGGGGAAGGGTATTCTGAGTTTGGAAGAGGCTGAAATTATAAGTAAATCTATAAGAAAAATCAGAAATTCTGAGGAATAAAAAAAGGGAACCGAAGTTCCCTTTTTCTTTGTGTTATGAATTAATTATCTCAATTCTCTAAGGTCAAATGTTCTAACACCATCAACTGTGATTCTACCATAGAATCTGTTGTTCACCATCTTCTTAGCGTATCTAGTCATGATACCCTTGATTGGGGTGAAGTTGAATGGGTTATACATAGTTGGTGTCAACTGAAGTGGTACGTATGGTGCGTAAACGTAACCTGTGTCAAGTAATGACGTTCCCTTGTGACCAATCAAGATTTGGTTTGGTGGGAAGTATGGGTCACGGTAAACCTGGTATCTACCAGACAATGTACCAACTCTTTCAATACCCATGTTGTATTGATCCTGTTCAGGAGCTGCGTTTGAAACGTGGAAGTATTCCAAGTCATCAAAAATAGCTGAAACTTCGGACGAAACAACGATCCAGTTAGCACCACCTCTCAATGTTGATTTGTGGATTTGTGCAGAAAGTTGGTTGATCGCAGTGATCAATGTTTGGTTCCAATCCTTCTGTGTGTACTGTGTCAATGGGTTAGCGGTTGTACCTCTCTTCCAACCGTTGTAGTCCCATCTCAACTGCCACGCTGCACCTTTTCTCAAGTCTCTCAAGATTTCTCTATCGATTTCAGCTGCGACTTGTTCTGACAACAACGCTGTCAATTCAGCCTCAGCGTCAATGTTGTGGAAAGCGGCAACGTCTTGAGCGAGTTCAGGTGACCATTGTGCTCTCAACTTTCTTTCGGTTACAGAAACGGTAACTGATTCAAGATCAAATGAAACTTCACCAATCTTATCTTCAAATTCCAATTCCTGATAAACTCTGAAAGTACATTCAAATTGAGATCCTGCGGTTGCAGTACCTGCAACGGTCAAAGTGAGACCCGAGTAACCATCCAATGATGCCGCTCCGATAGCACATGGTTGTTGTAGATCAACTTCCAAGTAGATCAATCCTGTAGCGTCACAGAGGTTGTCGTACGCACCACCGTTTCCAGGGTAAGAACCACTGTAGAAGGTTGTTGATTGTTGTGATCCGTATTGAACAATACCCTTACCATACTTCTGAGTAACAACTCTGAAAAGAAGATCACCAGATCCCATACCTGAGAACGCACCTGTTGATTTTGCATTGACTCTCAAGTCAGAAAGGAAAGATTCGTTGTCCATTTCTTGACCATCAGGTCCGATCAATTTACCAGCACCTGCTGAAGAGAAACCTGACATAACAATCAAAGCTTTTCTGTAAACAGGACCTCCGTCCGCACCTGTTGCAGCAACTTGTCCACCTGTCAAAGTGTAAGCCCCTGGTATTAATGTACCGTTAGACCAAACAACAGTTGTTGCGTTTTTAGTGATCGCGGAGAACGCTCCTTTTGAATAATCAAAAAGACCAGGAGGATCTAAAGCTGCCTCATTACCTTCGTAGAATCTATCGTAAAGGTTTTTTTGGTTGTTATTGTAACCAGCACTTGATTCTGCTTGAGTTGGTCCGTCAACAGCACCGATAGGTCCGTAGTGAATACCACCTCCATCAGCATTAGTTCCACCAACCTCATAAGCCTGAATCTTAGGTACGAAGTAGAAAAGTTTACCGATTGGTAAGTTCATCGCCTGAACAGAAACGATATCATTAGCCAAAAGTTTTGAGAAAACTCTTCTGATGATAGGGAATACAACAGTTTCGAATGAACCTGAAGAATCTGTTGATGCCGCTTCGTTAATTAAGTGAGATGCTTGGTTCTCATAAAGTTGAGCCATGTTTTCTTTTAGGTGTCCGCCCAATCCTTCCAAGAAACCAAGTTTGTCCCATTTGTTTATAGTGTCTTCTTTGATAACTTTAAGGTGCTTAAGACCAATGTTACCAACTAAACCACTTTCTAATAATGCTCCCATGTTAAATTTTTTTGTTTAGTTTATTTGTTTATTTTACTCATCAAATCTTTCATTCTCAAGAACTGAGCGTTCTCGTATGTTTTAGATTCAACTAAGTTTGTTGAACCTTTTTGTGGTGTTTTTTGAACTTTGTTTACCACAGATTCGGTTACAACATTTGTAGAGGAAACCAATTCATTCTTAATTGACTTATAGAGATTTTTTGATTCCTTTAATGTCTCTACGTTGTCAAATCTTTTAAGAATATTGATCTTCTCCTGTTTGGTTGTAGAATGTTCAGTGAACAATCTGGTAGCGTAAGCTAAATTCGAGTTGAAAATCGCAACCTCGTTCAATTTAGTTCTGAAAAGATCGAGAGCCTTTTTGTACTCTTCATTCTTTTCTTTGAGTTGACTTATTTGTTTCTTATAAGATTCTACCTCTAAATGACGAGGTGCTGCTTTTGGTTTTGGTAAACCTTTTCTTCCAAAAGCTCTTCCATTACCCAAGGTTCTAGCTGCTTCCTTGGCTTCTTCTTTGTGTGCCTCACCTTCGTGAGCCTCTTCGTATGTTTCTTCTAACTCAACTTCTTCCTCTTCTTCTTCGTCTTCTTCTTCGTCAAATTCAATTTCGTACATCACTTCTTCTTCATCCATGTCTTCCATTTCAGAAACTTCCATGTCCTCCATTTCAGAAACATCCATTTCTTCTTCAGATTCATCCATGTCTTCCATTTCGTCAAGGTCCATCATTTCTTCCAATTCGTGATCTTCACCTTCCAATTGAATTTCATATTCTACATCTGCATTTTCATCTTTCAAGTGAATTTCGTCATCTTCCTTTTGGACGATAACTCCATCTTGGTCACCCATCAATTTGAAAACCTTTACGAGTTCTTCATCACTCATGTTTGTGATGTCGATTAAATCTTCGTCTTCCATTTCATCTTCAAAATCCATTTCGAGTTCTTCGTCATCCATAGATTCCAAATCCTCGTCTCCGAATTCTGCAGGAAGGTCAACGTCCATTTCCTCTTCATCATCAAGGTCGAGTTCAACTTCTTCTTCTCCCTCATCCCCCATCTCGGTGTCGAGTTCAAGATCAAGTTCATCTTCCTCTTCCTGTTCTTTAACCTCTTCAGTGTCACCACCTAAAGATTCTTTTACTAAAGACTTGATTTCTTCCTTCATAACTGAAGCAAGTATTCCTTTTGTGTTTTTTGCAATAGACTCTTCTAAGTTCTTCAACTGTAAGAGTGTATCGTCTAATAGAATTTCTTTTTTGTTCATTTTCTATTTAAGTAGATTTATTTTTCTTAATAAATATACCTATCTATAGAAAAATTTAATTTTTTTTGTATATTGATAAAATTAAATAAAAAAAGGGGTCATTTGACCCCTCTTTTATTTTTCAATTACTTCGTTGATTTTACTTTCAATTACACTTGTGATTCTCCAATCTTCAGTGTACCTTTCAAAAATCTTTGTAACTTTTGCTTCAACATCGGTTACACTAAAACCCCTCACCAATTTCTCTTCTCTTGTTTTTTTGGTTTTACCAGTTTGAATATCTACTGTTTCAAATTGGATTTTTGCAATGAAATATTTTTCGTCCATAATTAATTATTTATCTTCCTAAAAAATCGGAAAGTTTGTTCATTAAATCAAGAGACTTACCCAATCCTTTTTCAGATTCTGGTTTTCTTAAATTTCTTTCTTCTTCTATGTTTTCCTCAAAGTTGAATTTATCTTCAGGTTTGTCAAAAAGATATGCTCCTGGTGTGGATGGTGAACTAACTAAATCAAAACAGATTAACTCAAAGTCGTCTTGTACTTCATTTTGTTCTCCCTTCTTTTTTAAAGTCCCCACCCCTCTTGAAGATATACCCATCGTACATCCTTGTCTCATAAGGTTTGCTGCGATGTCACCAGGTGTAGAAACAATACCTGTTTCGTGAAACGCTGGTGAGGTTAGAAGTCTTAATTTACCCATCAAGGTATTTCCGTCCCACCATACATCATCAATAATGTGTGAAACTCTTTCCAAATCTACAATAGATGATTCGGGGTGATTCAATTCTGAAAGGGAAGTTCCCTTTTGAATCATTCTCTTATAATTTTCTGCTTCTCTTTTTAATATTTTTTCGGGATATAATCTTCCGTTTCTATTTGGAGTATCAAACTTTTGAAGAACAGCATAGAATATAAATGGTCTGGAATGATCTCTCATTGACTTGGATTCCATGATAACCTTTTCGTTTTCAGGATGATTTGGTGAGATATATCCCGCGTCATGCTCTACCAAAATACCTTTACCGGTTTCGTGAGCCTCAAGTACTCTTAGTTGTTCTTTCATTTTTTTTACTAGATAAATATGTTGTAATATAATTATTAATGTCTTTTGAGACTTTTCTTATCGAGTTTTCGTCAACTAATGAACCGAATTCAACCTCAATAGAGACAGTAAAACGTATTAAATAAAACATTCCGTTGTCCCAAGCAAGCTGTGTTGAATTGTCAACTTCACCATTTTCGATTAACTCTTTTGTGTCCTCAGCCAATTGAGAAATCATTTTGGTGACATTTAAAATATATCCATTTCCATCTTCACGAACACCCGATCCATCGGGGTATCCCAAATAATCACTGATTGTCTGAAATATTTTGGAATTTATTTTATCTTTTATTGAAATTTTAATTGCTGTTTCTATGAATATACAAATTATAGATTTTTCATAATCCGAAAAATTCTTAATATTTTTTTTGTTTTCAGAAGATATTACATCATTCCAATAATCATAACAATCTATGTCCCAAAACCCTTGTGTTAACCATCTATCTTCTTTTGTCTCACGATCAAAGAATATCTCAAAATCTCTTAACTTATCAATACGATAGAAATATTCATCACCATCCTTTGATAAACCCCTACTATGATCATCCAACACTTCGAATATAAGTTCATTAAGTTCCTGATCACCGACAGATGTAACATATTTTAATGTTGATGCTGGATATTGGTGATATAGATCAAGTAAAATAGAGGTAGGAATTGAATCACCACTCGATTTAATTTTTTTATAAAAAACTTCAATATTACCACCGAAAAAAGCCTCGATAAATTCTACGAGACTTTTATCGGTTTCTTGTGATAACTCAATAAATTTTTCAATCATATAAATAAATATAATTTACACCAACAATTTTACGGGTGTTTCCATCTTTGAAAGATGAAATGAAAAATACCTGTTGGATTTAAAACTATTTTTTGTAATATATTTACAGATTGTTGTTAATGATTTTTTTAATTGTTCTGATTTGAAATCAATATATTCATCCAAAAATAATGTGATTTCCAAATTCATAAAACTCCTCTTCCCTTCCTGAATTCCTGAGGTTCTAAGATCCAAATCGACGATTGTTCTTCCGTTGAATATATTCAGATCTATTGAATCCAATAATTTGTGTTTAATGTCCCTTCTTAATGTATTGACCACCGATGACCACGATTCAAGATCCGTTATTGGCTCCACCCACGCCTGAATGACCAAATAAATTGATTTCATAGATTTAAAATCTACCGTTCCATAATTTATTTTGAAATCTTTAAATCCATTAATCTTAATTGATTTTCCCTTCTTCATAAAATTCCTTCATATGTAAAAACGTTTATTTTTCGAAAAACATAATAAAAATAAGGGTTATTGTCAAAATTTCGTAAATTCGTTTGTATTTATCGTTACAAATACAACTTATGATAATAGTAGAGGTAAATAAAAAAAATATAGAGGCCGCTCTGAAAACTTATAAATATAAAGTTTATAAGACCCAAGTTCACAAAAAACTGTGGGAAAATAAAGAATATATTAAAGATTCAGTGAAAAACAGAGAAAAGATGAATAAGGCCATCTATGTAAACGACAAGTTTAAGAAAGATTAAACTATCTCGTTCAAGAATTTCCTGAGTTCAAACAATGAACGGTGGGATTTATCATAGGACCCCAACTTTGATTTCAACTGATCCAATTTATCTTCTTCTATAGTATTTTTCTCAAATACAGAAACAATTTCAGATTTAGTTTCCTCAATTAAGTTTGTCAAATCACCTTCAGTTAATTCCTTCATTTCTTTGAGTAATGAAAGTTCTTCCTCTGAAAGACTTTCTAAGATTGGTTTGATTTTGGAATTTGCAATATCCACTTGCATAGATAAAGGAAGATAAATGGTTTCGTTTACCTCATCTTTTTTTTGAAGATTTTCCAACAAAGAAAGTTTTGTCTGAACCTTTTTTTCTATGTTTGTTGAAAAGATCAAATTATCAATAGATTCGTAGTTATTGAATCCCTCAGACAAATACTTTTGAATATCTTTTCTTTTATATAATTCTTTTAATCTATCAATAGATTCATTAAGGAACATTTCACTGAATTCCTTGTCATATCCTTTTTTGAATGACAATTCATAATAGATATTTGTCGCCTCTTTCAAGTTCTTATTTTTTAAGACGTGATTCTTAAATTTGGTAAATGAACTTTTGAAGGTTCCTTTTTTATAACCTTCCACCAATTCATTTTCGAGTTGGGTGATATAACTTCCTAATGTTTTCATACTAAATAAATATTATGATTTTAGTAACTCGTTCAATTTTTGATCAATCTCCTCTAAAGATTTTTTAGCTTTGTTAATGTTTAGTTCAACAACACCGTTTAACATACTATCTTCAAGGATTAAATTCTCATCTCTTTCCTTGGATTCGGGAGTTACTTCTGCGGTGGGAGTTTCTGTTTCAGCACCACCTGTTTCAGCACCACCTGTTTCAGATGCGGGTTCGGGTGTTGTGGTTCCGCCACCTAAATCACCAAAACCACTTAAATCAGGACTTGTTGTTTCTCCACCACCGGGTGTTGTTGCCTCACCAGCACCCGCTTCACCTTCCTCCTTTGGTTTTCCATTACCGTATAACTTGTCAATATTGTCAAATATACCTGTTTTAGTAATTACATTCGGAGTTTCCTCAAGTTCCTTAGCTACAGCTTTTTCAATTCTTTGTTGTTGAATATCCAACTTAATTTCTTCATCACTGAATCCAAGAATGTGTTTCTTAGCCCAAGAAGCAGATACCGCTTGAATACCATTTCCAGGATCAGTAACCGCGTCTCTGTAAAGTGCAATTTTAGATTGAAGTTGTTCAATCTTCAACATATCCTGTTGTGTTGATGGGTTTGTTAGACCCAAAGTGAAGTTATTAAGTTCGTCCTCAAATCCCAAGATATATAGATGAATAATCGCGATTTTATTCAATTCTTGAATCATCGCTTGTTGAATTCTATTAATGGTTCTTGAGAATCTAATATCCAAAAGAGAAAGATTCTTACCATCACCAACCACTTCTTCAAAACCAAGGAATGCTTTTGGTATTCTCAAAGCAGTTAACAATTTCTTTTGAATATATTCAATATCCGCAATTTCACTCAGATTTTGAGCACCCGGTAAAGTATCAATTGGATTTGGTGCGTTTGGATCACGAACAGGAATAAAATAATCTTGGTCTACAGCCATCTGATTATATCTCATATCAACATTACCATTCTTGGGATCCACAATTTGGTCTCTCTTGAATTTGTTGGCAACTCTCTGTACATACGCTTCCACATCTTTGTCATCCATATTTCCAACAAAAACTTTAAAAACCCTTCTTTCAGGTGCTCTTGATGTTCTATAGATCAACATCGCATCTTCAGACAAAAGAAGTTGTTTCCAAACCCTTCTTGCTTTTTCTAACATAGAAGTTCCATAAGGTAATTTTGAGTCGTCACCCAAAAGTCTAAAGTGAGCAACCTCCCACGTATTGAATTCTATATTTTTATTTTTCCATGTGAAAGTCAAGTGAGTGTTTTCAACACCGGTATTCATTGCAACGGTATTAACAACCATACCCCTCTCAAATCTTTCGATTTCAATATTTGGTAGTTGTTGTGCTCCGACAACACCTTGTTCAGGATCAATCTTTAAGTAGAGAAAATTATCACCATACTTACAAGTGTTTCTTGTCCACATAGGTAAGTTGGTGTTGATGTCCAACTTGTTATTGAACAAGTCGGCCAAAATACTTTTGATTCTATTAGATTCTGAATATATTTGAAGAATAAATCCATTTTCGTTCGGAGTGGTTGATTCCTCGGCATAAATGTCCAACGCTGCGGATATTTCGGGTGTAAACTCCATAGATTCATAGTCATAATATGAAGCCAACCTTGTTGGTTCATAATATACGGCTTGTGTGTAAAGATTGTTTTCAACCTTTGACCATTGGTTTGCCAAATACAAACTCTGTTGAGCTTGAAGTTTTTCCTTCTCGTATTCCCCTTTGGATTTGGTTCTTAAAATTTCTTTTTTATCAAACCTATATTGAGGAACTTGTTGATCCAATGTGGAATCTGGTCCAAAGACCCTTGAAAGTCGTTGCCAAATTGTATATTGTTGATTAGTTTGTGCCATAGTAATTAAAATAGTAGTTTTTTCAATAAATACAATATTATTATCTTCTCATTCCTCCGAAGAGCCATAAATATTTCTCTACGTCTTTCTGATTGTAACTTCGATTGGAATCGTTATTTGTTTGACCATAATACGATGGAACACTCGGATTCATAAAGTCAGTTTTATATTTTACACTTTCATTTACCGTCCAAGAATCAATCATTGCTTTTGCTTGTTCGGTAACCTTTGTGAGTTTGGAAAAACTACTTTCACCAACATATAAAGCCATAGCAACAGACATAATCAAGTCGTCATGTTGTCCTTTGATATGGTCGGGTCTTCCGTTTATGTAAACAAACGTCAGTAATTCATTATATAATCTTGATGATCTTATCTTAAACCCGTGTCTAATATATTCTTCAAAAGTTGCAATAATCTGAACCCTTTTGTTGTTAAAATTAATTCCCGGTATTTTCTCTTGTGCTTTTGGATCATATTTCCATATATCAGTTGATACTTGACCATCAATATAAAGGTTTTTATACCCCAACTCTTGCATCTTCCTTGCAGTTGATACACCCATACCACCCGTAATGTCAATAACCACAAATGCGTTGTATCTTTGTGCCCATTTTAAGGCAATTTCAGCGGCAATATCAGGTGGAACTTTGTCCAAAAATTCAACAACCTGTTCTCTTGTATCAAAATCAACTATATTAAAGGTTGTAAAGTCCTCTGAATCACCTCTTGACACATCCACACCCATAATATATTTGTGATCCAATATTGGATCCTCCCAAACCCATAACGCCCCTCCCATCATCTTGTCTTTGGGTTCTTTAATATCATTTTTCTTGATTTTTTCCATAGTTCCAGAGTCAATGACATTGTCACCCGAACCAAGAAAGTTACACTCCAATTCTTGAGACACCTTTCTTCTATCGTATTTCAACTTCTTAACCATAGTTTCAAACCAAGAAGAACAAGGTTTATAACCTTCATTGATTTTTTGAATAACAAATTCAAGATCCAAATCCCAACCCGCACCATCCAACCTAATTACGTGTTCCTCTTCAGAATATTCTTCTTTATTTAACAAATAATGAACTATATCTTTGGTTTTTACTAAATAAAGGTCTTTGGTATATCTTGGATCTCTATACCAATACATTTCAGATATTTTGAAATCATTCATACCCCGTAAAGCTTGATCGTAAATTGAATAATAAATTTGATCAAATCCGTTGGGGGTTGAAATAACTATAACTTTACCACCCGTTGAGAGTGAGGCCATACAAGCCGCCCAGAAATCATCATCAGCTTCAATATATGCCGCCTCGTCGAATACAAGAATAGTTGGGGTATAACCTCTCAATGCGTCTTTTGATGTTGCAACCGCTTTTACTTCACAACCATTTGTCAATCTGAAGTGACGTTGGGAGTTTTTTTCCGATGAAAAACTAACGCCAAACCAATCGGGCCATTGCTCTTGGAACGATCTGATCTTATCTGCCATACCGACGGCAGTATCAAGTTTGTTTGCGATGATCAATATCTTTTCAGGTTTTCCCTTCGGAGCCGTGATCAACTTTTTGGAAATCCAAGCTGCGGTGACAGTGGAAACTCCCGCCTGTCTATATTTTAATGCAATATTTTCCTCAAATTTTTCGAAATCCTCAATCAATTTCACTTGGTCAGGAAACAACTTCAGGGGTACGAACCCCTGAACTGTTTGATCATAAGTTTTCAAATATGTTTTTAAGGCATATTCAGGACTTTTGACACATTTGGCATATTCTAATAATACCTGTTCTCTTGTTAAACCCATCCATTAATTTAAACTTATTCCGAGATTAGAGAGGAAATTATCCAAGTCTTCATCATCATCTTCTGAACCCATAGCATCTTCATATTCTTGATCTTTAAGTTCCTGAATTATCTCTTTTACCATTTTGTCTACAATTTGCTTACCTTTTGGTGTTTCTGCGAGAATTTCTTTCATAGTCTTGAAAAACTCGTCAGTACTCAGAGAGGCAATTCTCGATTTGAGATAGAACTGAATGATTTTCTTGTCTTCGTCAAATAGTTCATCAGGATATGCATTTACCAATTTTTCATAAATGATCGGTCCGACTCTCATATCCCAAATTTCATCTGGTAAAGTGTCTGCAACCCCCATAACCATTTCTGCCGATCTTGGATCGTCAGGTAAACCCTGAGTCATAACCAAATCGTTCACACCTTTAAGTAATTCATGAATTAAAAGTGGAAACCATGTGGCCTGTGCTTTTACGGTTGGAGGATCTGTAGTTTCGTCAACTTCCTCTTTACCCATCATTCCTTCACCACTACCTGCCATATTCAACATTTGTTGGTTAGGCATAATCCAATATAGATAGTCAGCATATGACATTATAACACCATATAATCTTACCAAATCAGGATTCAATCTATCTAATTCTGGAACTACAAGTTGATACATGTAGTGACCTTTTTTTGCACCACCCTGAATCAACGCATTTAAAATTCTTCTTTTTGCGGTTTCCGCGTTAAAATTCTCCATAGAATTCATAAATGACATAAAGTCATCTTGAAAATCTTCTTCTTCGTCCTCTTCACCTCCGAATTGTTTTTCAATTTCATCCTCATCGTACTCTTCTGGTTTAGAACTCATACCTTGTTTTGAAATTTCACCGGGACTAACTAAGTCCGCTTCAAAATTTACTTGATCTGTAATACCGGTCTCCTTCTTTACTAAATCAATTGCTAAATTTTCCAAATATTCTTTGTGACTAGATTGAATCTGTAGAATTCTATTCGATGCACCCATAACCAAAGTCTGTAACTGCATCATACCATTCATTCCCGATAAATTTCTTACACCTGTAAGACGTTTCAAGTTTTCGATAACATCCTTAAATCTTTTACTCGCAATAATTTGTTCGAAAGAATCAGGTATTCCATCGTTATTTTTATCGGGAAGTGCGGGATTTTTACTATAAGGTGTTTCCCCCCTGTTAAAAAGATCTTCCAAAGAAGGATCCATTCTTTCAGGACCATCATATCTTATCGGAGCCTCTAATAAAGCCTTTCTTACTGTATTTTTTAAATCCTGTCTCATTATTTCTCCGCCTTTGGTTTTGGTTTATGCTTTGGTTGAAATGGAGTTTTTCTTTCAGGTTTGGATGGTGCGACATCTGGTTTAACAGGCGCCGGTTTTGTAAATGGTTCAGATTCAAAAATTTCTGAATAACTCATCCAATCAGGTAATTCTTTTCCTGCCTTTGGTTTTGGTTTGTGTTTTGGTTGGAAAGGTGTTTTTCTTTCAGGTCTCGACGGAACAACACCAGGTTCCTTTACAGGTGCGGGTTTTGTTAAAGGTGCTTCATTAACTAATTTAACTAAGTCACCTTTGGTAATACTCGCAGGAATATGTTTTTTAACAATTTTCATTACACTTTCCTCCAAAGATTTGAGATTATCTTCTTTCACTTTTTCGGGTAGTTTTTTGAAGTTAGTGTGTTGAGCAAATTCGTCAGCCATATTACACCATTTATTTCTTTCTTTTTTACTTAATGATTCATCGTTACATTTGGCAAAAAAGTATTTTTGTTGTGATTTGCTTTGAAATTTTTCTTCAATTTCACCCTTTTCACCATTTGATTTTTTTGATTTAATGATGTCTAACATAAGATCAATTTCTTCATCAGATAACTCATTCATCATTGATCTATTATTGTCCGAATCATCATCCATACCATCAGGTGCCATGTCGTCAGCATCATGTGGTCCTTGTTGACCTGTATAATCTTGTCTTGTGAGAGCAGTCAAATCATCCTGATTTTCTTTCATTTCACCCTCACCCGAAACAACAGTCAAAGATCCATCTTGACCTGGAACAACTTCACCATTATTCACAGCCAATCCTGTTCCTTTATTTTTCATAGCTTCAACTTCCCCTTTTGTATAAGTTGTTTTTTTCACAACAGAAGTTTGAGCTTCATTCAATATTTTTTTTGCCAAAATATTTCTTTGGTTTTCACTTAAAGAACGAATTGTTTTGATTGAAAAACCTTCATCAAGTAAGACTTTGATATTTTTTTTGTTCATGGTGTTTGTAATATTTTTTCCTCTGAAAGAACTATATCTCTTTCGTAAAATTTATCCTTTATTATAGAAATATCATCTCCAAATCTAAAGACCAATCTTTGGTTTCCTTCATATCCCGAATCTTCAGATTCCCAAGCCAAAGAAATGACACCATCAACGGCATCGTACATATTGAAGTAATCAGAATTACGAACAAGTTCCAACTTGATGTCGGAACTGCTCAGTTTTAAAACACAATGAATGAACTCCAATAGGGGAGGAAATGGTCTCCCTGAGGCGGGACTTACATCCCAATCTTCACCGTAGACCTCTTCGTTTTTTGAGAAAATAAATTCGTATGTGTTATTTCCTTTATAGTCAGGTCCAAGTTCATTCACATAAACGAGTTTCATTCCAAAAATCCTTTTTGATTAATTTTGAATTCTTCACCATTAATCTTGACAACGATATTTTTCTTGTTTGTTCTTCCGATTAACTCAACCTCTTTGAATTCCTTGATGATTTTTTTGGAAGCAACTTCTTGTTCATATGTTGTAGCCATTTTGTTGACTGACTCAATCATAAGTTGTTTCTTTTTTTCGTTTTTGATTTTGGTTTCCTGAATAACGGATTCACTCAAGTATTTGTTAATAGTTTTTTCAACCTTCGATTCTGCAAATATTGAATCCATAATCTTATCTAAGTCACTTTTTGGTTTCTCCATCATATAATCACCGCCCTCACCTAGCTCCTCTGTTTTTTCAGGAGATTCTGGTGTTTCTTCAGTACCCATTTCCATATCTAATTCCATATCCATTCCACCCCCATCTTCATCCGCGGTAACGTCAACAGATGTATCCTCCAAACCATAATCAATTTCACCCTCCAATCTTTCAATAACTTCATCTTTATCTTCTTCTTTGAATTTTTCTAAATCCATCGCCGAAAGAATCGAATTAATAACATATTTCATATTCGAAGAGTCCAACCCTTGGGTAGAATCCAATTCTCTTAATTTTTGAGAGAGTTTGCCTGTAATTTTTTGAATTGTTTTGAAGTCGGTTCCTTCTTCACCTGATGGTGTTTCCATTCCCATGTCAGGAGTTTTCTCTGTACCGGCGTCCATACCTAAATCGAAATCTAATTCGGATCCTGTGTCAGATCCTGCATCCATAGATGGTTCTGCCGGCATCTCCAAGTCAGTTTGAGCTTCTAATCCTGCGTCCATGCCAAGATCTGCAGATGGTTCATCATATGTTGGTTCAGGTGCGGATTTGGGTGTTTTTAAAACAAATTTCTTTTGTTCACCAAAAAGATTTGTTTCTTCATTCACACCTTGAGTATAGTTAACCTCACGAGCCAACAAATTCAATCTCTTAAGTGCTTGAGAATACGAATTATAATATCGTCTATTCTTCATAGGCTCAATGTATTCCTCAACACCTTCGTTGATAGATTTTTTTATAATATATCCAAGCTTTTCTTTGGCTATGACATACTTTACACCATCACTTAATGTTTTGGAATATTCCACGCTAGATACTTCGTTAACTACCTGCTTTGGAACTTCTTTATATCTTGCGATCTCCAAGATTCTTCTGATTTTTTCATCCCCTTGAAGTCTTTCGCTTCCTAATGGTCTCAAATCTGACATTTGTATTTTTTGTTAATTTTTAATTTTATGAATTTAACCCTCGAAAACCTCCAAGAGTAACGGCGTTACATTGATATGCAATTTCTGTTGTATTATCTCCCTCTGTCCATAATGGAGTAGGAATTGAGTAGAAAGGAGCTGCGTCATTTCTTGCCACACTTATTCTGTTTACGTTAGCGTAGTTTGATTGAGTACAAGCGGTTATTGCCATTATAGTTTTTTATAAATAAATATAGAGATAAATACAAATTATCTTTTTTTCCTACTATGTGATTCTAAAGAAAGTGTTTTGTCTATAATTTTATTTTTAGCATCAAATAGTTTTTGAATATATCCAGCCCTCCTCATATATTTAAAAACGAGGTTTTCATATGATTTTTCCCCACCTTTGAGTAATCCTGCGGATCTATATTTTTTCAATTTATCTTTAAAATTATCCAATATTTCTATAGCTTTTTTGGGTTCCTCGTCATTTAAATTCAAAAATACGTCATCAAATTGTGAAATAACATTCTTAATTTTTCTCTTTAAAATATCTTTGTCAATCTGTGTTTCTTCTTTTTTGGGTATTTCAACCCAATCATTATGTAAGATACTGTATACACCAGAAGAATGATGAGGCTCCAATATATCTTGGATATAAACTTCCACATCATGTCCATAAATTGTAATATCATGAGTGCTGTTAAATAATGTTTTTTTGAGATTAAAATATTCTTTATATAATTCTTCGTTTCCTTCCAATTGTTTAAAATCTAAAATAAAATGTAAATCAACATCTGATAAATCAGACCAGTTGAAATTTGCTAAGGATCCTGTCATTGTGATATCAGACAAAAATATATCAAGATCTAAATATTCAAAAAACTCTTCACTAATTTTCATGAGTTGTTTTTTGATATTTTCTTTCAAAGTTGAATTATCAGGTGTTTGAGGATTGTCCCAAAACTTGGGATTCAACTCATCCTTATATAACAAGGTGTCAACAACCTGATTAATTGAATTCATTTTTTAGTATATTTGAAAGTTTTGGCGATTTCTTTATTAAAAAACGATCCTTGTGATTCTGCCATTCTAAATTTTGTATAAATTTGATGTGGAACCTCTTCATAAGAATACACCAATCCATTTTTAAATGTCACCTCAAGGTTTTGAGTTTTGGTGTCATAAATTGTTTGATTGATGTTTGAGGATTCAATCTCATTTAAAATCCTTGTTCCTTCTATTTTTTCAGATATTATTGCCATTTTTGAAAGGTATTTCTTCTTCTATTATATTGAATTTTGAATAAATATGCTCAAAAAATTTGTTATCGGAAATATCAAACCCATTATTTTGGATAATATTTTTAAAATTTAAAATTTCGTCCTGAATTTTGTTCAGTTGATTTCTTAATACTTCAGTATTATCTGACTCGGATGTCAGATCCACACCTTTCTCACAAAGGTCATTAAACAAAGTCCTGAAGTTTCTATATTCGGAAAGAAGGACCGAGTCGTCCGTTGTAGAAGATAAATAATCGTTAATATTCATGATTATAAATATATCAAGAATTAAAAACCCCTCCGTGAGGGAGGGGTTTCAATTTTACGATTTCAACTTTTTTATTTCATCCCTATATTTTATCGCCGATTCGAAATCTTGTTTGGTTACAGAATTATTCAATTTTGTTTCTAACTCTTTGATTTTTTCTTTGTTGGATTCAATAGATTTTATTTTATCCCTCAACTTAGCCGCGGTTTCATAATCTTGTTTTTCAACAGCACTTTCAAGTTGTTTTTTGAGATCCCATCTTTCACCTGAAGGTTTACTGTTATCATCAGATGTTTTATATATTGTAGTCACCTGAAATGATCCGTCTTCTGATACAAATGATTCTTTGGTCCAAGATCCATTTTCATCATCTCCCGATTCCACGTTCCTTTTACCTCTGATCATATAAGGTGAAGTAAATGAACCGAAATCTTCAAACAAAGAATCAAATTCAGAAAACAAATTGTTAAAGTTAATTTTTTTACGTAACATTTTATTATTTTTTTATTAGTTTATTTCTGAAAATCACTACTTATCAAATTTGTGCCAAACTTCACAAACTGACAAAATGTCATACAAATAAAAAAAACCTGACAAAATTACAAATATTGATTTTTTCATGAAAAACATATATTCTTAAAATAAAAAAAATGATTGAAGATATCGACCCAAGCGAATCCAAAAAGGAAAGAAAACCAAAACAAAATCCAAACTCAAAAACCCCTGTATTAGATAATTTCTCAAGAGATTTATCCAAACTTGCGGAAGTTGGAGCCTTGGATCCTGTTGTAGGAAGAGATGAAGAAATTTTACGGATTGCACAAATTCTTTCAAGAAGAAAGAAAAACAATCCAATTATAATTGGTGAGCCCGGTTGTGGTAAAACCGCCATAGTTGAGGGTCTTGCTCAAAAGATTTTTGAAGGGGATTGTCCAAGAAACTTATGTGACAAAAGAATCGTTTCTTTGGATATGACATCCATAGTTGCAGGAACAAAATACAGAGGACAATTTGAAGAGAGATTAAAGGTGATCTTGGAGGAACTTCAGGAAACCAAAGAAGTTATCGTATTCATCGACGAGATACATAACATCGTGGGCGCGGGAAATAGTTCGGGATCTTTGGATGCTTCCAATATCTTTAAACCTGCTTTAGCTCGTGGTGAAATTCAATGTATAGGAGCTACGACATTAGATGAATATAGACAAAATATTGAAAAAGACGGAGCGTTAGAAAGGAGATTCCAAAAGGTTGTTGTTGAACCACCATCAGTGAAAGAAACGATTCAGATTCTCATGAATATCAAAGACAAATATGAGGATTTCCATAAAGTAATATATCACGATGACGCAATAACCGCCTGTGTTCGTTTGGCGGACAGATATATTACAAATAGAGAATTTCCTGATAAGGCAATTGATATTTTGGATGAACTTGGTGCTAGAAGTCAGGTAACAACAAAACTTCCCGAGTCCATTGAAAAATTAAAAGAAGAAGCTGCGGATATCAAAAAACTAAAACTTGAAGTGGTTAAGGCTCAAAGATATGAAGAAGCCGCAAATTTGAGGGATAGAGAGAAAAAAGTCTTGAAAGAACTTGAAGACCAAAAGAACAAGTTTGAAAAAGAACAAAACACAATAAGAAAAGAGATATCTGAAGATATGGTATATGATGTCGTTGCATCAATCACCAAGATACCAGTATCAAAATTATCGGCTGATGATGTTGACGCTCTGATAAACTTGGAAAATAATCTCAACGAAAAGGTGATTGGTCAACATGATGCGGTTGAAAAGATTTCAAAAGCAATCAGAAGAAACCGTCTTGGAATCAAAGACCCAAACAGACCGATTGGTTCATTCATTTTCTTGGGGTCTACAGGGGTTGGAAAAACATATCTAGCAAAACAACTTGCAAAACAAGTTTTTGGTGATGCAAATTCTTTGATCAGGGTTGATATGAGTGAATTCCAAGAAAAACATTCTCTCAGTAGATTGATTGGATCACCACCGGGTTATGTCGGATACAATGAAGGTGGACAACTAACAGAACAAGTTAAAAATAAACCATATTCTGTTATTTTGTTTGATGAAGTTGAAAAGGCTAACAAAGACATATTCTCTTTGATGTTACAAATCTTGGATGACGGATACATCACCGACTCCACAGGACGGCACATCAACTTCAAGAATACTTTGATCATTATGACTTCCAACTTGGGTGTTAAAAAATTGATGGAATTTGGAACAGGTGTTGGTTTCAATACAGCATCAAGAGCTGCAAACACAGAGGAAATAAAAAGGGATATTCTAAAAAAAGAAGTCAAAAATTACTTTTCACCTGAGTTTTTGAATCGTGTCGATGAGATCGTTCTCTTTAATTCTCTAAATGAAAACGACATTCACAAAATTATTGAGATCGAGTTTGTTCAACTCAAAGATAGATTAGATGAACTTGGTTATTACATCAACTTCGATGATAGTATATACAAACATATCTCAAAAATTGGATATGATGAGGAATTCGGAGCACGACCCCTAAAAAGAGCAATACAAGAACAGATTGAAGATTTTATATCCGAAAATGTGTTAAGGAAAAATATAGTTCTTGATAAAAAATACGAACTATATATGAAAGAGGACAAAGTGACCTTAAGAAAAAAGAGATAAAAAAAAGTGGGAGAAATCCCACTTTTTTCTTTAGATCCTTTCACATCCTAACTTATCGTAGATTTCAATACCTGTATTAACAGCATTCTCGACTTCCTCAACAATGATATATTCATTAGGTGTATGATACCTGTGATAACCACAAGATAGATTAATCATGTTGATGTGAGGGAATAATTCCTTAAGGGCCTTCACATCAGTATAAGGATGTTTTTGTAACTTGAATTCAGGATTGAATGTTTCACTTAAGACGGGTTCCATACGAGTAAAGAATTCAGAGTTACGGTCAAACAATTGGACACCTGAACAATATTCACTCACCATATAGTTCGAAGGAGCGTCAAACTGAACCACATATCCGACATCGGAGAAAAAGTAATTATCCGCTTCAGAGGATCCGATACATCCGACTTCTTCGGACACAAAAAAGGCAATCTTGACGTTATCCAAAGATTCGAGTAACTTCAAACACACATAAATACCACACTTGTCATCACCACCAATACCGACATGTTGATCATTAAACATGGAGTACCCCTGCAAAGCAAGTTTCATCTCTCCATTATCATTTGGTAACATCTTTTCTACAACTCGGATAGGGGTCATAGAATGTACAGTATCGAGGTGGGATACAAAACAAGGATAATATTCTGCAATACCTTTGGTTACATAGATATTTGATAAATCATCCGTGTAAAATTCATATCCTCTGCTATACAAAAAATCCGTGATGAAACTCACCATCAGATCTTCTTGATAAGTTTTAGATGGGACACTGAGTAGTGTTTTGAAAAAATCTAAATCTTGTTGTTTCATTATACAAATATATCAAAAAAAATCTATTTATTAACAAACTTGTAGAATATTTTTTTGAAAATTTGATTTTATCTAAAAAGAATATGTATATTTGTAGTGTTCTTTGATATTATGGGGGCGATTTTGGATTTGACCGGTATGGTCAGGCACAGAGTGCACGTAGTGAGATGAGATCTATCACTTTAATCTACGGTTTCAAAAACAACTGGCGAAACTTTCGCAAAACTTCAGTCTATTGGTTTGATCCAAACTGAAGAGGTTTACGCAGCCTAAGGCTCCGAAAACCTACGGGTCGGTCAGGACATATACCTATGAACAGAAGTCCACTGAAGGTTGGTTACCTTAATAACCAAAGGTTGTAGTACATCTTAAAGTATTACCACCGTGGCTGAACGGTGTGAGAATTCAGATATTTCGGATTATTGTGAATTAATAATGACCTAAACGTGTAGTACTCTCTGTTTGAGATACTAGGGACGGCGGTTCGAGTCCGCCCGCCTTCACTAAATAAACTTAATTTTCAAAAATGAAAAAAATTCTTTACATTCTCCTGTCAGTAACATTCTTAACTTCTTGCGTCGGAATTAAAAACACCGTAAATCGAGCACGTGTTGAAAAAGGTGAATCTTTTATCAAGTACGGTGTTGATGGACACCCTGATGGGATTGAGGTTTTAAAAGGAAGTGAATGTTTAAAGACAGATGCAGAGATTCGTCGATTTAACAGAAAATGGGAGAAACAAGAACGTCGACTTGAAAAAGAAAAAAACAAAGAACTGAATAAAATAAAAAGAAAAATAAAAAGAGTAACTAGACAAACCACAAGACAATTCAAAAAATCGGAATAACAAGTAACTGTATTGTCAAACATTAATTTTATTATTTTGATGACTGTAAGTTCCTTCATTTATTTAAAATATGAAAAATTTAATCTGCCTTTTTTTTCTGTTGACACCAATATGTGTCTTTTCTCAATCTCAATCAGATATTGATTCTGTAAATTACTACTTCAATATTTTACTCAATCATGATAGAGACAGTATTCGCCTTCATCAGAGGTCTGATTTAAATAAAGTTACTATTGAGACAGATGTCACGAAATTTATTAATCCCCTTGAACACCTGGATAGATGTGTTGATGATCTTATGTACACAGGAAGTTACTTTCCTCACACAACAACAAATATTGAAAACTTTTTAGCAACATATAGTCCTTATGATTTTTCAAGTCAGTATGTTGACCCGAAACAGATTGCTTATGAATTTTTTACTCGTTGGAAAAACTCACCAAAAGGTCACTATTATGTCATGATAAGTGATAAAAAATGGTCCAAACGAGATGATTGGGATTATCAAACTTTTATCGTACTATATAAAATGAAATATGATCCTGCAGCAAGAAACAAATGGGTCTTATGCGCGACTTTTACTGTGTTCGAATAAATCAACCTAATTACCAATGAGCCGTACACATTTCGTATTTACCAAAAAATAAATTAGGTACATGTATATTCTATTCAATCGAGTCTATTTTTTGATTTCTTCTCTTTGAATGAGTAATGGAATAATTTTGGGTTTATTACTGAATCTATAAATTTTTTGATTGTCAACGTCTTGATTTGGAATAGTAGATAATATTCACTATATTTGTGAAACGAATGAACTCATAAAAATGAAAAAATTAGTTTACATCCTCCTGTCGGTAACAATCTTAACGTCTTGTGTTGGTGTTAAAAACACCGTAAATCGATCACGTGTTGATGAAGGAGAATCTTTCATCAAGTATGGTGTTGATGGGTATCCTGATGGGGTTGAGGTTTTTAAAGGAAGTGAATGTTTGATGACTGACGCAGAAATTCGTAGATTCAATAATCAGTGGGAAAGACAAGAGCGTAAAGCACGTAAACAATCCAAAAAAGAAGAAAAAGTTTTTTTGAAAGAACTTCATAGAATTACTGAGGAAACTCACAAAAATTTTTTAGAGACTTGTTGCGATGATTGAATGATGAAGTTATTATTTACTACCTATATAAGTAACTTTAATAAGTGAATTACTATCAACGAAAGTATATCCATTGACTCTTTCATTATCAGGAATTACACCCTCAATTTTTCCGCTGAATGTTATTTCTGCTTTTTGTCTACCTTGTTTAAAAAAGTAATATCCTCTAAATGGACCTTCAGTTATTTGTATTATCTCTCTATCTTTACCCTCACCATATAAGGTACTTAAGACATTCAAAAATTTGTCCTTCCTTTGTTCATTAACTTTGATTTCTTTATACCTAACATTTGTTTTGAGTTCTTGTCCGGGTTTTATAACATACATTTCTGAAACTCTATCAACACCTAATTTAACACTATAACCTTCTTCACTGTTATTCTTAACATTAAGTAGTAATATACTTCCTTCTAATTTATTACCAATTACTTTCATGACTGATTTATCTGAAACAATATCGAACAATACGGGATTAGGGAATATTACGGTACTTTCTGTATTTTCAACTTTTTCCACAAAGTCTTGTTTTTCTTCACTCCTATAATTTTCATACCCTTCCACACCACCATATCTAGATACCATTTTCTCCGTATCGACAAGTTTATCCATTTCCTCTTTAGTTGCGGTGTAATTTTGAATTACATTACCACATTTATCCATTACTGCTAAAATTTTATTTTCTTTATTACCTCTATCAGCCTTTGGATTGACACATTGGTGATAAAGTATTTCTCCCTTTTTATTAGATAATTTGACTTCTTGTGTACTAGTATGACAATTATTTGACATACATTTAGTAAATAAAACCAATCGTTCATTATCTTGGAAGTAATAACCTTTCATTATTTGTTCTACTAAGTCAGGTGTGACTTTTAGTTTAGCAACTCTATCTCCACCCACATCTTTTCCTGAACCATTATTTAAATCAGCCACACCTATCAAAGTTTCATTTATGAATACTTGAAACTTAGCCTCATCACATGAATGTCCCCCTCGACAAGGAAATTTACTGTCATACTTTTTATAATAACTTACATCAATCTCAAAATCAATCAAACATGTATCTTCATATACATCTTCGGTTTTTATTGACTCCACACTGATATCGAATTTTATATATTGATCCTCTTTATATTTCGGGTCATTTGCGTTTTTTCGATCTTCTTCTTTAGTTCTATCGTACTTATGTTTTTGTGTACCTAACTCTACGTTTGTTTTAGGTTGAGGGATTATCGGTTTTGTTTTGATAATGCCATTTGTCACATAACTATCAAATATCTCATTGAGATAATTAACTAAGGTCTGTGCTCTTGCTTTTGCTAATGCGCCCGGTTCCATTCTACAACGATCAGTATATTCTTTTGGTGGACATTTTTCTCTATCATAATTAGTAACCGCCGATTCACCAACCTCGAGGTTTATGGTTACTTTAGCGTTTGGATTTTCTTTTAAAAATCGGGCTATATTTTCTAAACCAGTTTTAATTTTTTCTTGAGACTCTGGAGATAAAGAGGTAAATTTATACTTACCTTGTTCAAAATTATTAGATCCTACGTCTATTTTTAAACTTTCTGTTGAGGTTTTTGTACTTACTTTAGTTTGTTCTTTACTTCCGAATGAGGGTTGTTGTTGCTCTGAAATCAAACCCATCATTTCTTTAATTCTACTGATTTCAACAATAATATCCTTTTTCATACTGAATTTTCTCAATAAATAGTTGTATAATTATAAAAACGGTTGTATATTCGTAAAAATTTTGATAACACATGAAATTTTTGACCCTCATCCCTCTTTTGTTCTTCTCGTTATCGATGAAATCCCAAATCACAGGTATGACTCCAAAGATCTACACCTGTTTTGAATTAGAGGGGAAAGACACGATTATTGTTCCTTGTGAAGAACATCCTCACATCATCTCAAATACCCGTAACTTGGATCCTAATAAAACTAATATCGATTCACTCTGTCATCAAATGAGTTTGAATTTTCATAACCACTTGAACAAAGTAAGGAGAGATTTGAATTTGAGTACATTATCTTATGATTCTTCTATGTTTATCCTCTTAACTCATCCTCACAACTTATGGCAAGTTAAAAATGCAAAAGTTTCACATAGTGAAGGTAACTTAACATTATCTGAAAGATTTGAATATTACGGATACAACGGTATTGGAGAATGTGTGGCATACAATTTTAGATTTGATGAAACCCAAGAAAGTATGTTTCTAACTCAATATCGGGATAGTCCTTCTCATTGGAAAATTCTTACCGATCCAAAATACAATTATATTTCAATCTCCACCCTTTATGATCAAGATAAAAGAAGGTTTTACTCAACTGTAAATGTTAGAAAATGAAAAAGTTATTTTTGTTAATGATTACTTGTGTTAACACCGCGTTTTCACAAGATGTTAGTTTAATTGAAAAAGAATTACTTCGACTTATCCAAGAAGAAAGGACAAAGGCGGGTTTAAATGAGGTTATTCATTTAGATATTTTGGATAGAACCGCAGATATTCAATCCGCTTATCTGTCAACTCTTAGTTATATTGGTGATGTAACCCATTCACATCCCAATAAATCGTTGGAAGAACCTGAACAACGGTACATGAGTTTGAGAAAATATAATGATTATACTCTTATTTTTGAAAATATCACAGTTTTCACATACCGAGCATCTGAAGGTGAACTATTAACCGCCTTACGTGCTCATAATAATTTTATGAAGTCGAAAGGTCACGCTCTTCGTGTGATGGATGATCCAACCTGTATTTTTACCAAAGATAGATTACCTTATAATTACGGACACAGTATTGTATACGACAAAAAAAATAACTGGATTATCGTGGTTCAAGTATTTCAAATTAGTTTTAAATAATTTAGATGTATTTCCAAAAACACTTGGAATGTCATTATCTATTATTAGGTGTGAAATCCTTAATAAAAGACAAAATAAGAATCTTGTAGAATAACCATTTCAATATCCACTCCTTATGACAAAGAACAAAGAAGGTTTTACTCAACTGTAAATGTTAGAAGATGAAAAAGTTACTTCTGTTGATGATTACTTGTGTTCACACTGCGTTTTCACAAGATGTTAGTTTAATTGAAAAAGAATTACTTCGACTTATCCAAGAAGAAAGGACAAAGGCGGGTTTGAATGAGGTTATTCATTTAGATATCTTGGATAGAACCGCTGAGATTCAATCAACTTACTTGGCCACTCTTAGTAATATTGGTGATGTTACCCATTCACATCCCAATAAATCGTTGGAAGAACCTGATCAACGTTACTTGAGTTTGAAAAGAGGGGATATTTCTACTTCTATTTTTGAAAATATTACAGTTTTTACGTATCGTCCAAGTGAAGGTGAACTATTAACCGCCTTACGTGCCCATAATAATTTTATGAAGTCGAAAGGTCACTCACTAATTGTAATGAATGACCTAACTTGCGTCTTTTCTGAAAATAAACCAGAATATAATTACGGACATAGTATTATTTTTGACAAAAAAAATAATTGGATTATTGTAGTACAAATATTCCAAGGTAGATATGAAAGATGTTGAAATCTTACTCCAATCCTTAGAAATCTATCAGTGTTAAAAAATTTTATCTTGCTCGATAATTAGGTTGATCGTCGGGGATATAGAAAACAAAATAACTTTTCGATAATCTAATCATTTTTATTTGTTTTCCATCAACTACATGAACTTCTATAGCGTCATCACCACCATATCTTGTATTTTGAGTTGTCATTGGACCTACCCAATAAAAATCTCTTGGTACATTATTAAAATCAGGAGCATATTGATTTTTTGGTTCTATGGTACCAACTAAATTGTTACCTACATAAAACTTATCTTCACTTATCGAAGCTTTCATTTGACCACTCAACTTTGGTATATTTAAACTTTTTGCCAATTCATAGGAAATGAACGTACCTTCATTACCTCTCTTATCGTAGACCAAATAACCGTCAATAAATTCTCTACGACCTTCCTTGAATAATTCAACCTTGACACTTTGATTCTTCGGAAGGGTTCCAACCTCTGATTTTTTCGTTGCTTCGTCATCTGAAGGCAGTGGCCGATTAACCACCAAAACTTCAGCGTTTGGATTGAGAACAATTGTTCTAAATTCTTCACCTCTTCTATTTGGTTGTCCATAATAATTTATACCCGGTAAAACATTAATCTTTAAGTCAAAACCGGTAGCTTCTTTGATTTTTTCTATTAATACTTTAGCATATTCATTAGCTCTATTATCTGCCAAATATTGGTTCATCTTTTTAGGATCTGTTTCACCATTATACGGTTTTGGATCAGGATGATCTAAAGAACTGTAACCCTGTGGGACCTTCAGTGTTGGTGTGGCAGAGTCTGCGCTTCCCTGTATCGTTACATTAGTTAATTTATTACCTCCACCCATTTTTATATATTCAGTGAATAATTTAACAATTTGTTTAAATTTATCAAGTGCCTCAGGATACTTATCAAAGTATGGTTTAACCATATTATCCGCATATGGTAAATCACCACCTTGAAGTGTAAATTTTTCTAAAGTCATTTCCTCTGAAGGTTCCGTAATTTTTTCTGTGGAATCTTTTTTTACCTGAGAGTTATAAACATATTCTCGAACAACAAATCCCTCTTCACCAACATAATACGCAAGAGGTTTGCCGTCCAAAACGGAAAAGTTCAAAGTACCACTATCTCTATTCTTCCAACTGTAAGGGAGATCCTTTTTTCTTCTTCTATATTTTTTAACTTTCCTTTGACCGACCACATCACCAGGAGTTTGTTCATTTACAAACCCCATCATCTCTCTAATACGATATATTTCGGATAAAACTTTCCTTTCCATATGATTTTTCTTAATAAATACCTATGCGTTTCGAAAAAAATTTGGTTTATTGAAAAACAATTCATATATTTGTGTTCTGAAAAAACAACAACATGAAAAAGGTATTCAACTTGGGTGTTGGCAACACGATCAAAATGAACCGCAAGTTCGGAATGCAGATCAAGGAAAAATATGGATTGACCTTTTTTCCCCGAGTTGTGGATGTGGTTGGATTGGTTGACCTTGACAAAACCAACATGAACTTGGTGATCAAGCTCACCAAAGAAAATGGAAAGGTTTGCCGTTGTTGCGGGGCAACCCTCAAGACACCAATGTCACAACTCACCAGCATCGGACCGGTATGTTCCAAACACTTGGGAGTGAAGTTCCCAACCACACAGAACCAAGTTGAATCGTTCCGTCAAGAAATTGAAAACAAGATCGAATCTCTTGGTGAATTTGAAATCAAAATCCCGAAGAGTCAGATTGACAAATGGGAAGGGGATGCATCGATGCTCGTCAATGTTCTCGTTTAAAAATTGAAAAACTTGTTGAGTTTTTTCAGAGTATAATATGAGGGAACCCATCCGTTGAAATTAAAATCCGGATCTACCTGTTCCCTCATATTTTCTTCAAATTCTTTGGCTTCGATATTATTCTTATATGTAATACCTGAGACATATTGAATTATATCTTTTGGATGATATCCGCTCAACATACCAAAGACAACGGTCATGGGTTCACTTCCAAAAATGGATTCAAATCCTTCATCGGGAAACTTACTTAAAATAAAGGGCAACAATTCATTCATTTCTTCACAAGCATCCTCATCATCCTCATCCAAACAGTTAATAAAAACATTCCAAAGATATTGATCATCATACGGATGAAAATCATATACATATGAAACATTTGTTCCATATTTTTTGTCAAATTCAACCGATGGTTTTTCGTTTAGATAAAATTTCATAGATAAAATTTCATAGATAAAATGAATACTTTTTATAAATACCTTGAGAATTATAAATCACAGAATTGGTTTATCAAAACGTTAACTTTGATGGTTTTTTTTCTTCCTGGAGGTTTGTTGCTTCTTGGAGGAATTATATTAATCGATAACTTAATTAAGAATTTTAGAAGTTCATGAATATTTATTAATATAAAACAAAAAAGCCCATGAACACAGAAAAATTTAAATCAGTTGTAAGACACGCTCTCACAGCTATCGGTACCTTATTGGTATTCTTTGGATTGAACAGTTATGTTCCTTTGGTTGATTATCTAACGGAGAACTTGGACGGAACAGTCCAAGCTATCGAAGTCCTTGTCGGTTTTGTATTGGTCGTCTTTGGTTTCTTGAGAAACAAAGACCGGTTCCAACTGTCGAATAAGGAAGAACAAAACGGTTAAACACCTGAAGCCCTCCACCAAAAAGTGGAGGGTTTTTTTTGATTATAAAATTAAAATAAACTATAATTCATTTAAAATTTTAATTATGGAAGCTGTTTTGGTTTTAAACGCAGATTATACACCCATCAATACAACAACTTTAACGAGGGGATTCGTCTTGGTACATAAAGGAAAGGCTGAAATTTTGAAAGGAGGAGAAAAACCCATCGCAACTTCGATCGGAAATTTTATCAGACCGTTGATCATTCGTCTTTTGCATTATGTAAGTTTTAGACCCGTGAAATCACGTATCTCAAGACACAAGATATACAAAAGAGATAATCATGAATGTGTTTATTGTGGAACCAAAAATGATCTATCCATCGATCACGTAATTCCAAAATCAAGGGGAGGAGGGAATACTTGGGCAAATCTTGTGACTTGTTGCAAGAAATGTAATTCAAGGAAGGGGAATAGAACTCCTGAAGAAGCAAATATGAAATTTGTAAAAAAGGTTGAAGTACCCAAAACTTTCTGTGGGATCTTTACAGTTGAAGCAGAAAAAATGTATAATGAGTTTATGACAAGTTTCTCTTATTGATTTTTTTAGAATAATTCATATATTTATAATCAGAATTTAAAACAATGCTCAACAAAAAAGGACATATCAAAGGATTTAACGGCTGTGATTGGCAGCAGGAACCACCATGTCCATTTGTTCGGGTATAAAAAGTATATTTTTAAAAAAAATGTAACCCGAACAACAAAAGTTCGGGTTTTTTGTTGTATATTTGTGTTGTTCTTTGATATATGAGGAAAAAAAAAGCAATGGTAGCTCAATGGTAGAGTTCCAGTCTTCCAAACTGGATGTTGTGGGTTCGAATCCCATCCATTGCTCAAAAATAGTCAGGTAGTGGATATGTAAGCGGGCTCAAGCTCGGTAAGTCGAAAAGGTATGATCCTCTTTACGAGGCCACATTGCAGGTTCGAATCCTGTCCTGACTTCAAAATGCGTCAGTAACTCAATTGGTAGAGTGGTTATCTCCAAAGTAACAAGTTGTGGGTTCGAGTCCTACCTGACGTGCCAATAAGGTCGGATGTCCGAGTGGTTAGGTGAATCTCTGCAAAAGATTTAACACTGGTTCGAATCCAGTTCCGACCTCTACTTCTCCATAGTATAATGGTAAAACAACGGATTTTGGTTCCGTGGTTTTAGGTTCGAGTCCTGATGGGGAAACAATGTTATATATTAGGTGTGGGCATGACCACAAATAAACAAAGGCGGGTTGGTTTCCCAACTTCGGAGAAATTCGGAGAGTCTGAGTTCGATTCTCACCCACACTCTAATATATAATTAATTATAAAATGGCCCATTCGTCTAAAAGTAAGGACATTTGGTTTTCATCCAAAAAATCTCGGAGCGTTACCGGGATGGGCTACTAATAAAGGTCTATTGGTGAAGTGGCTATCATACCTGCCTGTCACGCAGGAGTAGAGGGGTCGGAACCCTCATAGACCGCATTTGTTTTATTAACTCCACCGAAAAACCCACAAATCTTTAGTTTGTGGGATAAAAGGTTTGATTAAACATTTCTTAATTTAGGAATATTTATTTACGTGAGAGAGCAAATACGCAAAATTCTAAAAGAATTATTTTCAGGTGACGGTTCCGTAACCTTTAGTTTTCGTGATATGAAGGCTTTTAAACCAACATACACTAATGCTCCGTGGAGGGTATACTTTAATGGTTTAAAAATAAAAGATGGTCAATATTCACATGGTGAAAATACATATATAGATTTGATTGGAAATGATGTTGAGTTGAGAGGTATTAATCCTATAGATTTTATGAGTGATGGAAAATCGGGTTACGTTGACCTTTACAAACTTGAAGAAATAAAACCTGATATTCGTGAAATTTTGTTCGGTAGTAAGGATAGTGGAAAAGTAAAATCAGGTGTCGGTCCTGTAACCTTTAGTTTTCGTGATATGAAAGCTTATAAACCAACATACGGTCCGTGGAGGGTATACTTTAATAACTTAGAAACCAAAAAAGGCCAATATTCACATGGTAAAAATACATATATAGATTTGATTGGAAATGATGTTGAGTTGAGAGGTATTAATCCTACAGATTTTAATTTTACGGAAGATGGAAAATCGGGTTACGTTAAGCTTTACAAACTTGAAGAAATAAAACCTGATATTCGTGAAATTTTGTTCGGTAGTAGGAATAGTGGAGAAGTAAATTCAACTTTAATTAGGAGTGCGTTAAAAAAGGCGTTTCCAAATAATTGGAAAGAACGAGATGAAATATATAGCGCAGGTATTAGAGATATAAATACAATAGGTGAAAGAACGGGTAAGGGCGAGTCATGGTCAATTATGAATTATTTTGATACAAAAAAAGAAGTACAAAAAAAAATATCACAAAAATGGAATAATGAAGGTGAAGGAGATTTAGAGGAATGGTTAGTTGATGTATTTAAAAACGACAACAATTTTATGAAAGAGTTATTGGATATCCAATGGAGGTCAATAGAAAATGGTTATAATACTGAGATATATGCCTCAGAAGTAATTTCTAATCATATACCAGGTAATCTTGAGTTGTTCCCTCCTGGTTCTATAATTGACCGATACGGTTCAATAGACATGATTATTGGGGGTCAGAGTTTTCAAATAAAACCTTTATCTGGTCTCCTCGTAAAAGACGGTAAATATTTTGTTAAAACTTATGGTATGAAGAAGGACTATAAAAGTAAAAAAATTGATTATATTGTTTATGCAAAAATAGGTGGTAAGGTATATGTTTTCCCTAATAAAAACTATGAAGTAGGTGGTGGAGGTAGTGAAGTGACACATTTTGAAAAACCTACAATCTATTAACACCTTCAGTTAAAGATTAATTTACGTAGATCGAAAAAAGTCACATCAAAATTTGGAAAGATCAATCTCTTGCCATACCTTTGTGGTGTTAAAACAAACACACCATGAAAAACGTCATCTCCAACCCCCAAAAACGGATCGGCCGTGTAACCAACAACTTCGACTACGAAACCGTAGCGAAGGTCGTAAAGGCTCTGAACCGTGAGGCGATGTATACTTCTTGGTTGGAAGTGTCACCCGACTCTTTCAACGTCCAAACACTCAAGGACTATACCACCGTCGTGATGAACCAAGCATTCACTTCCTACGAACAGGAAGGAGTGACCAACTTCGGGATGGGTGGGTTCATTGTGGACATCCGAAACCACGAAGACAAGGTAAACGTAAACGTGGCTTACGTGATTGATGAGATGGACGCCTACTAATAGTAGGCTCCTCTCCCCTCCCCAAAAATATAGAATAGAGGGAGGGGTTGAAACTTCAGAAGATTTGTTGTATGTTTTGGGTGTTCTTTGAAATATTGAAATAGGTATACAAAAAATGGTAGACGAATATATTTATATATTATGAAACCATATGTATATAAAATAACGGGTAAAAATAACACCTATTACTATGGTGTAAGATGGAATTACTTCGGTAGTCCTGAAGACGACTTATTAGTAAAGTATTTTACATCATCCGATTACATAAAAGAAATTATGAGTAAAAATGGTGTTGATTTCTTTTCAGGAGAAATAATTAAAATTCTGAACACGAGAGAAGAGGCATTACAATTAGAATATGAATTAATTAAAAAGTCAATAAATGATGACTTATGTCTTAACCGTGCAATTGGTAAATGCACTATTTGGGACGAATTTTTATTAAAAAAACTTTCTAACTCGATGCAACATAGGTGGGAGGACCCTAATTATAGATCAAAAATCGTAGAATCAAAAAAAGGCGAGAAAAATCCAAATTATATGAAACCATCTTGGAGAAATGTAAATAGTGATGTCCAATCATGGATGAAGTCTTTTCAAATATTTGACGATTACATCAATGAAAGTTGGGATTTCACTAAATATGGATTCGGAAGACTTATGTTACAAAAAAGATATGATATCTCTCAAGGGACCTCAAGATGTCTTATTAAAAAAATAAAAAATGGTTGGTCCCCATATAATGATATTGATTTTATAGATTTTTATAGAGAAAACACGTCCATGGCCGGATGATGAAATTGGTATACATGTTTGACTTAAAATCAAATGGACCGAAGGGTCCGTGCGGGTTCGAGCCCCGCTCCGGCTACCGCAACAATTAAAACAAATGAAAGTAATTTTTATGGATCACGATGGTGTGATCTGTTTGGAATCTGAATGGGGTTCAAGATTCGATAAACAAAAGAAATATGATCCACGCCCCACCATCAAAGAAATCCCAATCTTGGATAGGTTTGACAACTTCAATCATAGTTGTGTTGAATGTCTAAATCAGGTCATCAGAGACACCGATTGTGAGATTGTAATTTCTTCTGATTGGAGAACTTGGGCAACTTTGGAAGAAATCGGTGAATATTATGAAAGTCAGGGGATCATCAAAAAACCAATCGGTTTTACCCCTTTCATCGATCGAAGTGAAGTTCCACCTGAGTTCGAATTCAAGATGGGTCTTGGGTTAAACCAAACCCGAGTTTTGGAAATCAGAAAATGGTTGAACAACCATCCTCACGTCGTATCATGGGTCGCAATCGATGATATGAGACTTGGAGAACAGGGGTGGGGTTTGGAACATTTTGTTTTGTCAACAGATCACAAAAATGGAATTTGTAATTCCGAAGTTAAAACCTTATTGATCGAATATTTGAATCAACCGGTTCTTATATTGTGACAATAAGTTGGAAGGTTACCCAAGTTGGTGAAGGGGTTTGTTTGCTAAACAAATAGGGCGAGGAATCGTCGCGTGGGTTCGAGCCCCACACCTTCCACAAAAAAATAATGTTATGATCAAAGTACTCGGAAATATTCCAACCTCTGAATTTGGACTTGCTTGTTCGGGAGGGGTTGACTCTATGGCCGTTTTGGATTTTTTGAGAAGATCAAATTATAATCCACACGTCCTTTATTTCAATCACAATACAGAACACGGTGATGATGCTGAAAAGTTTATCACCAAATATTGTGAGGAAAACGGTTTGAGTTTGTTTGTTGGAAGGACAGATCAAAAACCAAAATCCAACAAGGAAAAGATGTGGTCTGATTTGAGGTATGAGTTTTTTCGATCATTTGATTTTCCAATCGTAACGTGTCACCATTTGGATGATTGTGTTGAAACATATATTTTCACTATGACGAGGGGATTTCAATCGGTCATCCCTTATCGTAAGGAGAATGTTATTCGTCCTTTTCTTTTGACTGAAAAGTCTGAGTTCGAAAGTTGGTGTAAAAGGAAAAACGTACCTTTTATTCAAGACGAATCAAATAACTCGGTGGAATATTCAAGAAATAGAATCAGACATAATATTATTCCCGAACTTCTAAAGGTCAACCCCGGTCTTAAAACTGTTGTGAAAAAAATGATCAAAAAAGATTTGGTGAATTGAGAAATATGTAATATCTTTGTGGTGTTCTTTGAAATGTCGGAATAATAAAACCCTCCCATAGCTCAATCGGTTAGAGCGTCGGACTCATAATCCGCAGGTTCTTGGTTCAAGTCCAAGTGGGAGGACTATTTGACTCTATATCTCAATTGGTAGATTATTACCTTCCAAGATTGAGAATTCAAATTTGTCTCCTTCTTACAGGTCGAAAGTTCTTCACCTACAGGCTTGTTGGGCCTTTCCTCTTCTGTGAAAGAGGCTTGTTGGGCCCTTCCTGGCGTGTTGAACTCGACCCTTTTTCTCCCTTAGCTCAGTCGGTTAGAGCGGTTGACTGTTAATCAATAGGTCCTTGGTTCAAGCCCAAGAGGGAGAGCAAAAAATAAAAATTATCTAAATCACTATGAAAAAACTAATCAACATCACAGGATTTGCGTCACTCACACTCTTCATCCTGTCATTTATTGTATTTTTAACTTGTATCCTTTGGGATGTGCCACTCGACGGTACCCTACTTCACGACCTAATCAGATACTCTCTAGTGGGTGGGTTGACCCTTAGTTACATTTGTTTTTTCATGTTTGTTTATCGAGAGTTTAAAGACTAAAAACACAGTCAGGTGGCGGAATTGGTTAGACGCACTCCTCAAATAAGATGTGTATAGGCTACGCGCTAATCCTATACGTACAGGTTCGAGTCCTGTCCTGACTACTAAAATAATAAACTAATGAAAACAATCTTTATCGGAGACATTCATGGTCGAGACATATGGAAAAAAATCGTAGAAAGTGAAAAAGCTGATCGGGTTCTTTTCATCGGGGATTATTTTGACAGTTTCGACATTGGATCAGCAGAACAACAATATAATTTCAAGGAAATTATTGAGTTCAAAGAAAAAGGTGAATGTGAGGTCATTATGTTGATTGGTAATCATGATTTCCATTATATTAACACTTACGAAGTGTATAGTGGATTTCAACGGAGTGCAGGACCAGCAATTCAACTTCTCATTAAAGAAAACCTACACCACTTTCAAATGTGTTATGAGATGGATAATATTTTGTGTTCACATGCGGGTATTGGTTATGATTGGTTGGTAAATCAAAATAGATACAAGGAAGGAGAACCTATCTCTAACTTTGTAAATGAAATTTGGAAATACAAACCACGAAATTTTGAGTTCAACGGAATATTTGATCCAACAGGTGATGATATCATGCAAACACCGATTTGGATTCGTCCAAGAAGTTTGATGTCGGGAAATAAAAATACTTTTTTAAATGATCAATATATTCAAGTTGTAGGTCATACAGAAGTTAAAGAAATGCCAATGAAATTGATGTTGAAAAATAAATTATTTCTAATTGATGCTTTGCCCGTTGGTAATTACTTGATCTACGAGGAAAATTATTTTATGATTGGTGTTGTAAATGGGTAGGTTTGTCCGTGGTAACGGTCTGATGGGGGAAACCCTGTCAGACTTCCTGAACTAAAATCCATCACAAGGTCCCTCTCTTGGGTGGGGTAATGGGGGAAAAAACGGTCATTTTGGGGGTATCGCATAGTGGCAATTGCGGCTGACTGTAAATCAGCTCCTAACGGTTCGGTGGTTCGAGTCCATCTACCCCCACAAGTTATATCGGGATATAGCGTAGTCCGGTCATCGCGCCTGCTTTGGGAGCAGGAGGTCCCAAGTTCGAATCTTGGTATCCCGACAAGGAAGAGTTCTTTGACATTAAAAAAAATTAAAAAAATGACAATAGAATTATTAAATTTCGTGGGGGGTATGATACTATCAGGTTTTATTGGTTTGATAGTGTTTTTAGTTTCCGTGAACAAAAAAATCAAATTGTTGCAAGAAAAACAACAAGAAATAGATGACATAAGAGAACAAATGTCATACGATCATTCCAACTATGCTCGTGATCGTGAAATGATGGATAGACGTGTTTCAGAAGTTGTTGATGACTTGTCTCGTGAGCTTGACTTATCAAAAGATCACCTTCACAGACGAATCGATGAAGTTGAGATGAACTTTAATCGTGATTTGGACAGTAGATTAGATAAACTAGAAAACCGATTGACTAATCGTTATGGGTCAATCATAATGGGTGAATAAATAAATAAACAAAAGAACTCTTCCTTTTCTTTAAAATATTTGGTAATTCGGTGAATTGGTTGTATATTAGTTTCACTAAAGAAAACCGATATGGAAAACCTTTTTGATTTCTACTCTGTTGAGATTTGTTCTCCTCGCAAACGATCTATCTACAATGCGTTGGGTAAGAAAGTGAGTTATTCCGATGGTCTTAAAAGTCGTAAGGTTCTAGATAACTCTGTTTTTCCGAAATATGAATATTCATATAATGTAGGTTTCTCTTCTATCATGAATTCTTCACCCGAAGAAGCTTCTGCAAAGGCAGATGAGATTGCAAACAAATATCGGAATATTGAAGATGTCCGAGTATTGATCAAATACCATTGTCGGGATTGATATAAATAATAAATAAATGAAATTAAATGAATATAAAACTAGTTCACATTCTAACTGAAATTGAGTCAACAAGAGAAAAAAATTCAATTTTATCTTTGTCACCGTTGGGTAATTTGGGGATTGAGTATAAACAACAAATAAATCCGAGATATCTTGGAGAGGATTGGAAGATAAGACCTGCAATTACTCAATCAGAACATACAAATCATGGTCCTGGTCATTATGGAGCTTATCAATCATTCAAGCAAGCATTCTTGGATAATTTCACAGATGATTTGGACGCATTGATCGTGTGTGAATGTGATTGCGTTCTTACCTGTTCACCTGAGGAATTTGTTGAAAAAGTAAAAGAAGGTATAGAATTTTCGGAAAAACATAATTTGTCACACTTTTCACTTGGATCTAATTATTGTAACGGTTTTTTACAATCGTCTTTCAAAGAAGTTTATGATGAATCAAGTTTCTATGTAACTGACAAAATTATTATGGCCCATTGTTTGGTCTTTCCAAAAAAAACCAAGAGAGTTTTGTTCGAATCATTAGAAAAATTCTCGTGGGATACACCAGATATTTGGTTCAATGAAATTTTTTGGAGGAACGGATTGAATCGATTCGGAATCCTGAAAGAAAAAGTAACAATACAACATGAAGGTATGTCTTTGATTGATAATCATTGGAAACATAGTCAATAATCAAAAATGACCTCTTAGCTCAGTTGGTAGAGCAATACACTTTTAATGTATGGGCCGGCGGTTCGAGCCCGCCAGGGGTCACTTTTTTTTTCAAAATAATTTGTCTATTAAATTTTTTCCACATATATTTTTATAAAAAAAATGCAAAGTTATAGAGTTCTTGTTAGTGGTTGGGAGAATCACTTTCGTACATTCGGGTTAGATAAATCTGATATTGAAACAATCAAAGATATTTTGATGAAAAACGACACAGATAATATTGTGTCAGTTTATGAAGAAATTGAAACCATGCTCAGTCTTGCTGGTATGGAACTTATGGATATTTCACGACCACATTTCAATCTTGAAAATCTTTGGTTCAAAGTTGAAGATTCCGATAATAATGTGGTTTGTGAATTTATCGGAACTGAAATCAACAATCATGAGGAATTTCAGGATGAAGAAGATTTGTCAGAAACTTTCGATATTATGATGGATGAAGAATTCGAAAATGTTATGTTGTTTGTTGACGAATATAAGGGAGGTCTTTTTGAATTGAATATCGAATCCGATACAATTCCACAACCATCGGATTTTTCATTTGTAAGCGGATCAGTGGTTGCACCAAATTTCGAGATTGATTTTATCTCCAAAATCTTCTTTAAGGGGGAAATTTGTGCACCTCAATACACGTTGGACAACGATCATAAGGGATCCTCTGTGTATATGGTAAATGGTGATATTCTTTAATATCGAAGTTTGACATTTTCCAAAATCGAATTATATTTTAATAACCAAATGAATGAAAACCATGATTGAGAATCAAACACCATATCTTGGAAAGGTAAAATTCAGGTTCCAAAAATCTCCGAATTATATCGGGAAGAGTATCCTGAACCAAGTTCATTTGGATCTCGGATTTGTTAAGTTGGTTAGTAGGGTTTTTCCCGAAAAGGACAAGAATGGATGGATTCCGGACATTAACAAAATTTATAAGATTAACAGATTTACCGGCGGATACATCAGGAAATATTCTTGGTCTCACTCGGGAGAAACCTTTAACATTCCAAACTCATTTGTTTCTAAAGATGGAACTTTGATCGGAGATCTAAGGACAGGTTGGTCGTATTATCAAAACAATTTAAAAGTTTGTGATGATTTTCCAAAAGGTGTTGCGATCAAATACGATGATGTTGAAAAAACAACTCATTATGCATCTCTAAAATATGGAACACCAAAAATAGTTGGATATGTAACTTCAACACATAGGGGTGAATCATTATTCAAAATCGGTGATAGATACTTTGAATCCGACTATATTCCAAACATCCAAGATTATGATGAAAATGAATGGAATAAATACAATTCCGAATTTATTCAATCTATAAAAAACGCAAAAGATTCCAACGAAAGAAAAAAGATTGAAGAAGGTGGAATCAGAAATTTCATACCATTTTCAAGGTTAGGAAAAAAAAAGATCAAGACATTGTCTGAAGCAAAACAATCAGCAATAAATCTGTATACATATCTTTCGTCATGACCAAGACTGCCGGAAATATTATAGTGGAGGAAATCAGAATTGGTGACATTCATTATGAATATGATGGCCCAATTGGCATCAAATGTCAAGTAATCGAAGTTCCAACACAAGATCAAAACGGAAATTGGACGTGGGTAAGTAAAAATTTAAAATCAGGTAAATTAATTCATTTTTTTGTTAGTGAACAGTATCCACAATTTTCACCGAAGCTTTATGATTATAATGCTTATGATGTAAAAGAATGGATATAAAAAATTTTATCAGAAAAATAAGAATTCTTTGGTTGAAATTTCAAAGGGAAACTTATTGGAATAAAGTCAACAAAAATTGGAGATGATTAAACCACCAACCAAGATTGAGATTAAAGAATCCCTCGGTAAAGGGTGGGGTGTCTTTGCAACTGAAGACATCGAAGAAGGTGAAATAATTGAAGAATGTTTAGTCCTGACCTTACCTATTCAAAAGGGTGAGGTCAGTTCTTTGTTTTTGGACTATCGTTTCAATTATCCACAACAAGGTGAATGGACAGAACAAGTATTAGGGATGGGATATGCATCCTACTATAACCACTCAAATAACGCAAATGCTTATTGGAGGGATCATCCGACTCTCAAAGCGTTTCAATTCATCTCAAATAGGAAAATATTTAAATATGAAGAAATTTTTGTATATTATGGTGATGATAGTTATTGGGGTGATGGAAGAACTCACGTAAATATTCTTTAATTCTAATAACTCATTATATTTATATAAAAATAGAATTTTATTAATGAAAATTAATGGTGTAACACTTACAGGTGGATCTTCAGGAACATCAGGTTCGAGCGGAACATCAGGTTCGAGCGGAACATCAGGTTCGAGCGGAACATCAGGTTCGAGCGGAACATCAGGTTCGAGCGGAACATCAGGTTCGAGCGGAACATCAGGAGTTGCAGGTGGTGTTAGATATAATTTCACCGCAACCACAACCGATACAGATCCAGGTAATGGTCTTGTGTCTTACAATAACGCAACAATTGCTTCTGTTACATTCTTGTATATTGATAACGTAGACCAGTTAGGTAATACTCAGACTGCGTGGTTCAATACATGGGATGACAGTACAACCACAGCAACTAGAGGTGTTGTAACTCTATATAGTCGAGACACAGGGACAGTAGTGAATCAATTTCAAGTTACGAGTACTGTTACAGTTGCTAGTGGATATTATAAAATTCCTGTGTCTTATATAAGTGGAACTTTACCTACTAATAATGCCGCTTTAGCTATAGACTTTAGTCGAACAGGTAATTCAGGTTCTTCAGGAACATCAGGTTCTTCAGGAACATCAGGTTCTTCAGGGATTAACGCGTTTCCTGTGGTCAGTTACACTGCAACTTCTGTGACTTTGGGAACGGCAGATGCAAGTGATTATCTTAGGATGAATAATGCCAGTGCAATAACCGCGTCAATACCACCTCAATCTTCAGTCACTTGGGCCAATGACACCGAAATTATTATTGAACAAGCGGGAGCTGGTAAGGTAACACTTAGTGGAGGTTCAGGTGTAACATTAAATTATAGTTCTTTGAGTGCTCAAACTAGAACTCAATATTCAGTTATTGGTTTAAAAAGAGTAAGTCAAAATGTTTGGACAATATTCGGAGATTTAACAACATGAGAACATTTTTTTATTTTTTAGATACCGGACAAATAGGTGACATTCGAGAAGGTAGGTACATGGTTGACGGTTTGCCAGGTTGGTTACCTGATAATATTGTCGAAATTGAGTATTGTGAAGACAATACTCCGATATTTGATCACAATTTACAAACAATAGAAACAAATGAACTATTGGACTTGAATCAAAAAAAATTCTTTGTAACACATTCAGTCAGAGATCTAACACCTCAAGAAATAGAAGATAGAAAACCAAAATATAATGATTGCACACCTAGACAATTTAGGTTGGGGTTGTTAGACTACGGAATTGACCCTGATACGATTACTAACATGATTAGTCAAGTACCTGACTTGGACGAAAGAAAAAGAATTCTAATAACTTGGGAATATGCCGTTCTCATAGAAAAAAATAACCCGTTGATTGTCAATTTTGCTCAATTGTTGGGTGTCGATCAGTCAGGTATCGATGAAATATTTAGATTAGCAAATCAATATAATTAAATATGCCAAGTTCTATTTTTTCTGTTATACCAAAATTAAAAGGGGCATTTACTCCTTATAATTGGAGTGCTTACAATAGTAATATGGAATGGAGAATTGACTTAACAAGTAGTGCATCGTATGTGGGAACCGGGACTTCGGTGACATCTTTAGGTCCTGGTGGTGGAACATGGACAGTTCAGGGAGATCCTCCATTTCAACAAGCAGGTTATGTAAAATATTTTAATCTTGATGGTTCAAGTGATGCTTATTATAGTAATACAAATTATACTTACAGCTCCACATTCACATATTGGGTTTGGGGTGCTTGGGTTTGGCATGATACAACTGCAACACTGGTAAAAAGGGAAATCTTTGGGATAGAAGATTCCTCAACAGATTTAATACAATTTACAGTTAATAGATCCGCTGGTGGTGTCTATAATATAATGGCATATATGAATAACGAATCAACTCAAATCCCTTTTAATACATCAATAAATCCTGATACTTGGAATTTTTTATGTTTTGAACACAACATGTCAACAAATGCCGTTACACTGTATAAAAATGGAGTTTCAGCATCGACTATTACGAGTCAACCAGTCATCAACGTTGCGCTTGAAAGATACGTCATAGGAGCATCGAATGGATCTGGAACTGCAGGAACGGGTAATTTTTGGTTAGGAAGAATACCCGAAGCATTTCTTTGGAGATCTACAACTAATACAGATAGAGCTGCAATGATCTCGGCGATTTATAACGGAACAAAAGGTCGTTACGGTTTATAGAATAAATATCATTTTATAGTATGGATAGAGTTTTATTTTTAGTAAGAGGTGTACCGGGTGCTGGTAAAAGTACCCTTGCACCTTTTTTAACATCTAAACACATCGAAGCGGATATGTATTTCACAATCAATGGTGAGTATAATTTTGACTCATCAAAACTGATCTATGCACACAAATGGTGTCAAGATACATGTGAAGACATGATGAAGTGGTCCGAACCTAAGATTGTCGTTTCAAACACCTTCTCTACAGAGTGGGAAATGAATGTATACTATGAATTGGCAGAAAAGTACGGATATAAGGTATTCAGTGTAATTGTTGAAAATAGACACGGAAATAGTTCGGTTCACAATCCACCTGACGATGTTGTAGAAAAGATGAGAAATAGATTTGAGATAAAAATTTGATCTCAAAATTTGGAAAATTGAAAAATATGATATATCTTTGTGGTGTTCTTTGAATGAGGAAATAAATCGATTGGTTGATGACCATCACCGAAATCTAGTAAGACATCTGTTGATGTTGTGAACGAAAGTAAGCGGTCATCGTAGAACCAACATCAGACCTGACGAGGAACCTGATGAGAGTTATTATAGGAGGAGACGAACCTCCAAAAAAAGCCAGTGTCGCATAGTGGTCGATTGCACCTGATTTGTACTCAGGATCTGAAAAGACTCGGGGGTTCGAATCCCTCTACTGGCTCTTTTAACTCGCCGGTGTGGCGGAATAGGTATACGCACATATTTTAGGTGTATGATAATTGTAGGTTCGAGTCCTATCACCGGTACAAAAAGACACACATATAACAATTGTTTTTTATGTGTATGTCATTTTTTCAGTCGGATGATATTTATATTAAAAACAACTTAATATGAATAATACTGAAAAAAAAATTTATGATAACCTCTCGCTGATAAAAAAAATGATTAGTGAAAATGATACTAAAGCAAACATATGTAGATTTTTGAATGTTAAACCTTCTACCCTTGAAAAGTATCTAAAAAAATATAATTTAAATTATTCAGGTAATCCCTCAAGAAAAGGATTACCTCATTATGAACAAAGAACTTCATATAAGGAATACACTGAAAATGGAAAGAGTATTTCATCATCACAACTACGTTTGAAATTAATAGAACAAGGTGTTAAAGAATCAAAATGTGAAATATGTCATTTACACAAATGGATGGGGAAAAACATACCTTTAGAATTACATCACATTGACAATAATCATTACAATAATAAATTGGAAAATTTGATGATATTATGTCCTAATTGTCATATGTTAATACATGATTACAATAACAAAATAAAAGAACCCAAAAAATTAAATCTGAAGAATAAAGAAACCAAAATAGATCAGATTTGTAAATTTTGTAGTGAAAAATTCAATGGAAGAAAACAACAAAAATATTGTTCAATTGAATGTAAAAATCAATCATCTAAAAAAAATATACCAAACAAAGAAATATTATTGGGAATAATAAATGAACTTAAATCTTATGTACAGGTTGGTAAGTTTTTTTCTGTCAGTGATAATACAATTAGAAAATGGTGTGAAAAATATCAAATTAATTTAACATGTGGAACGGAGAGTATGAAGATTAAAAAAGGAGTCATCTCTGACTCCTTCTAAACCAAGGTATTTTATCTCCTTTTTATTGATTGGTTTATGATGTGAGGTGGTTAGTCTCACAACACGATTAAGATACCAACTTGTTTTTGATATCGTCAAATGTCTTCTGTGTGTTCTTTAACAAATCACCATATTGAGGACAAATCTTATTTGTCAACTGTTGTTTGACCTTTGATTTGAATTCATCCTTTTTTATGTTGTCAATTATTTCAGATCTTAATAGATCTTCAATATCTTTTGGAACACCAACGACATCAAATTTTTCATCTACCATTCCTTTGACCATTGCTTCATACATCATCTCAACAACTTTATTACAATCTGTAAATAAAGCTGGTACAGAATCATTTTCTAAATCTTCAATACTTGTTTCCAAACTCTTTTTGAATAGTTCACTTTCATTTGGTAACTTCTTCATCAACCACCCTTTGTAAGAATCTTTGATTTTTGGTATGAAAGTCGGATCATCATCATATAAAGATTTCATCAATTCTACCAATCCTTCTTTGATAAGAACGGAACTGTAATTCTGTTTTTTCAAATAACTAACTTCGGATATTAGATTTGATGCCGTCCAAGTCTTTTTGGATTCTGAAAGAATATTAAATCTTTTGGATATGATATTCTTATCATTTTCTTTTTTTTGGAATTCTTCTTTTAAAATGTTTTTCATTGTTTTATTTTTAGATTCAGATGTCTGTTTTACAGAATTTTGAATTCTTTTGAACGCCATTTGAGTTTTACTTGCGTCTTTTATGAAACTCGTAAAACTGTCCTTATTCCAAGTCGTATTATTTGTTAATTCAGTATCACCTTCAATATTTTTTATTAATTTGATTTCATTTTTTGACTGATTGGTAGTTAAATAAATATTTTTATCTTTTTCGGATTGATAAAACTTAATACCTTCTCTTTCGTCAACTAAAAAATCAGGTACTATACCAAAAGAATCTGATATATTTTTTAAACTAGCTTGATCTTTAATATCTTTAAGAGAAGTATCGTTTGAGAACTCAACATACTCTGATGGTGCCTGACCATCAACATCAGGACCTTGTTCAATAATTATTTTTTTAAAATTCATTTTAAAAATTACATGTTTTCATTTATGTCATACCAAGAACCATTAGTATAAACTCTCCAAACACCATCTGATGTCTTTTTTATCGGATATTCTTTATTTCCCCAATAAATATTTTCACCATCTCTTATTAATTGATTTTCTTTTTCATCATTCATAACATCTAATAAATCTTGAGGGAATTCTTCTTGGGTACTTGTTTCATTTTCTCTTGGAGATCCATCAGGTTCTCTTTGAGGCGCTTGTTCACCTTCTTGAGGTAGACCTACTTCACCTTCAATCTTTTCGACTTCGCTAGTTTCTAAACCACATATTTTATAAATACCTTCTTCTATTCCCTCAATCGTACCTCTATCTAATGAGCTAAGTATTAAAGCAACTAAAGAGTTTTGAAAAGTTCCGAGACCACCTGGTAATAAGTTAAGAATATTTCCTAACCCCGCTTCCATATAAACTGAGTTCATTCTTTCAACGAAATCATCAATAAGTACGGTTAGAAAATTTACGATTACACTTTCTGTATTTTCTCCTTCTCTACTTATTTCAAGTTCATACGCTTCAGGTGCAAAAATATTATAAACTCCCTTAACACTAGGTTCTAAGATCCACCAAGTGGAAACAATTGTGGACATAGCCGCCTGTCCTATTATTATACCTACATTCATAGCAAAAAACGTTGCAAACGCAAATTCCGCAAATGTTTTTTTATCCGATCTACCTCTCATTTGCACTATTCTTCTCACCCACGCACCCCATGAATCAAATTGAGCAGTAAGTAAAAACTGTGTAACTGAATTGTTCCATCTAAGTAAAGAACTGAATCTACCTCCAACAATTTCCTTAAGATCATTAGTAAATTTAGCACCTGTATTCTTAAAATTATTTATTAATCTTTGATCTCCGTTATGAATTTCTTTCCAAGCACCAAAATAATCTCCTTCACTTTTTTCTAATTTTTCAATAATTTCCTCAGGTATGTTATACTCTCTTAATATAGTTGAAGCATCTTTTTTACTTGTAGCGATAAGAACATTTATTTCTCTATTAAAACTTAAAGCATATGCGTTAGTTAGTTCTTTTACTTTTTTATCTATTGTTTCTGGTGTATTACTAGCGTCTTTTAATATTTTTTGAAAACTTTGATAAAAACCATTGGTTAAAGATTCTATGTTTTTAATTGTAGTGTCACTTCCTTGAAACAAAACTTTAAATAAATCGTCAAAAAAAACGGTTGCTTTATCTTTAGTAATTATTCTATTAAGAGTGGCGATCTCAGTATCACTTAAGATCTTACCCGCAACATTAGAAATTTTTGGTGGGATCGTTGCCGCAAATTTACCTTGTTGTTTTAGGTTAATGTTATTTGATATCTTATCTCTCAAAATTTGTTTTAATGTGTAATCATCCTCTGTAAAAATACTATCTAATACTTCATCAATAGATTTATCCTCATCATTCATCATTTTTATTATAGCATTTAAAACTTGATCTTCGGTTTTAAAAGGTGAGTTTTGGACATTATAAATTGATTCTATAAATTTCTTGTAAATTTCATCCGTAGATCCTTCACTTTTTTTAATTATCTGCGCTAAAATATATTGAGTACTTTTTGGAAACCCTTTTAAAATATCTTTAAAATTTGTACTATCTACAGTTCCATTATTTACACCTTCAACTAAGGACTGTAGTTCTTCTATTTCTTTTTTAGGATACAGAACCCCGTCTATAACATAAGCATCTTCTTTAGTATTAAAAGTTGCAATATCAACTTGATCCGACATTTTTTTAAGGACAGTATCCCAAAGAAATCCCAAACTCTCTCTGATTGGATTAGCAATTGACTCTTTTATCAAATTTCTTCTAACACCCATCAATGTATGAATTCTGTTAATTTCAGTTATTAATGTATTTTCCATATTCTATTTTATCTATAATTATATCAGTTTTTTAGTTTGACATACGCATCAAGAGTTTGAGGATGAAAGGTTAATGTATCCCAAGGTTCATCACCTATCTCTGAAAGTAGTTTCCAACCATCATTAACATCAAAATTATTATTCAAGATCTCTACTTCAACATCAGGGGATTGTGTTTCTACCATTGGTACAAAATCACCTCCATTAGATTCAACAGCGTATTTTGATAACAATTGAACGAAATTTTTAGCAGCACCCTCCGTACTAATAAGTTCTATATTCCGAGGGTTTTTGACTAAATTATACATAAGGTCTATTGTGGTTTTAACCTTATCTTTTTCTAATTGGAATACATTATACGCAAATTCAATCTGTGAATCTTCAGAAATATTTTTATTTATAAAATCAATTTTATTTTTCTCATATTCTGATTCTTCTTCGCCTATTATAGATACCAAATAAAAATATAGTAAAACACTCGCTCCGACAGTTTTCAACTCTTTACCCGTCATTCTATTCCAAAATTTTATTTCTCTAAATTTGGATATATCGGTCTTCATTTGTTGAATAATCTCTTCTTTCAGTTCGTCCTTAATTTGATTACTAATTTCTTTACCAATTAACTCAGATGATTCATCATTCTTCAAAAATGCGGATAAAAGATTTTTTTCTTCATCTGATAACTTACCCCAAAATTCTATGTATTCATCAACTGATGACGTTTGTTTTAAACCTGACTCTGCAAATTTTCTACTTAAACTTTCACTTGTTAAAGCATTAAATCCTTTGATTGTTTTTGAAAACTTAATAAGAGGTAAAAGACTAAAAACAACACTAAAAATTCCACTTGTTGTTTTGTTGGTTTGGAATTCTCTAACAGCAACAGGTAAACCAACTGCTAATTCAATCGCTAATTCTAGTAAAACACTTGTTGTGAATCCTAATCCCGCTACTGGTATTAACATTCCAGCAGCAATTGCCACTGAAACTTGAACCGCAACACCCCAATCATCTACAAATCTTTCATAATCAGTTCTTTTTGATTCCCACTCAGGTTGTATATATTGAATACCGTCTTTTGTAAAATAACCAATAAACCTCCACTTACTACCTGGAAAGTCTTTTTTTCGTAATCTAGTTTTATATATGTTTCCTTTTGAGGTGAAGGATGCTACTGTTCCAGGTGGTAAAACGTCCGTAATATAATTTTTGAAATCTTCATCTTTATACTCAGTTTTTACTCTTTCTAATAATTTGATTATATTATTTTCATTCCTCCATTCAATTGTTGAACCAGCGGGTATGTACATACCTACTATCTTTGAGGTTTCAGGTTGTGTAACAGGATATACGCAATAACCATCAATTAAACCTGATTCACTACCACCATACTTAGGTGGTGGTTCCATTGCCTTATCAGGGTATTTACAATATTGAGGATATGTAAGTCGTTCAGTTTTGTTTGGTAATTGAACATTAACTCTTGTGGCGTCTTGACGGACTTGAGTATCATTGGTTTGTTCCGTTAGAGGTTTAGAAGTTATAAAGTTGTTCAAAAATTTAATTCTTTGAATTTCTTTTGAAAGATTCGACGACATAAGAATGTTTTCAATATAAATATCATAAAAAAATCTATTTTTTTTGAATTTTAAAAAATATATAGTATATTTGTGGTATGAATAATCTAAATCTCATCGGATCAACAGTTAGATTAATTAATTCTAATGAGGTTAAAAAAATTTCTGACTATGAAACAATCTTAGATAAAGAGATTTTTTACATGACGGATAATACTTCTTATTGTAAAGATCAACTCATATTTATTGATGAGTTTGAATCTACTCTTCATGACATCTCACAATATATTATCAATACTGATCAAGATGTTTTAGGAATCAATGATGTTGCGGAAAGATTCGTAAAAGTACTGTCACCATATTCAACCAAAATTACCCAAGTTAAAGAAACTAAACCCAAAAAATCAATTGTTACAAAATTTTTTGATTTTTGGAAAAGTCTTTGGTAATTTATACAAACTGATCCTTACCTCTCTTAAATGCGTCCTCTACGATCATAACTATTTGATTTTGAACGTCGGAGTTTCTGAGAAGATCAACCATATTACCATTTCTATCTGTGACAGATATTGTTCCACTGACATTAACATTAATGTCTTTCACTGCCATCGTCTGTTCAATTTTCTGAACAGAAGTGGATACGTTATTATATAGATTATCTAAAACAGAGGATTGTTTTTCAATTATTGATGGTAGGTTGTTTGCAGGTTCGTAATTAGATTGTGATTTCGTACCAAACAAATCTGTACCTCCTATGATTATATCATCTTTGGAAAAAGAAATTGGTTCTTGATTTGGTCTTAATATAAAATCTTGTTCTTCGGGATCTTTACCCTCCATAGTTTTAGTACCAGGTGCCGTGTCCTGAGTTTCAGTACCTGGTTTATTATTAATGTCTATATCCGCAATTGTTTTGGCGGCATTTTCCAATGCCGTAACAAAACTCTCAACTGCAGTTTTTGAAATTCCTACCTTATCTGCAAAATCTATTGCGTTTTTAGCTAGTGAATCAGTTGTGGTGTTTATAAGACCTTTTACTTCTTTATCATCTACTTTACCATCTTCAAATATCTTTCCGATTTCCGTTGCGGTATCTGAGAGTGTTTGTTTAACATCATTAACCGACTCTTTGAGACCTTGAATTACATCTTGAACAGGTTGAGTATCAAATGCACCTGCACCTAATTTGAGAAGAGCTTCTTTGCTTGTCAACGTATCCAAACTATCCCTTAAAGATATTAATGATTTTGTATTTTCTTTTAATACATCTTGGGGATCCATACTCTCTTCAGCCTGTTGTTCTCTCAACTTATCCATCGCCTGAGTTATTCCCGCTTCATCAGTTAGTTGTATTTCTCTCACCTCATCACCTTCTTTCAATTTAACAACCATTTCACCTTTCTCATTAATCTCACTCATATTAGCAATGAATTGTTTGTCCTCATCGGACATCCCTGCCAAACCACTAAACTCAATCTCCTCCATCGCCATCATTTGTTTTCTCGAATTGATGGCCGCATCTGTCAATTCTCCGAAATCAAGACCCAAAAGTCTTGCTTGTTCTTTTAATTTTTGTCTTGCTTGTGATGGAATTTCGAGTTGACCTGTTTCTTCGTTTACGGTTGCGGCAGCACTAGCAAGATCAACTAAAGAATCTTGGATCGCACCAACATCATTCAAACTGTTATACATAAGTGCAAAAGGATCACCCAACTCTCCGATATCACCACCCAAAGTTGCAAGTTCCGCAGCAAGTTCAACTGCTTTTTCTGGTCCACCATCTAAAATTGTATCCGCAAGATTAACAGACTGTTGAATATCAAATCTTAAAGCTTGAGCTTTGGCCACCATTTTAGCTAAACCATTAACACCCTTATCAAAACCGTATTGATTTACAAGTTTGATACTTTGACCTATCGAATTAATAAATGTATTTACATTTAGTCCTAAATTCTGAGCTTGAACTGTCAACGATTCAATACTTTCTAACGCTGTTGAGGTACCCATCCCTAAATCAGACATTTCTGCTACCATCTTTCCGATTTCTTCAGTACCAACTCCCGCCGCCTTTGCTAAAACACCCATTCTAGTTACTTCAGTGGATGTCAAAAGATTCATTTTTCCCATCTCCGAAGTAAATCCTTCAATACCTTTAGCCGCTTCGTCTATAGAAATACCCAATTCGAATAATTCAACGTTTGCGTCTATTAATGTCGATTGAATTGCGTCAGAAAAATATCTTGTTTGACCAAAACCTCTCACCATATCGGTGGTGGTATCTTCAACATCCATTATGGTCTTACTAAAAAGAAAAGCCAAAGCTTTACCGGCTCCGATTTCTTGGGCCAATGAAGCAAAACCTGTTCCCAAAAATCCAACCGAAGTTGCCATTTTTCCCAATATATCACCCATACCTCCCAAATCAGGAATAAGACCGGCAATCTTATCCTTAGCGTTGGTAATATGACCTTCTAGTTCACCTGCAGATTCGGCACCTGATCTTATTGCGTCATCTAAATCTTCTGCTAAACTTGGCATTAGTAAAGACTATTTGCTTTTCCTCTCGTTAATCCTGACTCCCATTTATAGTTGGGGTCATTCATATATGTTTTTCCGAAGTTTCTTCCACTCGCCCATACAGGAACTGATGGTGCTCCACCACCTGAACTTGCCGCCGGTGCGGACGCAGCTGAATCTTCTTGTTCACCAAGTTCTTCAGTGGATTCGGTATCACCACTGAATTCAACTTCTTCAAGATCCATTAATTCTTTAATTCTTGAAATTTCTTCTCTTAAAATTTTCATCTTACCAGATAAATACTTATATTTGTGGATTATGAAAAAAGTTCTATTTCTCCTCAGTAGTGTTCTCACTGGTTGTTTGGTTTATGAACAACCTTCCTATCCTTCTTTGGACGGAACTTACGTAGTTACCTGTGTGACTATTGAATGTGATGAACTTGATATTTTTGAAGAACATTGTGAAAATACAACCGTTTTCACACAACTACCATCCACACCTTTGGATACATTGAAAATCAACAAGACAAAGATTCATATTTCGGGTAATGAAATTTATATGAAGGACTACCTATTCAATGGTCAAGTTGAATGGTCTGAAAATTATCCATTGAGAATCAATCAAGATCTAATCACAGGTGCTTGGTCACACTTAAGCATTCTTTATCCCGGTAGAGAACCAAGAACTTACAGAATTACGGAAGATGGTCTTGAGTATTTAATTTTGGGTTTTACTCAAGAACTCAGTTCATCGGCAACTTATAACTACATCCTTACATTTCAGAGACAAGGACCTTAATCCTTGAGGATATCTCTGATTCTTTGAAGGTTTTGGAGGAATTTCTCTGGGTTATTATATGCCCACTCTTTGATGCTTTCAGGTAATTCCTCCTCCTTTATTATTATTTCTATTTTTCTTTTGCCATAACTCTCAGATAACGTGTCGTCCGTTTGAAGAACGTCACCAAAAATGTTGAACAAGTGTCTCTTGAGTTTTGGTAATTGCGCCACAAAACTAACCTGATATCCATGTTCATCCGCCCATTCTTTTAATTTTTGTGTATCCAAAGTTGACTTCTCAGATAGACCAACAGAACCCCTGAGTTTTTCAGGTTTGGTGTTGATTCTAATAATTTTTAAAGAAGGTGTAATATAAATCTCTATTTTATCCAATTGCAAACCCAAAAACCTCTCTTTGGTGAGGGTAATCTTTCCGATAAGTTTTTTCAACTTATCCAAATAATCTTCTCTTTCGGGTTGATCTGAGTATGGTTTCATACCAATAAATATCAGAAAAATGTTTTTTCAGGTAGTTTTTTTGGATTAATTGTGTAATATTCATTTAGAAATGAAATCAATTCTTCCTCATCTAACATGATCCAATCTTCAGATTCTTCATCGTCTAATTCATCGGCATATTCTTCAGATTCAAACACAAAATCTTCTATCTCATCACCAATTTCTATACCATATTCGTTTAGTAAAGAAAATTCAAAGGTATCAACTCTACTTTCATCATCAGAATCTGAAGTCAACCTGAATGTGATTTCAACAGTTTTTAGTTGTTCATTCACTTCATAATGGTATATTTCTAAAATTTCCATATGATTAATTAAATTCTTATTTATTTTTATATAAAAGAAATATCTTTGTTTTTATGAAAAACCAAATTTTAAACTAAATTAGTAGTAAAATATTCAAAAATGACAATAAAAGAAACCACCATGACCAATGTTTTTCTAATAAAAGAGAACATTTATGAAGATGAACGAGGTAAATTTTTACAAATTTGGGACGAAATATCATATTCGGATAAGAAAAATATAATCAAATTCACTCAAAATACTGATGAGTCTTTAATAACAACATATTTTGTTCAAGACAATATTTCCTACTCGAAAGAAGGGGTTTTCAGGGGATTACACTACCAAGTTGGGGATTGGTCACAGTCGAAGCTAGTTAGGGTCTTAAAAGGTCGAGTAATTGATTTTGTGGTTGATCTAAGGGAAGACTCGGATACATTCGGTAAGTTTGAATATTTTGACCTTGATGATAAAAATGGTTTTTCATTATTTATACCTCCTTACTTCGCACACGGATTTTTATCTTTGGAGGACGACACAATTTTTCACTACAAGTGTGGAAATCTTTATAAAAAAGAAAATGAGGGTTCAATTACCCCCTTTGATGAAATTATTAGACATGTATCTGATAATAAAACAACAATCAAAGAAGTGTTTGATTTATTTTTACAAAATACTGATCTTATTTTATCTCAAAAAGATTTAGAATCACCAAAATTTATGGATAGAAGGATCAATTAAAAAGAAGAATAACATTTTTGAATAAGTTTTTTTGTGGTTGGGTTCATATCTTGTATCTTATCCTTGATGAGGGGTATCATCTCTGCCGTAATTTTACCGTTTACTGGTACACCCAAATCTTCTTGTAATTCTTTTATTGCTTCTTCAGTTTTAGGACCGATTTTAGGGGTATCTACCTCATCGCCCAACTTTCTAAGTCCATATTTTGTGTTCTTCAAAAAACATTTCAGTGTTTTGATTGGATCTCCAGTACTCTCTTTATCGATAGTTTCATTTGAGGTTGGTTTTGGAGACAAACTCAAGTTCACATAATCTTCAGGGTTCACTTGAGTACCTATTGGGCTTTGAACTTCCATGTGTAAATGACAACCCGAAGTTGATGTACCAGCACCGGTCGTTCCCTTTTTTCCACCAACTTCACCAATCTTCTCTCCTTTGAAAACTTTTTCATTTACTGAAACACTAATTTTTTGTAAATGACAATATCTTGTACTATAACCTCCATGATCAATTTTAATTCTACCACCACATGCGTTATCTTCAAAACTCGCTTCAATTACCTTACCATTTGCGGGTGACTTTAAAACGGTACCACAACTCACGGGTATATCTATCCCAACGTGTTTTCTATCACCTCTACTATCACCCCACCCTGAAGAAATTGTTGTAGAATTTTGTGCACCATGAACAGGATTTGGTATTTCTAACTCCAACAATATTTTACGCAAAAGTTTTTTCATCAAATCTTCATCCTTTTCATCATTTCATGAATCTTTGACTTCTGATTTTCAAAAGATTCTTTGATTTCTTCATCAACTTTACTCTCGTAAGAACACTCACATTTTTCTTCTGTAAGACCACAAGTAGGACAAACTCTTTCTTCTATTTTATACTTTTCAGCGACTTCAGATTCAACATAATCAAACTCATTTTCGTCTTCATATCCCGCCTCATCAAGCATCTCTTCCAAGCTTGACATAAGTTCGGCATATTCCATATCGTCGTTTAGGTCAACGATTGGTTCCTCATCTTCAAAATCATATTCATTTAACTGATAATTTTCGTTAATTCCATAATTTTTATAAGAAGAAACCTCACCTTTGTTATTGACGGTTATCCCTCCCATATCGTTGGCATAACTTTTTTCCTCCATAGGTTGATATGATGATGGAACGTTTTGAACTTGGTATCCGTTATAAAATGTTTTGTGTTGAGAAAGAATTGATTGTCTTTCTTCGTCGGTCATTGTTGAATATCCTCTCATGGTAATATTTATTTTATAAATATATTGTCAAATGATATTAGAGAGTAAAAATCTTCAGGTAAGAAAAATTATATTGGAGTCGGAGAACAAAGTGACCCCTGTAAAAAAATATCTTGAGGATCTATATGAAGATGGAAAAGATTTTATCAAAGAAAAGGAAGTGGAGTTAGGTGTTGATTTGAAGTTTCTTTTGACATTTGGAGCTGCTATTCCACCACTTAGCAAAATATTTACAGAATTTTATGAATTCAGATACCCTGAACTTGATTCAAAAGATATTACACTCTTGGTTATTTCTCTTTTGAGTTCAATTTTCTTTGAAAGAAGAGACCATAAAAAAGGTATTTACGATTCAATTGTAGAAAAAGGTCTTGAAGATGAACTAAAATCGGGAGAAGAATTTGTGGGAAAAAGAAACTTAAAGATTGAATCTTTCTTTACCAAGTTTGGAATTGGGGTTAAAAATTATTCCAATATAATTAAGTTTTCCGCTCTTGTTCCGTTGATGTCCGTGTTGACAAATATGATCCAAGAACAAGAGATGTCAACCAACGATGTTTTCAAAATATTTGCAGCAATTCTTTTGTGGTTTTCTTTTGAAAAAGGTGGAGATTTGGTAAAAGAATTCTTTTCGAATATTCTTAAATCTTCGAAAGGAGATAAGAAATAATATCTTCCACATCCTCGTCCGATAATTCATATCTCTTTTTATTCTTTTCAAAATAATTTCTCATCAATTCCTCGATAGGTTTTCCTGTGACCCTAGCTTGTCTTTGGAAACCTTTGATCTGAGCGGGAACTTCAATGGGGTGTTTGTAATATTCTTTTCCTGTTGTTTGTGAATATTCAGGATATTTTTCCAAACTCACGTCTCTATATCCATAGTTCTGATAGATATGTTCTAACTCGTGAGCGATAAGATCATTCAAATCTCCAATTAATGTATATATTATCGATGGATAATCCTTTTTATTTATCTTGATTAAAACACCGATGGTGTCATCACCCAACAGATCGGCGTTTGTAAAATATTCAATGTCGTCTTCAATAGTAAAATCAAGAATTACATCAAAACCAAATGGTAATTGACGGAATTTATATTCGGGGATATAATTTTCCGAAACTTCTTCAGGTAAATAATATTCACCACTCACTTGAGTTTTCACCATCTTTATGATGTCCTTAACAACTTGACGAACTGGTTGGTCGGTGACCGCTTCAGATAAAAGACCCATCTCTTATAAATTTTTTAATATTTCAATTAATTTGGGGTGAGGATACATATCACTCTTGTCTTTTCTATAAGAGGTATGTGACCAAATTCCGTGACCACCCAACACAGCAAGATCGTTAAATTCAAAACCATTTATATCACCTCTTTTTGTGTCGTTATACATCCTTTCAGCATATTTTGTGTTTCCACCCATCACCCCGTCGGTAGATAATTTCTTTCCATCCATTCCGACATATCCTTTGGAATTAAGGTATTCTTGTTTTTGTTTTACGGTCATAGATGTGAGGTTTTTCTTTTTTCCCAACACTTCTTTAAGGCCCAACTCTTTGTTGATCCCGTGTCTTTGGATTATATCTTTGATCAAAAATTCCAAAGATTCAAGTTGGTTTGGGGTATAGTTGTGCCAGTATCTGTAACCTCTAAATGGTTTTCCAAGATCCAAAACTTCTGATTGAGGAACAACGGAGTTTACATAAGTTAAAAACTTTCCATCTTTGGTTAAGGTCAGTGGTCCGTAGTTACAAACTTCAATACCGATGGAATGTTTGTTTACATTGGCGTTGTTACTGGTTTTCATTCCGATATGGTGAGCCCAATACTTATCCTCAAACGCTTCATATATCTTTCCATCAAAATCCTGGTTTCCGTCTCTTACAGATTTTCCTCCGATCACATAAGAAGTTGCAATTCTGATGGATTCATTTTTTGATGTCTTATCTTTATCCCAACCCGAAATTGTCCAATCGGGTCTGTGACCACCGGCGGTATGGTGAAGAACCAAAATGGTCTTTTTGGTTTCGTTTTTGAAATACTCGTCTTCAGGAAGATTTTGTTTTGTTATATTGAAATCTGACATCGTATTAATATATGGTTGTTTATTACAATAAATATAGATTAATAACTTTCTTTGAATATATTTGTGACATGGAAATGATTGTCGCCGTCAATAAGTTGGGTTATATCGGAAAAGATGGAAATCTTATGTGGAAATGTTCCGATGATTTAAAGTGGTTCAAAGAAGTCACGATGGGGAAAAAATGTCTTGTCGGACGAAAGACCTTTGAATCCCTACCCCCTCTTAAAGGAAGGGAACTTATTGTGGTAAGTAAAAGTGGACTTCAGTTGGAGGATGCTTTGAAACTAAATCCCGATATTGTAATAGGTGGGGGTGAGATCTATCGCAAAACAATTGATCTGATTGACACACTCTATCTATCGATTATTGATGATGAACAAATCGGTGATACAAAATTTCCGATTATCCCAAACAATATAAAAATTATAACAAAAAGATTCTGTTAATGGACTTGATTTCAACACACCCAATCAAAAAGTCGGATTTGGGTTTTCACGGGAATTTATTTGGCGGATCATTACTTAAATGGATTGACGGAGCAGCGGCGGGTTATGCAATGCAATTATGTGACACACCAAGAATGGTGACCGTATCAATCGATAAATGTTTTTTTGAACGACCCGCCAAAGAAGGTCAATTACTTAAAATCTATGGATACCCAAGCAAACTCGGAACAACATCCATAACTCTATATATGGAAGCAAGAGCCCATAATGTATATACAGGACACCAAACCGTTGTTCTGAAAACCAATATTAGATTCGTAAGGATTGATGAAGAAGGAAATCCAATCCCGATCGGAGAGAAGGGTAGGATCCGAATTGACAAACTTTTGGAAAAACTTCAAATTGAAGGAGAATAAATTTGGTTTTTTGGAAAAAATCACCTAACTTTGTCGTGTTGAAAGCATAAAAAAAATAAGCCCCCATAGTTAAAGGGAAATAACCGAATTCTTCTAAAGTTCTATTCCTGGTTCGAGTCCAGGTGGGGGTACTAATCTTGATCTGATATGAAATATACAATTTGGTTGTTTGGTTTGGTGATGTTGGTATTACAATCCTGTGCTTCGGGCGGATATGTATACCAAAACGGAAAACGAAAAATGGTTCGTCAACGAGACGTTCAAGTGATCCATTCGGGTCACGCACCTAAAGATTTCTTGTTCGGCAAGAAAGAAGTTCCTTGTAGTGCACATTGGTAATAATATGAAAAAATATCTTCAACTTAGTGGAACCATTAGTGGTTCAGTTTTTCTCGGTCGTTACTTTCTTTCAAGTATCTTGGCATACCTTATGGGTTATGGATTAGGTTATTATATGAAACTCGAAGATTATGGACTTGTAGTAGTTTTTGCAATTCTAATGTCTTTGGCTATCTATTTTAATCTCGCTAGTGTCTTCAAAAGGGTCAATGCACTATTCCCAACCCATTTGACAGAAATTATGGTCTTTGCAATTATCGGTAATTTGACAGCCGCATTCGTGGAACAACCAGTTATTGTAGGTATTGTGAATTTGTCTTTCTTGATTTTGAACCTAACTTTGATTTTCAAAAATTCTGATGTCGAAAAGCACGAGGGATAGACAGATTAAATTTTCCGAAGACACAGCATATTATGCTATGATCGGAGTAATAACATTGACACTTTTGGTAATTTTATTTTGTTAAAGGTTTTGTTTTTTTGGATTCAAATACTTACCTTTACGTCCTCTAACAACTACCCCAATGAAAAAACTACTTTGGCTCGATGATTTGAGAAATCCTTTAGATCCTAATATGAACTGGCTCTCGTTCTCACCTATTGGAACAGATGTTGAAGTTACATGGGTTAAGAATTACAAAGAGTTTATTTCATGGATTAAGATAAATGGTCTTCCTGACGGGGTTTGTTTTGACCACGATTTGGGTGAGACCAAAAAAGAAAAGACGGGGTATGATGCGGCAATTTGGATGGTGGAGTATTGTTTGGATAATAATCTCAATCCTCCACCTTACGGAATTCAGAGTTCTAACCCCGTCGGAAGATTAAATATTTCAACACTCATAAACAACTATAAGAATCACAGAAAAGATGATAGAATTTCAAGAGTCAAAAAGATTCACAGAGGAGGGAAATGCTAAAACAGCGTTCGTTGATATTGATGAAACCATTTGTTTTTATTCAGGTATTCGTCGGTATGACTTGGCAGAACCCAACTTTGACAACATAAAAAAAATCAACAAACTCTTCGAGGAGGGTTGGATTGTAGTTTATTGGACGGCGAGGGGGTCTACCTCAGGTTTAGATTATACTGAATTTACATTGAAGCAACTTGTTGACTGGGGATGTAAGTTCAACTATCTTAAGTGTGGTGGAGAACACAAACCTCATTTCGATCTTGTGATAGACGACAAAGCAAAACGAATCGAAGAGTTGTGATTTTTCAGGAGAGATGGCAGAGCGGTTCAATGCACCTGACTTGAAATCAGACGTACCTGAAAGGGTACCGGGGGTTCGAATCCCTCTCTCTCCGCAAAATGGTCGGTTACAACTGACCTCTTAGTTTTAAAATGAAAACATACGATATAGTAGTTATTTTTGGCGGTTTTGATCCCATCCATAGAGGACATATCAATTTATTCAGAGCCGCAAAACATATGGGATATAAAGTCATCTTGGGATTGAATTCTGACGAATGGTTGGTTTCAAAAAATGGTAAAGTAAATTATTGTTGGGCTGACAGGTCCCACATTCTCCGTGCAGTTAAGTACATAGATGAAGTTATTCATTTCAACGATATGGACGGAACTGCTGTAGATCTATTAACAAAAGTCAAACAACTCTATCCAACCATGAAAATTGCATTTGCAAATGGTGGAGATATGGATGAAGATATTCTACCTGAAAAAGGTTTCTGTAATGCCTATGGAATTGATATGTTGTGGAATGTTGGTCATAAAAAATAAGACGAATTGAATATAAATTCAGACGAACAAAGTTCATATACATTATCTTTTAAAACAAATTTAGTCATTTTCAAGAATTAATAAAATCCCGATATATTTATAAATAAAATTTATTGGGGATGGAATTCTATGATTATTTTGTGATTTTTATGACATCAATTACATCAATAATTGTTGCGTTGATTGGTAAAGATTATTTCAGAAAAAAAGAAGATAAGAAGAGAAAGGAAAAATCCAAAGAGGATTTGATGGAGCAGATCGAAAGAGATGAGATTATTCATTTAGCGTTAAGAGATGTAAGAAGACAATTTCACGCAGATAGAATTTATATTTGGCAATTCCATAACGGAGGAAATTTTTATACCGAATCATCTATGCAAAAAGCATCAATCACTTATGAAAGATGTTCTGAAGGGTTAGAAAGAAAATCAGAAAAATATCAAGGTGTTCTTGTTAGTTTATTTGCTTGGTATATGAAACAAGTTATGATGAATGAATCTTACTTTTTGGATATGGAAGAAATCGAAGATATTGGAATTCGTTCTCTATGTACAGGAAATGGAACCAAGTCCCACGTGGCAACACCGATGTTCGATGATAAGAACCATTTGATTGGTATCCTATGTATGGATTGGGTATTCAGTTCTATACCTTCAGAAATTGTTACAGACGGAAAGTTTAATCAAGAATTTATTCAAGAAGTAACACAACTTTCAGCATCACTCAAAACATATTTGTGATATTTATATTCAAATATATGTTATGAATAAGAAGGTTCTTGTTAAATATTTAAATTTATTATATAGTGAAGGTCATATCACCAAAGATACTTGGAATAGTTGGGATTTATATGAAATAGAAGCTTTACCTAGTATTTTAAAATCAGTACCCTTTTGGGATGAGTGGTTTGTAGTAGCTTTATTAAAAATTAATAAAAAAAATATAATAGATGGCACTCTTTCAGAAGACAACGTAATAATTCCTGAAAAAAAACTCTATAGGTTACATTATGTTGTAAAAGAAAATCTGTATCAAGGAACTTATTATGAAGATACAGTAGAGGGTTACGATAAAGAACAAGTTGAACATTACTTTCACTCCAGTGACTTTGAATATTGGGAGGGATCTTCTTTCGATACAGAAACTTATGATTCTGTTGTTTCTGGTATTGAATTAGAGGATGTTATTCCATTAAAAAATAATAATATTAATGAATCATCGGAGGAAGTAGAGGAAAAGCCATACGGAGAATGTAATTTCTCTGCAGATGAATTCATCAACTGTGTTCAAAATCATTCTGATTTGGAAACTCTTTATATGATGAGAACAATAATAGACGATGAGATTGAAAGATTCGAAAGAATGATTTCTATTGCTAAAAATTCAGATAGAGAACCCATAGGTTTCAAATTCGGTAAAAAATAATTACCTCATTATTGTAACGTAACCTGATTTTTGAATTGGTTTGTTATTCCAAGCAACCCCTGTAATAGTATACACATAAATTCCATCGGAAACAAAGTAGACACTTCCACTATTACTTGCGTTCCACACGGCATCGGGGTCTTCAGATTCCCAAATCAAACTGCCCCATCTGTTATAGATTTGAGTTTTCCAAGTTCTCCAACAGTCTGACTGAGTAACCACTCTCCAAACATCGTTTAATCCGTCATTGTTTGGTGTTATAACATTTGGTACGAATGTATGTAAATCCGCTTCCTCACAAATATCAATTTCATAAATACAAGTCCCATCGTCAGAGTTTGCAAATGGATCAAAGTTAAGGGCCGTTGGATCGGTACAACCAAATATAATTTCAGGATCGTATGTACAAGATCCATCTTCTATGTTCGCATTTGGGTTGTAGTTATTTGCTTCGGGATCCGTACAACCAAAAATATCATAATTACATGATCCATCATCAGTATTGGCATTTGGATCATAGTTATTTGCTAATTGGTCAGTACATCCGAAAATCAAAATTGGGTCGTAAGTACAAGAACCATCGTCAACAGTTGCGTTAGGGTTATAATTATTTGCCGATGGATCAGTACATCCAAAGACATCATATAAACAAGATCCGTCATCTGTATTTGCATCAGGATTGAAGTTATTCGCTAAAGGATCGGTACAACCAAAAACATCATAAGTACAAGAACCATCGTCAACAGTTGCATTTGGATTATAATTATTCGCCAAAGGATCCATACAACCTGGAACGGGCATAATACAAGATCCGTCATCAACCGTTGCAAAAGGATCATAGTTTATTGCTGAACTTATAGTACAACCATAACAAGGTAAGTCAATTATTGTTACAAAAGAATTATTCGTTACAATTACATCATTCGGTGTTTCGATAGAGATAGAAGTAACACCATTTGATGATATACCTCCGTTTACCTCAACCACATAAGTTTGACCAGGTAAAATATTTAAATTAGAAAAACAATATTGTTCACCAGGTATACCATCAGGAAGAATATCCAAATTCAAACAGAAATTGGTTATAGTTGTATTACCTTGGTTGGATAGTGTAATGTTCATAGCAGCATATGGTGAACCTACATCACATCCTATTATGTCGTAAGAAAAGGAATCAATAGATAAGTCAGTAACATCCACAACCGTTTGACAATTCTCATCTACACGAATTATATTATCACCAATTGTAACTTCGAACGTATTTGGTGAAATCAAACTGGAACTATTATTTATTTGCCATAATACTACTTCATAACAATTATCGAAATTACCTTGATTATAAGATTCTTGAAGACATGTTATTAATGGATAATTTGATGCTTGGTCTAAATCGAGAGTGATTGTATCCCCCAAAACATAATCAGGTAAATAAGATGAGGTAAAATGAAGATAAGTATGTCCTTGATTAGGAGATGGTCCACAGTTGTCTTCTAACAAACTATTTATACCAATGGTCATGTTATAAAATCCAGGATTATTAAGGTTGAAGTTGTTCGGACCAGGTGGATATCCTACAGAAAAACAATTATAATCACTATGGACAACAACATCTAATTCCATTTCAGGTTCTGTCCTGAAATCATAGAGTTCAAAATTACAATCACAAAATTGATCCTGATTGATATTTGGACAATCATCACTCAAAGGTAGGAATGAGTTTATGGTTTGAGCATTTATAAAACATCCATTCAAGTAAACCATCAAAGGACCATAGTTTGGGTTTGGCCAACCGTTGGGTCCTGTGATTTCATCCCAAAAAGGCCACTCTGTTGCGTTTTGGGGGGTTGGTATATCAAAAACTGGTGTAGTTATTTGTAAAGTACCATTTGGTTGAATGGGTGCGCTTAAATTGATATTCCAAACGGATTGAGGATTCATTGGTGAATCCAACCACCCAAAAGAAAGATGGAATGTCCCGTTTTGAAAAGGTGTAGTTCCATTATTTTTTATTGTAAAACTAAACTTAACACCAGGATCAACATCTATCTTTTGGAGTGTTCCAGGTTGGATAATAACATCACATTGGGAGTATAAATTAACACCTAATATTAAAAATAGTATGGATAGTAATATCCTCACTTGAACATTTCTTTGGTAATTTTATAGGTTTCATCTAATTCAGCTTCAATCATTAAAACCTTTTTTGTACTATCACCCTCCTGAATATAAACTTCTCTAATTATGTAAGGAACTCCGTTAACAGTTGTGTCTACTTTACCCAACTCAATAATTGAATACCATCTATTAGCAGGAGTTTGACCATCCCATTCTAATACGAGTACAGGTTCAATCGTCCAATCCTGTGGTTTTGATTGAATGTCTTCTAAGGTAATACAAGAAGATAGAAAAATCACTGATAACACTATCAATATAATGTTTTTCATGATTTAATAATTTTTTCAGTTTTAACTGATCCATCTTCAAAAGTTATTTTCTTAATATAAATTCTGTTATTTTGTAAGGTTTCAAAGTTTACTTTTATACCCAACAAGTCAAAATATTCAACAGAACTTACATGGATAACCGATGATATTGTTTCAACAGATGAAACTATTTCATCACAGAATCCATCTCCATCATCATCAATACATCCATCTTCGTCCATATGAATTTCAACAAACAACATATTATCATTAGGATGGTCGTCGATACCAACACACGGCCCAAAGTTTGGGTTAAAGTTATTTAACGCAATAATTCTAAAGACATAAGTCCAAGAACCTTGGGGTACTGAAATCTCAGGCATTGTAAGTGTTGTAACCTCATCCGGTTGTAACACACCCCCCCACGCCGAAGAACTGAACGGCCAAATACTTTGAGTGTCCTCCAAGAGACCCCATTGAATTTGAGCAGTTGTGATCGGTTCAGTTCCAACGTTTTTAATGGTTAGAATTGGTTGTGGATTAGTTGTTTGTGAATTGAACTCTACGTTTTGTAGATGTAAATCACAGGGTGCTTGGGACTTTAAAAAATTTGTCGCAGACACCAAAAGAATTGTAAAAATCAAATGTTTCATTTTGTTCCTTTTTTTATATAAATATCTGACAAAGTATGATTATATATTTTTTCCATATTAAGATTAAATCAAAATCAAAAATATTTATAAATAAAAAAGGGAATGATTGAATACTTCAAAGAAATGATGAGAGACCAAGATGGTCAGTTTTCATCAAAAAGATTTGTAACAGTAGGAGCGTTTTTACTCCTGTCTGTTGCTTTTTTAGTTGACGTTTTTATGGAAATTGACATCCCTGAATATGTTTGGGATGATATGATGTATGTAGTTGCCGCCGGTATCGGATTCACCGCATCGGAAAGATTTACAAAAGTAATGGAAAGAAAAAAAGAGGAGGAAACCCCCCCTCTTTGAATTATTGGAAATTAGAATCAGATCAATTCAAATGAACTTTGTGAGTTCTGATTGTGCCATTTCTAAAATGTATATTAACTAAGTAAACACCTGATGATGTGATCTTGTTAATATCTATTTCTCTACCCAAAATATCATAGACAATAATTTTTTGAACAACATCCAACTTAATAAGTTCGATAATGCCAGTAACAGTATTTAATGAACTTAAAGGTACCCCATCACAAGAATATCCAAAGATGGGATATTGACATTCAAAGTTTTCAGTTGCTTCTTCATTGTAATTACATGAGGTTGGATCCACACAACCCAAAATTTCCAATTGGTCACAAATACCGTCAAGATCAATATCCAAGTTGCAACCACCAAAACAATCATAAACTTCACCACTGTAATAACATTCTCCTGAATCCATGTTGGCCACCGGATTAAAATTACAAGCAATAGGATCAGTACATCCTAAGATCTGTAAAATTTCGTCATAATCACAAATCCAATTAAAATTACTATCAACACAAGTTTCAGCATCAACATCATCCAAACAAAAATTAATTACAAGTGGAGTTCCACTATTGGGTCCATAATATTGGATTGTTTGACCGTCACCACTCAATAATTCCATAAAACCTATATCACTTAAGGGATCTTGAATTGTTAAGGTATAACAGCCAGCGGGTAGGCAATTAATTTCAAAATAAGGCAAAGTGTCGGCATTTGGATAATTCCCTCCCTCCCACACAACTTGATCATTTTCATCTGTGAATTGCCAATTTATCCAATTACCAAAATAATCAGTTGATATCACCAACGTGACTTCTTGTGATGGTTCAGAAATAAAATATTTGTCAACTTGGTTATCTTCGGTGTAAAAATCTTCAGTTACTAAACTAAAATTAATAGTTCCACTCATATAGTCATTTGCCACCGAAGGAAAAGTCAAAATAACATAGTCACCAGTTTCAAAACTTTGATTTGATTCCCATGTCATAGTATGATTATACCCTGTCTCTGAAACATTACAAGACACTTGAAATGAATTGATTGAATTACCACCGGTATTTGTAATTCTTACTTGTGGTATAATTGATGGTGTCTCACAATGTAAAAAATATGTTGGTTCGGTAAGAGTTAAATTTGTATAGTCCAAAGGAACACATCCATCACTTTCAATTAACCCCTGTCGAGTGTAATGAAATAAACCATAATTACTTCTCATTCTTGACTTCTGACCTTGAGTAAACATGTTTCTACAATCCTGATTGGTATAATCCATGTAGTTCTCTTTTTGTGTGATAGAACAATCACTGAAACTTGGATAACATGATGAATTACTGATGGTCGGTGGAGTATCACATACTTTATCACCCTGTACCACACAATCTGATTCATTTGATGCGTTATAACAACTTGTGTAACCTTCGAATGTGTGATATAATCCGAAATAATGACCAACCTCATGAACAAAAACCCTACTTTTGTTGTGGGTTTCTTTTACATTACCAATCGAACCAACAACATTATGTAAAAGAACAATTCCATCTAAAATACTTGGTGTTGGGAAATACGCATACCCTTGAACTCCTCCGTTTCCATTATTCCCTTGGATTTCCGAAACAATCCATACATTCATATACTTACTACGATCCCAACTCGTTGCCGTTTTGATCAAATTTTCTTGGGTACCAGGTTGATTAGGGGCCGAACTAATACCATACAAAGGATAATCCACCCATTGGTTACCATTTACTCGATTAATTCCATTTGTGGGAATTCCATTCGGATCCCTCCGAGCCAAACAAAGTTCAATTTCAGTATCAACCCCATCACCATCACCATTTGTTCCTGGTATCTTCCTTAAATCTTCATTTACAATTCTAAGAGCGTCCAATATCTGTTCATCAGAAATGTTTGTTCCAACACCTACATCTTCACCCAAGTGGATGACATGAAACACAACAGGAATGGTGAATATTTGATCTCTATTTCCTTGGTAAGTGGGTCCATGATACGCAACCGTATCAATCATTCCCATCATTTTAATGTGGTCAAATCCACATGGGTCTGATTGTGAAAATCCCACTAAAGAAATGAGAGTGAATAACGTAAAAAAGATTTTTTTCATAACTGTGATTCTCTATAATCACAAATATACAAAAAAAAAGTAAAGGACAAAAAAAATTTTGAAATTATCTCCTAACATTACCATTGACGGTAACAAGAAGATCCACAAACTGATTGTCCAAATATTCAGGAGAGTTGACTCTCTTGGATGGATCATGATCAGGGCCATTGATAAAAGGTTTGTCCGTAACATAATTAACACCTCTTAAAAGGTCTCCTCCGTGATTCTGAAGGAACTTCTTAGTCCAATGACATCTTCTCTTTGCCATTGCGCCAGGTGGGTGAACCTGATCTTCACCTCTAACACTAACAACGTTTGGAGTTTTGGACTCACCACCCTTGAGTTTAATGGTTACAACACCATCCTCATAACGATCTAATTCTCTTCTGATATCATCAATAAGTTCAAGAAGTTCTCTTTGATCTCTATCTTCAAGTTCGTATTGGTTAGGTTTAAAATATTTTTTGAAGTTTTTGGTCCATTTAACATCGTGCTTGTTGGACTCGGTGATGACCCTGTCAACAATTTTTCTCAAATCACTTTCGTTAAGTTTTATAACTTTTGGCATGACAAATCTTTTTGTTATAAATATATTAATTCTTTGATTAAAATTTGGATTCCTAATAAATTTAGATTATATTTGTAGAAAATAAACTTACATGACAACATTCCTGATAATTTTAATTTCTGCGGTTGCGGCACTTTTGGGATTGAAAGTTTTTTATTTTGAAAAGGATGAAGGTTAATATTGAAGAATCAATCAAAAACTACAAGTACAAGAAGTTTGATCATCTCGTCCCTGAAGGATTTGTTTTGATTCCTGAAACTATGCTAGAAGAGTTACAAGATTTTGATGTTTGGAAAGAATGGAAAAATAATTTAGATTTTTTTCAACAACTAATTAGGAAACACATCGATATGATGGATTAAAAAAAGGTGGTCATTTGACCACCTTTTTTTATATTTTTTTAAACTATTAAATCCATTGTTAAAAATACAACACTCTAAACATTTGATATAAAAATCGACATATTCTTTTTCCTAAATTCTCATCCAAGAGTCAATATACACATCCTCAAAATCTTTAGGACCCTCGTAATTAAACCACTTATTTGGACATATGGTTACCCCTTTTTTTTTAGATAACCAACTTCCCCACCACCCAAAACTACTATTAGATATTATTTTATTATCACAATTTGAAATAAGACACAGGTCGGTTATTTCATCCACAAACGGACTATAACTTATATTATCACCAATAAAATTTTTTTTACACCATTCAATATCATCAGATACGAAAATAAAATGAGTATCTGATCCAATTATATTCATAGCTTTTTCGTAAAAACTCTTATCACAAACCATGTGATAATTACTTAATTTAAGATAATCTCCCCGTCTTACTTGAATCACACAAGTATTTCCATCGAAAGAATTCAAATAAGTTTCTACCACTTTTGTTATTGATTCTTGATGTTCAAAAAGATTTTTTATAATATCTTTTATATTGAAAAAATATTTTTCAGACTGAAAATATCCTACAAGACAGATATTATCTTCTTTTGGTAACTCTTGATACGAAAACGTATTTTCTCTATAAAATTTAATATTTGGTATGGAGTGTATACTTTCGATCGTTTTAACTTTTTTATAAAAGTTGTCTTTGTATTTATTAGCCGTTTTTCCTTGTTGTGGAGTATGACAGTGATTCAAATCAAAACCATATTCCATACCGTATTTGATTGCGTGACCCATAGTCGACGCTATTTGAAACATCTGATTACCTAGTCCACCCTGTAATTGACATGTGATCATTTGTAATAGTGTTCCATTATTTTTTTTAATATTTGTTCGGGATATTCTCTACTAATATCTACTTTAATCAACTTACCTCTAAAAAATGGATCTGTTTCAGATTCAATATTTTTGGCTATATTATTTTTATAATGAGAGTTATTAAATTCCTGATGAGAATAGGATTCTATTTTTTCAATAATAGTATCAACACCTCCAAAAAAACTGAAATGCCAACCACCATCGTCTATCACTTTATTAGTATATTTGTTTTGTCTGAGATGATTAAGACTTATATTTTTTAAATTTTTGTATTCACATATTTTAGAACCTGACCAATTATATTCCTTAAATAGATCAAATTGATAACAATACATTTTTTGTTTTAATTCTATAAAATTATCTTTTGATTCTTGTTTTAAATTATCAAAAATATTAGGATTAGGTATTTCATCCAGGTCTGAAATAATAATAATATCCTGATCATTACAATCAATTAATCCTCTCAAAATACACTCTCTTTGGTAAATTTCAACACCCCATTGTATTTGGTTTCTTGACCATCCAGTGGATTCATTCACATATTTGAAAATCTTATTATTAATAATATCTATATCACAAACTGTATCAGATAAAATAATATTATTAAAATCTGATGGGGTGTCAGTTACTTTTACATATATAATTTTATCAAGATATTTCTTATATCTTTTTTTATTCAGCTCAAAATTGAATTTTTTATCTTTTGATGTGAAAGTTTTATTAGATTCTACAATAACAAAATAATCCACATATTCATTTAAGATGTCTAATCTTAAGTCTAAAATATCTAATTCATTAAAAAAATTAAAACAATCGTATATCTTACTCATATTATGTTTTTTTGTGTATAATAATTTAACGCCTCTTTTTTACATTCATCATATGAAAATAAATTACCTTCTCTATCCAAATACATAAAAGGTCTACTATATGAATCGCCAGTTGCCCAATATCCATCACTTACATTATGTCTAGCCCAGTATTTAGGCGCAATAATAAAATCACTATTGGTGTTTAACCAAGCCGCCCACCATCCAAATGTGGAATTAGATATAATTAAGTTTTTAGCTTGATTTACAACATAAAAATCAAATCCAATGTCTACGTGTAGTATGGGTATATCAAATGGCATGTATCTTTTTGCAGTACTTGGGTCGTCACTAATAACTAAAAATTTCATCTTAGGGTTTTTACCTTTCATAAGATTTATAGCATCTGACCAATATTTGGGGTTTAATATTACATTCGGTATTGATCTATATTCTCCTCCTCTGAAATTAATTACACACAAATTTTCATCTATGGAAATATTCATAGATTGTAATTTTTTATCGTAATCAACTTTGAATTCTTCTTTTATTTTAAACCATTTTAGAATATCGTTTTTTCTATCTATCAAATAATCTTCTGATTGGTATAAACCACCTTCAGCACCATTGTACCCAATTAGTCTTGTATTGTCATTTATTTCATAAACTCGTTTATCTAACATCGTTATATTAACATCGTCAACATGACGATAATGAATCCATTTTTCATGAAAATTATTGAAATGTCCTTCAGGAAATTTTCCAAAATCCACATCCATAAAATACATTTGATTCATTCCTGCATGATAGTCGTGTGTTGGTGAAGGGTTGATCCCCCACTCGTAACCAAGTTTTTCAGCAATAACTCTACATACCGAATATTGCCACATATGGTTACCCAAGTTACCTGTTAAATTTGTTGTTATCAATTTTAATTATTATTTGTAAAAATTTATTAAAAAAATTTTATATAGGTATCTTTATTACTTTGATTTTTAACTCACTTCATGTATTGGATATAAATTACTGTTAAAAATATAACATTCTAAACGTTCAATATTCCAAGGGGCGTTTAGGTCCCTTTCCAAAATATGAATTATTTTTTCATAAAACTTTTTTTCACGTTTTTGTACACATTCTTTAGTAATCGCAAAATGTCCACCTGGTACAAATTCATATCTATTTAGTGCGTGTGGGGAATTAAAAAGCTCCGTAAAAATAGTATTCACATTCACATTATTTCCTAAATCATGTGGTGAACCATTAGAGTTACATACCAATACTCGACCACCATAATGATCTTTTGAGATTTCAAGATTCCACATTTTACCACCTAAGTTCGATATTAAAGGCCAATTGGGTACAAAATTAGGAGTATTAATCGAGTTGTAATGAAATCCATAATATCCATCGAATTTAACACAAGCATTCTCCTCCCATGTTTTTTTATTTATCACCTCTATTATATTTTCAAAATGATCAAAAGGGTAATCTTGAGAAAAAAAAGTTAAATCACTTAAATTTTCATAGTTTTTTACTATGTGATAAAAAAAGGTATGAACATCTCTACCTATATTTTTTTCTATCATTATTTCAGAATCTGAAGTTTCAAATTCATTTCCCTTTCTGTAGATTGTTATTTTTGTTTTGTCATCTAACAAATTTAACCAATCCAAAGGTTTATCATATGCCGATATTACAATTTCTAAATTCATTCTGTTTATTTATTAATTAATAATAGTTATTGTTGTGAATGTAATAATTATCTCCCTTAAATATGCAATTACACACATCGTTCGAAACTTGGTAAGCAACCATTCTTTTTTCAAACGAATTACCGCCATATTCAGGTCCTCTATATATTCTCTCAGATTCTGATTCAGGGATATTAAAATTTATTTTTTTCAGGGTGTCAACTGATCCCATAAACAATTGATCGGTAAATCCGAATGTGTAATTAAAATTTTTTGATTCCTCATATTCTCTATCAAGTAATTTGAATGTATTAATGTTTTCCCATTCGCCAACTGTAAAACCGTTTGAAAGCTTTCTATTGTTTTTTGTCCATCCGACCATAGTTATATTACATTTTTTGTTGTTTTTTAATTCCGTAATTGATTTCTCAAGATACTCATCATTCAGGAAGATGTCTTTCATACAGTCGGTCGCAACATTCAAAAGATATTCAGTTTCAACATTATCGATAGTGACAAAATATGGTATTGTGTAAAGAAATCCGTGGGTTTTATCAGTAATATTCAAATGATATTTGTCATTTAAATCATCGATTTTAATTTTTTCGACTTGAAAAAAACAATAGTCATTAAATTTTTCTTTCAATAATATATTATTTTCTTTAGAAAGGTTATTAATCGTGATTGTTTTTTTGGTTATAAAATGAGATTCAAATTTATGAAACCAAAAATTTTCATCCAGAATATCTCGAATATTTCCATCATAAATTATGGTATTAAGTGTAATCATAGTAATTGATATCTTAAATTATGTTTACCATGAAAACCAAACGTCATTATTCCTAAACTTTCAGGGACATCATTTTCTATCGAAAATTTTACAGCAACATCGATGGGAGCAAAAACACAACCATTATTTTCATAAATAAATCTATTATGAACACAATAGAATCCATCTTCATTCCAAAACCCATGATAAGATTTCCAAGGTAAATTTAATTCACTAGCTAATGATAATAATTTTTTACTTCTAAAACTAAAACCACCATTACCTACCCGTATCAGATTATCAAATGGATCACGATAGGATATTTTATCATTTAGTTTTGGTATTGGAAATGGAGCACCAATATAGTCGTAATTAAAAAAATTATTATCCCACATCTGTGGATTAATTACAAAACCGTCCGATTGAATAATTAAAACGTAATCTGTTTTAATATATTTATATAATTCATAAACAATAAAATGACTATACCCTATATAATCTAATTTAGGTATTTTAATGACTGAAATATCACTTATTTCCAATTCCTTATCTGTGAATAATATACTTGAATTGAATATTATTCCTTTTTTAGAATATTTTAAAGCTTTAATTGATTTATCAATATCAACAGAAGTAACACAAACCAATGTTACATTTGGTAATTCAACCATATTTTTTTTTCATTACTTGAAATTCTTTATTTTTGAGCTCGAAACCAATTGTATCTGTCAACCTATTACCCCATGTTCGATTTACTACTGTAATTTCATCTAAAACTTCAGGATTACCGTGTTTTATGTACATTCTTTGATAAAAATCACAATCCATTAACCAATTAAGATTTTCATCAAATAAAAAGACTTCTTCATTTTTTATCGTGAGACCGCTTGGACACCCCAAAGTATTATTACCTGTCCAAACAGTATTATTCCATTTTGGGGTGTATAAATTATAAAATGATTTTCCATCATTACTATGATAAAATTTAGAAAAAAACCAAATTAAATTTTTTTTTTCATCTATAAATTTTTTTTGTTTTTCTAACGATATATTATCATATAAAAAATCGTCTTGAAATAATATTTTTATCCATTTTCCATTACATCTCTTGATTGCCTCATTAATATTTGGTGAGATGACACCTCTACCCCTAACATTAAATTCATGTTTTATATCAATCTTATTTGACCATTTATCACAAATTTCCTTTATAGTATTATCGATACTATGGTCGGATACAATAATTTCAAAGCCCTGAAAAGTCTGTAAATGTAATTTTTCAAGACTGAATTCTAAAAATTCCCCACCTTTACCATCGTAACCATAAGTAGGTATTGCTATTGAAAAAAATGGATTATTCATTTAAATCAGTTAATAATTTACTAATGTCAATTGACGTATTTTTGGGTATATTATTAGGTACAAAAGACTTACCAACATTAATAGTTTTTGAAGCTAATTCGAACATTGTCTTGGTTTCCGTACCAATATTATACAAACCACACAAACCTTTAGTAATAGATTTAATGATTAGATTGGCAATTACATCTACATAATCAAAATTACCTACTTGATCAATCCAAGCGTTTTTATACGGAAATGGAGTCGGTTTGAAAGTACACCTTATTAGTAAATAATTTTTCGACCTGAGTTGTACTATAGCATCAGATACTAATTTTGTGTACCCATACCATGTATTACAATGAACAGGTACACTTTCTTCTGATGCGTTAGATTCAGAACCCGAATAAACATAGTCGGTAGAAATATGTACAAGTTTTATGTTCTTATCATTACAATAATCAATTAACTTATCAACAAATTTTACATTAACATTCCAATGACTTTCTCTATCTTCTGAATATGTGTTGGTATTTGCAATACAATTTATTATTATATCGTAATCTGAATTTATATATGATTTGAAATTATCAATATTAAAACTGTGGGACTTTCTGGAGAGAAAGTCCCATCCAGTGATTTTAATCAATTCAGAACCCAATAATCCGTCACCTAAAATCAAAACTTTCATTGTGGTTCAAAAAACTCTTTTATTTTACCACACACATAATCAACATCATCAATAGTCATCCCATGATGTGCACCGAGCAAAAATCCGTTCTTCATTATAATATCTGAATTTTGAAACTCTTGTAAATATTTTCGATATACGGGGTGTCTAGTGACATTACCTGCGAAAGTAACTCTTGTTTGTATATTGTTATTTTCTAAAAAGGTTAACAATTCAAATCTTTTTTCTGTTTGTAATGGTATTGCTAACCAATTTGGTTTGATAGAGTCATCGGGTAGAACTAAGTCCCCTACACCTTCCAAGTTTTCAAGATATCTTTCGAAATTATTTCTTCTAATTTGTGAGAATTTCTTAAATCTTTCCAATTGCACTAAACCAAACGCGGCATTCATTTCACACGCCTTCATATGATACCCTAATACTGAATATAAAAACTTGTGATCATAAGGGATACCATCAACACTATGATTAAATCTATCATCTATTATTTCAGAATCATCACCCAAACGACCCCAGTCTCGGTATTGTAGACATTTACTTACATGTTTTTCATCGTTGAACATCACCATACCACCAATACCTCCCGCGGTAATTACATGAGAAGCGTAAAAACTAGTGGTTGCAACATCTGTTTCAATAGTTTCTGTTAAGGTGTCTGCCGAATCTTCAATTAAATATATATCATTTCTACCCAATAATTTTAATTCAGTTTTTAATCTTTTCCAATCAGGTTTATTACCAATTAAATTAGGTAACATTATAACCTTAACTTCCGGAGTTATTTTACTCAAAACTTCATCTATGTTTGCCACATAATCAGTCAAACCAACATCAACGAAAACAGGTTCAAAACCTAATTGAATAATTGGCGACAAGGTGGTTGAAAATGTACATGCTGGTGTGATCACTTTAACTCCTTCTATTAAGTCTAAAGATGCTAAAGCCAATAAACACGCTGAAGAGCCTGAATTAACAAAAACACCAAATTTTTTACCAAATCGTTTTGCAATAGCTTTTTCAAATTCAACAGATTTAGGACCCTGTCCTCCAAGCCATCCACTCCGTAATGACTCTTCGACCGCTTTTATTTCTTCTTCTCCGTATGATTCAAATTTATACGGTGCATACCAAACTTTTTTCATTTTCTATCTAATTTTTTATACGGTGATTTATTTCTTATTTTTACCGCAATTTCATTAACCAAAGACAAGTCTACTTTATGATCATTAATAGGATTTTGTTCATTATAAATATAATTTATATCTTCCATAAAAACATAATGTTCTTCTCCCGACATTTCGATCATGGGATACATAAATGATAAATCACCTGTCATTTTCCAATATACACCTTCTTCATCTTTCAAATCCAATATATCAATATTTCTCCAAAGAAATGCCCTCCATGTTCTTATATGTGATGCGGTAAATCTTTGATTTCTGATCGATTCAAAATTTGTTTGTTTTTGTGAGAACCCATCTAAACCTGATGAATATTTGAATCTTCCATTCGCAATCCATACATTATCGTTAGAATAAACATTATTAATTCTTTCTAATGTTTTAGAATCAGGTAACCAATCATCACCATCAACCTCAACACAGATTTCATTATCATCAATCAACGGATTACTTCTTATCACTTGATCATAGTTTCCAGGTTGGTAATATTTTTGTTTATTTTCAATAAGAATAAATCTATCGTCATTACTTATAGTTTTTTTAACAATATTTACACTATTATCGGTAGACATATCATCAGTGATGTAACATTTGAAATCTTTAAATGTCTGATTTTTAATCGAATAAATACACTTCTCTATGTAGTCTTGAGAATTATATAATGTAGTTAATATTACCATTTTATAAACCTAATATTTTTTTCCAATTTTTAAATATTTCATCATTAGATAATGATTTTGCATCATTATCTATGTTAGAATTTCCGTTAAACTTTGTTCCTGTCATTTCACATTCATCCTTCACCAAGGATGCGACTTCACTTAGAGAAGACTGGTAGACACATTCTATCATGGAATACATTTTTGATTTATCATTAATAAAACCATATTCAATAACTGTTTTACCATCGATCAAAGGTTTTACATAACTTTCATAATAGTTTACATCCGTAACACCACCAAAAAGAATTACTTTCTTGTATCCATCACTTAGTGCTCTTTCAATAGATATATGAGTTTGTTTATTATAATCAATAGAACCAATTATACCTGCAACACCAATGCTTTCATCTGATTTAACAACTTCAAAATAGTCTGAAAAGTTAGGTATGATTGAGTATTCACCATTGTATCCACTATGATAATCTCGTTGTTTTTTATTTAAAAAGACAACTTCATCCCAATATCTATCTAATTTAGAAATCTCAAAAATATTTTTTTCGTGACAAGAAAGTACGACTTTCTTTACATTAGGTCTTTG